ACCAAGAAATATTGCCAAAAGTAAAGACTATGGCACTTGTATCACTTTCCCTAATGTTATTGCTATGCGCTGTAAATTAATCGCAGAACCCGCTCAACATATTTTAACTTCCTCCGGTTCAGACAATAATAATCAAAAAACTCTTGATAGCTTTTGGAATGGTTCTGTAAAAGCTATGAATAGTATTAATTCAAAATATTGGAGAAGTGTAAAATATCCAAATAAAAACCTTAGCGCTTTAATTAAAGAAGGAAAGGTTATTCCTGGTGATATAATTGGTTTTATGGGACATACTACTATGTATGTTGGTAAAGATAGCAAAGGTAATTTACTATTTAACAACGCAGGACATGCCGCCGGTATTTATGGCGATAAGCCTGGCTCCAATAGACCTGTTATTAATCAGAAAGTTAATGGATATGGTAAAAGACTTGTATATGGTGTATTTAGTGTAAATACTTTTGGTGTTATTACCTCTTGTAAAGATGGTAAAATCACTCCTACCAATTTATATATGGCGGGACAAGATGTTAAGATTACCATTACACCAAATGCAAATAAAGTTGTTACAAGCATTAAAGTAGATGGAAAAGTTGTAAGTAATACAAATACTTATACAATTTCTAAAATTGATGCAAACCATAAAATTGAAGTAGTTTGTGGCACCCCAAAGAAAAAAACTATTGAAGAATTAGCTTTAGAAGTTTTAGATGGCAAATGGGGTAGCGGTAAAACACGTAAAGAAAGATTAATTGCAGCAGGTTATAACTATGAAGCAGTTCAAAAACGCGTTACTGAAATAGTTGCAGAAAGAGAAAAGAAAAAAGAAAAGGGTCAGTATAAAGGCCAATTACCCACATTAAGATTAACCAAAACCAACGCAGAAGTAATTGAAGATACAATTAAATGGGCAAAGTGGATTGCAGGCGACAATCGTTTTCATTATGGCTACGGCAATCATGCGCATCATAATGGATGCTATTTCTGTGGTACTCAAAGAATGAAAAAAAATCGTACACCCGCAATACTCGATCCAGATTTTACATATTGTTGTAATCCATTCGTTGGCGCCGCTTGGGCGCATGGCGGATGCGTACCAACAGCAATTACTCTTTGTAGAAATACAAATAGTTGGGATTTTAGCTTAAATGGCTGGAACACATATGAAAAATCTAAATTATTTACAAAACTTGGTAAACCTCCAGTTTCACAATTAAAACCAGGCGATGTTTTATGCTCCAGTGGTCATGTTGCATTATATATTGGTAATGGAAAAGTTATTCATGCATCTGGTGGAGATGATAATGTTAGAAATAGTGCCAAGTGGAATAAATCGATTAGCACTGGAACATGGAATGGCTGGGAGCGCGCCTATCGTTTTAATAGCTCTGTAAATTCAGAAATAATAATGCGTCATGGAGAGGTTAGTAAGCGTGTAGCCCTATGGCAAGCTTTCCTTGACTGGTATTATGATGGTAAAGTTGGTTCGGCAGATGGATATTTTGGAGATAATACATTAAAGTGGACAAAGAAGTTCCAAGAAGAAGTTATTGGTAAAGGACAGGGCGATGGGCTTTGTGGAAACAAAACATTTGAAGCTGCGAAAAAAGTTAAGAAATAAAAGAAAACCACTACATAATGTAGTGGTTTTTTCGTACAATTTTTCGCTCGGCCGCCCTCAACGTTTATTTGTATTTTTCCCTAATATTACAAATGTGGCTGCCACCATAGCTATAATTAATAAAATCCATATCGGACTTAATACCCAGAGCCAAGACCAATCAATAAAGCCTGTTAATTTTAACACTATAAATGCGAGCGTAAGAAGATCGATAAAGCTAACTTGTCCCGTATATTTTACTTCTGTTTTCATTATTACTCCTTTATTATATATTCATCGCCTATATCAAGCCCTATATAATCCATTGAATCAACTTCAACAATAACTTCTACATAATACTTGCCATTATATTCATTTTTTCCTATTACTTGGTATGATGTTGGCTCTCGATGATAATAATTTAACACCAGCGCCGCAGCGAATAAATGATATACAATACATATACCAAGCATTATTTTTACCATTAAACCAATCTTTTTCTCATCCATAAGCATACCCTATCCAATCACAGTGTTGACAATAATACTCATATTGCGGCGGATAAGAAGTAAGAACTATAGTTGTATTTCTTACTACTTTATGACCACATTTAGGACAATCCACATCAGTATATTCATACCCACGATATATTGACTCTGGTATTTGCAATTCTTTACTTATTTTATAATCGTCCCAGTTCATTTATAAATGGCCTCCCATTTTCCATTCTTCTTTTGTAAGTTCTTTAGGTGGTTTTAATGTATACCAACATGAAACTATTGTTATCAACCACAGCGGAAAAGTTGTGATTATATATATAATCGCTATTATTAGTATTCCCCATTCCATACTTTCCATTTATTTTTCTCCTTTTTCATAAACATAAAATAGATAATAAGGCTGTGAAAACATATTCAAAACAGCATTTTTATTGCTAATTTTATTTATGTGGATAAGCTCGCTGTTAGTTCTGTCAAGTGCAAAAATTTGCTTGTTTTCTTTATATGCTCTTTCTGCATCAAAGATTTCTACAGGTTTCATTTTCATAGTTCTTCTCCTTCATTTAAATTATGATAAAAATATATTGTTTTACTATTATATTTACCCCAATCATTTATGTCACATTCGTGAACTTCTAAACAACCATTCTTCTCCATCCATTTTCCATTTCTAAATACTCTGAAATGAAAGTCCCAATCTATGTCATTAATATCATCCATATCAAAGCCACAATATCCCCTTAAAGCTACAAGCTCTCTATCCTCTAAAGCCACAGGTTCTCCAAAGGCATATTCGGCTTCTTCTATGTTAAATTCTTCTTGAACACTATCAAAAACAAATTCTACATATCTATCAGCTACATCAACTGGAAGTAATCCCTCTTCAGCCATTTCATATAGCCAATCATAAATATAATCATAGTCCGTTTGTTCGATTTCTGGTTCATACCATTCACATAGATTTAATGCGAAACTTCCACAATTGGTTTTCGCGCGGTGGTCGATGTATAATTGTGGGTCTGAATTGTGAGTATATATCATTCAATACTCTCCTTTCTATTTATTCTTATTTATATTATAGAAAAATTTTGAGAAAAAATCAATTTTGTCCTTGTTAAAGCGCGAGGAAATTTGACGTTGAAGTTCATGACATGGTATAATTAAAGTAAGGAAATATTTTAATATAGGAGAGGATTTCGATGAAGATTATTATTATCAATGGTATGCCCCAGTCTGGCAAAGATAGCTTTGTAGAGTTTGCTAAAGACGGAGATTATCCCGTATATAATTTTTCCACAGTAGACTTTGTAAAAGCTAAAGCTTTGGAATTAGGCTGGAACGGTACTAAAGACGAACGCGGTAGACGTTTTCTATCTGACCTTAAAGATGCTCTATCTTTATATGATGACATTCCATTTAAAAAAGTATTAGAAGAAATTCAAAAAATTAAAGAGTCCAACGCGGTGGTCTTTGTACACTCACGCGAACCCAAAGATATCAGCCATTGGGTAGAACTCACCGGTGCTAAAACTCTACTCATACGACGCTCGGCCGCCGAAGACGTAGAACACGACAATCATGCAGATACAGAAGTCTTTGATTATGATTATGATTATGTTTATTCTAACAGCGGGGATTTAGAACAGTTTCATAATGAAGCAATTAAGTTTGTCAATTGGATAGGTCAAAAAGACTGGGAAAGTAACATCAGTTTCATATAGTCGCTTGAGACAAAGTTTACTTATTAATGTAGGATATAACACCAATGATATCACCAATTAAGAGGTATTTTAATAATGAGTAGTTCTATAAGAAAAAATAAAATAACCTTAACTCGCGGTGATACTTTGAGAGTTAAGGTTAATATAATTAAAAATGGAGAACTCTATATTCCTGTAGATGGAGATAGGGTTCGTTTTGCGTTAAAGCATCCAGAATTACTTCCAGACGGTTCAGACTATAAAGACCCAGAGCCTATTATTGAAAAAGATATACCTATAACTAATATGGTATTAGAATTACAACCTACCGATACCAAACCTTTAGCTTTTGGCACATATGAATATGACGTCGAAATTACTTTTAAAGATGGCACAGTAGACACATTTATTACTGCTGCTCCATTTGTATTAAGTAAGGAGGTGCATTAATGGAAGGTTGCAAATGTTCAAGACGAGGTACTTATGGAGAATTAGAAGATTTATTAGAACTTTCTGGTGAAACTGATGATTTATTACAGATTTATGGAGAATCTACAATACCAAAAGTTATTCAGCCGACAGATATAAGCTATAATGATATAACTGATAAACCGTCTATTAATAATACGGTAGTTCAGGGGGATAAATTCGGTATTGATTATAACTTACAAGATAAAATGGATGTTTTAACACCACAAGAAATTGAAAAAATCCTATATGGATTTGATATTTAAGGAGGAGGAATTAATGGCTGATAAATTTATAAATGATGTTGGTCTACAAGTCATTAAACAATGGATAGAAGGGAAGTTCGCTTTAGACGCTGATTTAGATGCTTTAACAGCAAGGGTTGAAGAGATTATTGCAGAAGGCGGCGAGCCTAACGTAATTGAAACTGTTAAGGTAAATAACGTAGCACTTCCAGTTGCAGCTAAGGCAGTTAACGTTACTGTACCAGTAAATGCTAGTGACTTAAACAATGACGGAGATGGAGACAGTCCTTTCGCTACACAAGACTATGTAGATGAAAATGGCGGAAAGATTGACAAGATTAAAGTCAATGATGTAGAGCAGATAATTACTAATAAAACAGTAAATATAACAATGCCTACAAAGGTATCCGAGCTCACGAACGATGGAGACGGAACTACTGGAAGCAAATTCGCCACAGAGGATTATGTTGATGAAAACGGTGGAAAGATTGACGTAATCAAAGTCAATGGTACAGCGCAAACTATTACAAATAAGACTGTTGATTTAGCGGTACCTACTAAGGTAAGTGACTTAGAGAACGATGAGAAGTTCCAGACAGAAGACGAAGTAGAACAAGCTATAGCTGATGCTATCGTTGGCGCATTAAAGCCAAAGGGTTCTTGTCTGTTTGCAGAACTCCCTGCTCCATCTGCAGCAGTACTCCATAATATGTACGATGTTGCCGATGCATTTACAACTACCGATGACTTTAGAGAAGGCGCAGGACACAGACATTCAGCAGGCACAAACGTAGCTGTAATTAATGTAGGTACTGATGCAGCGCCTGTTTATAAGTACGACGCAATGCCTGGACCAGTCGATCTTAGTGCATATTGGACAAGCACTGCTGGTGAAAATAATACGTTACTTGCTATGACAACTGCGGAGATTAATGCGATTCTTAATCCTACACCATAGGAGGTAGAATATGAGTGATAATTTTTTAAATGCGCGCGGGTTAGGTGAATTACGCACATGGATTTTAGGGAAATTAGATGATAAACAGGATACTTTAAATTCTGGTATAAATATAAAAACCATAAACAATACATCACTCCTTGGAAGTGGTAATATTGATATAACCTCAGATATAACTGATGTTACTGTAGATGGTGTGTCGGTTGTATCAAGCGGTATAGCTGCAATTGATTTAACGGGTAAACAAGATTTGCTTTCAACAGCTACAGATTCAGTAGCAGGTATTGTAAAGACAAATTCTGCACAAAACATAACTCTGAATTCCAACGGGCAACTTGAAGTTGGTGGACGTATAGGACAGTTTGCAGGAACTACAGGATTGTTTGCGCCTAATAACAGAGATCCAAGAGCAGTAGGAGACTACTCTTTCCTGATTACTGACGCTATGGGTATGGCATTAGATACTAGTAGAGCGTTTGCGCTTGTTTCTGGACTTGGAGTTACCTGTAAAAGCGCAGCCGCAGGTAGTACGGAATACAGGGTAACAAACAATTACACCAACAGAATAATCTGTAAAGCGGCAGAGGGTGGCTATATATCGTTAAGCGAGGCAAAATCAAACGTTGAAAGAATTGTGCCAGTAGTAAGCGTAACCATTAATGGTTCTTCATTTACTCCTGATAGCTCAGTAAATAGTTCAAACGATATAGTTATAAAGACCTCAGAAACACTTAACCCAGATGCCGCGACAACAAGTATAAGAATTTTCCCAGTAATGAAATCGTACTCAACGGCACATATCGGAAACGGTATAGCGTCATGGGGTGGAGGTAGAAACTTCTTGCTTGGCGGTGGCGTAACAAAAGACGGTAGCGGCAATGACAACTGCGTTGTGTCAAACGGTGCCTATGTTAACGGAAATGGTAACGGCGTGTTTGGTAGATACCACATTATCCGTAAAAACAGAGGCTTTTTCGCAGGACAGGGGCACGATAGTACCAACGCCACAGGCGAGGGTGTAAGCGCAATAGGGCAGTATTCATACATAGACGCTAATACTATGTTCGCAGTCGGCAATGGCTCAAGCCACACAGCAAGACTAAACGCCTTTGAAGTATTAAAAGATAGCTCTATTGTTCTAAGAAGTCCAAATGGGTCAAGGTGGAAGATAGCAGTAGATAATAGTGGTAATGTTAATACTACTAAACTTTAAAAAAATAAAGAGCCATACGGCTCTTTTTTTATGGACGTATTTGGCGCGATGGCAGAAATTTTCGGACGGCCGCAGTATACGAACAAACAAAATTTTCTATATATAAATTCAGAAATTCTACTATGTAGAATTTCTTCATTATTGATAATAATAAATTAATTTTATTTTAAATTCAAATTTTGTTTTTCTCTAAAAATCTTGATATAATAAATATATAGGAATAAAAAGGAGATAAATTTTATGGAAGAAAAATATAAACAGTATGATGAGTTATTAGCAACCCTATATCAAAACATACAAGTAGAACATGGACGTGACGAAGGCATTTATATATATGGATATGAAAATACTCCAGAGTGTAATACATATATGAAATTAGCAGACGCTCATGCGGATTTAAACCATACGCGAATTGTGATGTTAATGCCATTATTACCGTACTTACGTTTTAAATTTAAGCGCTGGAAAGTTCGCAGACGCTACAAATGGAAAGCACCGCAAAAATTTTATAAGACGGTAACCCCAATTACAGAAATAACACGATTTGTAGCAGAGCACTATAATCAGCCATATTCGATTTATGAAGATATATATAAGGAGTATTACGCATAATGAATTGTATCATAGAAGGAACTGATTTTTATAACTTAGAGGCGCAAAAATATTATTCAACTCCTAACAGTTGGACCGCAGAAAAGAAAAAAGAAAATGCGATGAATAAAATTTTTAGCAATCAATGGTGGGGCGCATTAAAAAGAGATGGCGTGTTTGGTATGTGCGGTCGCAATATGGATGGAGAAATTTTCTGGCGTCCGCGCGCGAAGAATACGAAAGGCGAGTTCGTTAATAAGGTTGAATGGCTTCCACAGATTCACGATTTCTTAAACGACATAGACCCCGGTACCGTTTTTCTTGGAGAGGTCTATATCCCTGCTCATGAGTCTGCTAAGGAAACTACATCAGTATTAAACTGTTTACTTCCTAAGTCTTTAAAGAAACAGGAAGATGAAGAATATAAATTACATTTTTATATATTCGATGTACTTGCAGAAAATGGTAGGTCATATCTCAATATGAAAGCAGAAGATAGGTTCGACTTACTCAATGCTTTCAGTCGTGCTTACCCGCACCAGTATGTAGAATGGGCTTGGTATAAAAACGGACAAGAGCTTTGGGACTTACTTCAAGAAACTCTTGCCGATGGAAAAGAAGGAGTTGTAATTACTAGCGGTGATGCTGTTTATACTCCTGGTTCTCGTAAATCAACCTGTACTTTAAAAATTAAAAAAGAACTTCAAGAAACGGTTGACTGTATTATAATAGGAGCCAATTCTCCAAGCAAACAATATTCTGGAAAAGAAATGGAGTTCTGGCCTTACTGGTTTAATGAACTAACCAATGAACGAGTAATGGCTGGAGATTATCTCACAGAACATCATGAGTCTATCTATGGTTTCTACGTAGACGGCGGCCCAGTGATACCAGTTACGAAAAATTGGTATTTCGGATGGGCAGGCTCACTAAAGCTTGGACTCTACGATGGAGATAAACTAATCCATGTTGGAGATTTAAGTGGTGTAGTTGATGAGATGAAAGAAAATTGGAAAGACTATATAAACACCGTAGTTGAAATTAGCTGTATGGAAATAACTGAAAACCAACAAGGTGGATGGGGTTTCCGTCATCCTCGTATGCTACGCATTAGAAAAGATAAAACCCCTCAAGAATGTACTGTGGAGCAAATACGATGAAAATATTCCTTATTCTAATTTGTTTCTTTATCGGCTTACTACTTTATGCCTGCATCCATGCCAGCGCGCGAGCCGACGAACAAGCGCAGCGATTATATCAAAGGTATAAAGAAGAAAATTTGAAAAAGTTGTAAATTTCCTATATAATATATATAGAAGTTGAGAAAAGAAGAAATGTCAAGATAGAGTTCGAGGTCTAAAAACCTAATGGTACTAAAGAACTAAGCGGTTCAAATCCCACTAATTCGAGAGAGATATCGCTCTCCTCAACTTCTAAAAATTTGACAAATTCTCAAAATTCTACTATAATAAATATATAATCAAGAGATTTTGATAACTTTATCGAAATGGGCGGTGGTCTCTTGTTCTTTCCTTTCTACCACCGCCCAACGTTGCTAACGTAATCGCGCCAGTTGTATTGCACCAACTGAGAGTCGCAAGCCTCTATAAAGCGAGAGCGAGTTAGTAAAATTGATGACGGTAGGAGCATTGCCACAGGCAATATGGAGCGCACGATACTGGCGGGTGCAATCGCGCAAGACAGGTGTGTGGAGGAAATAGAAACGCGTTAAGAATACCTCCTTAATTCCGGCAGTTCCTTTTGAAAAGGCTGAACGCTCAATTTTACTGACAGGTCGTAAGAACACGTGACTTATTATTGAGAGATTTGTGGACTTGTGCAGAAACCAATGTCGGCAATGGCAAACAGAAACTAGCGCCACACTTCTCGTTTACCAGGAAGCAAATGAGCTGGATAAGAATGTGCGGTTGGCTGACCTAAAGCATTTAATTTTGATGGCACCGATGTAGACTGCCTTCTCGCGGCGGTGCTGATTTCGACGGAATGTCTACAACAATTAAATAACAATGAACTCAGTGCAGAAATGCTAAACCAGTATGCTGAGGTGCAATGAATAGGTCAGGTCGAACGAAACAAGGATACTTGTGGATAGATGGCTGTGGCGGCAGAGGCGACTCTTTCGCTTGAGAGGGTGGAACCCCAAACCTAAGTTGTAGCGCCTTTGCTGTCGGGAATAAAAGCAGTGTGCGGGTCGGGGAAGTAATAGAAGCGGTTGTTAATAGCTTCCGCTGAATCGGAGTTAGGGTTTAACAGGTGGTGCTGAAGCCACTCCTCCGAAGTACCAATAATTCCTTTTGTCGTGAAGCAGATAACCCTGTGTATAAGACTTGTAAGTTGCGTTTGAGTAGCCCAAGACAAAACATTTGAGGACAAATAAGATGACAGCAAGCCATCTGTATTACCGTAAGGTGGGTGAAAGATTTGAGTAGTCAATCTCAAATAGGACTGTGGCGAAAGCTGGGGCATATGAGGTCAAGGTCGCTCCTTGGTCTGCGGATATGTCTCCCTATTGGCTGAAAATATTTCAAGACAGTTAGAGGTAGAGTGAAAGCTCCTGTTATTTAGTTCCGTGTGGGGACAATCCCACACATATATGGTATCATAAGGTTGCCTTCCCGTTGGCGATACCGTTTAAACTAAAACCTTGGATTTTGTTAATATTAAGAGGAGATAGCGATGATTATATATAGTGAAATTCTTGATAAAACATTTGATAGCGTAAATGAGTGTTTAGACGCTGAAATCGCCTATAAGAAAGCCGAAGCCGAAAAGAAGGAGGCTGAAGAAGCACGTCAGGCAGAAATTGATAAGGCTTATGAAGAAGCTATTGCTGCTTGTGATAAGTATCTTGAGCTTGTAGGCATTAAGAACGATGATGAAGATGAATATAGTTTTAAGATATATAGCGACGATGCAGATGATAAGCTGTTTGAAACTATTTTAAACGTATTATTTAAATAAAGAAAGGAAGGAATTATATGCTAAGTAAAGAGGCGAGACTCGCAAGAACAGAAGTAAGACTTCACAATCTGGAGAACAATGGAAAGAATTTTGACTCTCCTGGTGTTGTTAAAAAGCTGAGACGCAAGATTAAGCTGATGAAGAACAGATAATTAGTGGAGGGAGTATGTATTCCCTCCTTTTCTTTTAAGGAGGATATTTATGACACTTATGGGAATTTATGAGACGGTTGAAAATACGTCGACAGTGCCCGAGAGAAAAAATTACGGAACTGAACCAAGACTACAACAAGGATGGCAGTGTCCAAAGTGTGGACGTGTGCTCGCACCTTGGGCTAGCGTGTGTACGTGTTCGATATATGAGCGCACTCCGTGGAAATCGCCAATTATATGGTGTAAAACACCTTCTTCTTTCTGTTAGAAAATTTTATTTTTTATTTATTTTTTGATATAATTATAATATAAAGAATAAGAAAGGAGAATAAAAATGGCTGATAAAGTTCAAAAAATTGGAGAAATGAGATTTTGTCTCGACGATTGGAGAGAGACTAAATATAATGAAAGTACTGATACAACTTTTGCACTCTACGGAGCAGAGGACGATGAAGTAATGTCATTAGAAACTTACTATCTGTATTGTCGTCAGTTTGCCGCGGCGATGGGATTTTCAGAAAAATCTATCGAAGAACGGTTTGGTAAATATTAATGGAAAATAAAGTATTGCTTAAAGTAGACGAATGGAAAGGTTCTTCCAAACACTGGTTTGTCGGCGACATCCATACTTGGACGGGCTGGCGTGCTATGGCGGAAGTTCTTGACGTAGGACAAGATATAGATGAGTTCAAAGAACTTCTTGCCAATAAATACAATGCAGTTGTTGAGTCTTATCGTGCTGATAAAGATTTCTTAATGTTCTATTGGCCTGAGTCAGATTATAAAAACGCTCATCAACTTAAGCTTGATGTTAATAGAATCGCCCGTAAGAAAAACTACTTAATATAAGAGGGAATTAAAAACTTCAATAAGTAGGAGATATAGAAATGAAAAATTGTGAAAATTGCGAACACTATCAAAGTTGTTATCAATGGTGTAAAAAACAATCAATTGAAATAAAACAAGATACAACTACTCACAAGTGTTCCTCTTGGAAACAAAAAATAAGTCAATAACTGACAAGGAAAAGTCTTTAAAACCCGTGGGCCGGATGCACCGCCGCGCCATGAGAGCACGGTCACCAACGTTAATGGTGTATAGAGGTCCCACCACCGAATTACGTTAAGACTAGGGAACTTGGGGTAGACCCCAACAAGAGAGGTTGTGCCTCTCACTATGGCTTGGTAGTTCAGTTGGTTAGAATATCGGCCTGTCACGCCGAAGGTCACGGGTTCGAGTCCCGTTCAAGTCGCCAGTTCTCTACGGGCCTCTCAACGATGCATAAAGATGTAGAGCCATTTGAAAGGCTTCGGCTAAAGACCTCGCATGAGCATACTATCGGTGTCATCCGTGATATGGATAGGCAATAGGGCGGGGCAACTTTTGTATTTGGAGAGGAGAAATGGACGAGAGGATAAAAAAGATTATAATTGACACTCCATATGATGATAGAGGTTGTTATAATTGTTACTACCATATGATTCTTAAAGACAATAAAGATGACTGGTGTGAATTACATAAATACATTCTATCTATGTGGAAGTGGTGTGAAGGTTGGGAACATGAAAAATGATATAGTATATGTGTTAAAAGAAGGTGTAGACTCAGACGAATTACGCTATTCTTTGCGTTCAGTTTGTAAGAATTTTAACTTCAATGAAGTATGGTTTTATGGCGGTTGTCCAAAAGATATACAACCAGACCATTGGATACAATTTAGTCAGGTTGGATTAAATAAGTGGCATCGTACAAGAAGTATGTATCAAGCCATTTTTGAGAATGATGATATTACTCCAGATTTCTTTTTGTTTAATGATGATTTTTTTATTATGCGCCATTATAGACAGGACTTAGCAATTTCTAATGGAACTTTAGATATGCAAGCCTATCGAATACAATGTGCTAATAGCGGTTTTTCAAGATACACAGAAAGACTTAAACATACTGCGACAGCTTTGCGTAAACGAGGATTTGATACAATTTCTTATGAGTGTCATGTGCCTATGCTGATTAATCGTGAGAAGGCGTTAAAACTTCTAACTGACTTTAAGAAAGACACGGCTTTTCGGTCTACTTATGGTAATTATTATAACATAGGTGGAAGACTTATTGATGACTATAAGATAGTAAAATTAGACCAAGAACCAGACAGAGAAAAAGAAATTATATCTACTACTGAAGAATCTTTTGCAAAAGGAAAAGTAGGAGATTATATTAAGAAAAAATTTCCAAACAAAAGTAAATATGAGCTATAGCTTTGCGGGGCAGTCCACCCACCGCTGCATAGCGGAGGGCGCAGACTGATTCCCGCTTATGGAAGTAGTTGCAACAAATACACAAACGACTCAGGGTAGGGAAGGACGGTTTAATCGTCTGCAAAGTGGTTCGACTCCACCTACTTCCAATTGTCATTTTAACCTGTTAGACAATAAAAAACAAGTGTAGGAGAATATCCTTAGTATTGCTTGGCGCCGCTTTGTTAGGGGTCTGTACGGGTAAACGTAAGGCAACGCTTAAATTATTTTTTTATGGAGGGTTTATGGGAAAAAGATATATACCAAAACACTCTACACTTTGGTATCAAAAGTTGCATCGTAGTTATATAGATTGGGAAAATGAACTATATGATAGCGTTACTGGCGTATTAAAAGTGTATTGGAATAAATTGATAGTATGGCTTCATAGTTTTACGAATTTTCTTATTAGGTGTATAGATAAACACGATAAAATTTGGGATAAAATTGAAGAAAAAATTGAAGATTTCTATGAAGACTATATACTTAATAAGTTTTAGGAGATTGTATGTGGATTGAAACTGTAGATGGTTATGTAAAACAAGATGCAATTATTGACGTACATATAAATCACTGCTATCCAGGTGCGGTATATGTATTGTTAACCTCTGGTGATTCAGTTAAGGTAGCAGATTTTGGAAACGACTCATTAAGTGCAGAAACTTATCTATCTGAATTAATGCGTATTTTAATTGGAAATAGATTTGAAAATGAGTTTGTAAGATTACTTCCATAGGATAATAGTAATTTGAATTTTCTTTATTTTTTTTATATAATATATATAGAAAGATTAAGAAAGGAGATTTCTATGTTTACAGAAAAAGAACTTTATGAACATCTATTCGATGGCGCAGAAGGAAGTCTTCAATTGTCTTACGAAGATGCGTGTACGCTTCAGAAGATACTTATCTCTAACGGATATGCAGTTATGATGAGTACTGGTGATATCGGCGATGACTATAAAATAGAATGGATATATGCTGGAACTTCAGGTAATCTGAACTATGCCGATTCTTCTAATGTGGTTTTCTCCCATAGAGACTATCTTGATATGCTCTATTGGAAAGATTACGAGGTTGAAGAGGAGGAACTCGACCAATGAAAGCGATAATAACCGTTGGATATGGTGCTGGTTTTTCGGAGTGGAATGACCCGAATCTTGCAGTAGACCAGAGAATTGTAGAAACTTTCGAGAAAAACCCAGAGATGAGTCTTGATGAGTTCAAGGCGCTGTGTAAGTCTTGCGGTTATGATGATATATGTGTCATTAAGGAAGATTTGGAGACAATGGAAGTTGTTGAGATTCCAGATGATGTATACTTTCGCATTACTTCACACGGTGGTTGGGAGAGTGTAGAAGTGTTCGACCCAGAGAAATGGTTTCACTCATAGGGTGTTAATCATATATATAAATCCTTTCAATAGAACGTAAGTAGTCTTATGTGGCGCGGCCGCAAAGCATATGTATGAAAGAAACGTATATGAGGAAAGGTTGACTATTTGCTGGTGATGAGGCAGTTTCTGAATAGGAGAAATTGGTTAACCATCGTAGTAGTAGGGAATCTAAATGACTAACTGGTTGTACTAATTGTAAAACCAGGAAAGCAAACACTTATGATGTTGTCCTACTAAGTTCGCAACTTTGATAGCGCGGCCGCCGAGTACGTATAGGTGGTCGTTATATTGGCTCTAACTTTCAAATGACTAGTAAACTCTTGGGTTAGAGCTAATCAATATGCCTCTGTAATCCAATCGGTAGAGATAGTGGATTTAAAATCCATACAGTGCAGGTTCGAATCCAGCCAGAGGTACCAACTAATTTTTCAAAAGATCAGTATAATTATTATTTTGGAGAAGAATAAATGGGTTTAAATAAAGGATATTTAACTGCTAAAACGGATAAGGCTTCTGATGAGGTTTTTACTCCAGCGTATGCAGTAAAACCGTTATTAAAATATTTGATTAATTTCAATGGAACTATATGGTGTCCCTTTGATAAAGAAGATAGTGAATACGTTAAAATTTTTCGAGAAAATGGATATAATGTTATCTGCACTCATATAGATAATGAAGAAAATTTCTTTTACTACGAACCAGAAAACTATGATTTAATTATATCAAATCCTCCATTTTCTATTAAAGATGATATACTTAAACGCTTGTATGAGTTGGATAAACCATATGCAATTTTACTTCCAGTTCCTTCTTTACAAGGACAAAAGCGTTTTCCTTATATGAAAAATTGTCAAGCTTTAATTTTTGACAAGCGAATAAATTATTATATGACGCCAGATAAAACACAAGTACAAAAGGGAGTAAGTTTTGGTAGTTTTTATTTATGTAAAGACTTTCTTCCTAAAGATTTGATTTTTGAAGAATTAAAAACCAAATAGACCGTCGATTCTGTATGTCGACGGCGGGCCGCCGTAAACGTATGGCACATAAGTAAAACTAATTTGAAAAATTAATAAAAATCCTATATAATATATATAGAAAGTGAGAAAAGAAATCTCACTTTTGGGTATCAATAACTGGGCCGACAACGGAATATGTGAGATACCCCTTAGGTCGTCGTAGTTCAAAATGGCAGAACGCTGAGTTGCGGGTTCGAATCCCGTCGATGACAAAGGTCAAATAGGTTAGGACACGGAACAACTTCTATTTGGCTCCGTAAAGTCGCTAAATAGCTGGCGCTGAGCGACGATAAACAATAGCGTGAGCGGGCGGAGGACAAGTTAATCCGCCGCAATAGAAATGCTTGTCCCGAGTAGGGTTAGAACTCCGCAGATTCTTCCTTCTGACGACAACAAAAATGAAGAATGGATAGACCATTTCAAAACGAGCAATCACATCGGCTTAGGAATAGACTGTGTGGGCGATGTTAGTTGAATATTTCTACGCCCATATAAAGAAGTGAAACCTGCACCCACCACAGGGGCCGTATCGACGATGAAAGCGAGAAATGTGGTAGACACTAATAGCGAGTTGGAGCGTATAAGTCTATAAAAATTCTCAAGAACTCATCCGCGATGAAGGCGCGGAGGATATAAATGCAACCAATTCCGCAGATGTCCTCTGCGGCGTGAATCCACCGAGATGAAATTAAAACGGACACATAAACAGAACATACTGTATAAAAGAAACGTACTTTGCGAATTTATTGGCGTTAAATGAATTCGTCGTTCTGCGGCGGCACCGTAGAGGTTTATTACACCGCTTACATAACGGGAAACGCACCATAGAGTAGTAAATATTATGTAATCGCGGTTGGCAGACCATCGCATATCCTAGGTTATAAACACGGTCTCTGCTCGTTTGGAAGTAGTATCGAGAAAACTTTCCGTATTTTGTAGGTTTTCACGAAGTAAAATCTACAAACGCGTTGTCGGGGATTGGAGCAGTGGTAGCTTGTCAGCCTCATAAGCTGAAGGTCAGTAGTTCGAATCTACTATCCCCAACCATTTGGGACATTAGCTCAGTTGGCAGAGCAAACGGCCGTTAACCGTTAGGTCCTTCGTTCAAGTCGAAGATGTCCCGCCATTTTGGGAAAATAGTTTATAAGGTTAGAACGCAATATAGTTCCCTTCCGCGCGGAATGGAAGGGACTGAAGTGTGGGTTCGAGTCCCACTTTTCCCCTTAAAGTTGAAACTTCTCGGATAAGCACGCTACGGTGGGTTGCAGTCTGCGCGGGCCAGGCAGAGAGAAGAACTTACCCGCATTTTAATGAACCCGAGTGGAGGAATTGGTAGACTCAACAGCCTTTGAAGTTGTAGTTTTGTGCGTTCAAGTCGCACCTCGGGTGCCAATTTTCGAACTAAAAATCCGAACCTTGACTTAATTTTGTATAAGTGCGTTATTGTTTTTCCACTTATAATTAGAAGAAATAAGGAGGAAATAATATGGCAATAATTGATAATTTTACAAAAGAAGAGCTTGAAATTATAGCTAAAGAAAGTAAAAGTTATAAAGAAGTTCTTGTTAAGTTGGGGTATTGTGTAGGGGGTAATAATCATAAAACAGTTAAAAATCGTTTAGAAAAATATGGTATTACTACGGAACATTTTTCAATAGATACTGAAAACATTGTTGTTCGGACAGAAGAAAATGTATTCTGCAAAAATTCTACTGCCTCTCAAGCAGTATTGCGTCGATGGTTTACAAAAGGTGAATATGTACCATATAAATGTGATTGCTGTGGCATTTCAGAGTGGCAAGGCAAAGATTTATCCCTACAATTAGACCATATCAATGGGGATAATCGCGATAATAGATTAGAAAATCTACGCTGGTTATGCCCTAATTGTCATTCACAAACAGATACTTTTTGCGGAAAACACTTAAAGAAAAAACACGCCACTTCTAAAGGCATTAAAATACCAAAACCAAAAATAAACCATTGTGTTGATTGCGGTGTTGAAATTTCGTCGGCGGCCGAGCGATGTCTTGAATGTGCGATGAAGGCCCGTAGGTTTATTGACAGACCTGCCAAAGAAGAACTTGAAAAGATTTTGTGGGAGTATAAAGGTAATTTTACCGCAGTAGGTAAATTATTTAATACATCTGATAATAATGTACGCAAATGGTGTAAATCTTATGGATTACCATTTCATTCTAAAGATTATAAGCCAAAAGTAGAAGTTAAACCAAGAGAAAAAACAGATGAAGGCTTGCCAAAACCTGTCGTTCAATTAGATAAAAAGACTTTAGAAGAATTAAACACTTTTGAGTCTTTACAGGGCGCGGCGAGATGGCTTCAAGAAAATAACCATACTACTGATAAAAGTGTAAGTGGTGTAGCAGCGCACATAGGACAAGTATGTAATGGTCAACGCAATACTGCTTATGGTTTTAAATGGGATTTTATAAGTTAATTTCCGCAAACGGTTCCGTCGATTCCATACGTCGACGGCTGCGCGCTGAATACGTACAACATATACGTAAAACTTGAAATTTTATTATTTTTTTTATATAATATATATAGAAAGTGAGAGAGGGAGAAAATAATTGCTCCTTTATCCAACGAACGGACTCTTTTACACTTTCTACCATTTATACCTGCAGCAAAACGGGTTTACGCAGATGTGCGGTTGGCCGACCTTAAGGCACGAACTTGCAAGTTCTATTAAAATCATCCAAGTCTGGTCTAGATGTAAAAAGGAAAAAATAAGGTGGCCTCTTAGCCAGATTGAGGGGCGATATTTAGATATTACCAAAGTAATTTGTTAATATGCCAGGGCTGCGTAGAAGTCGCACTTCAAGGCAGAAGCCCGTTGTACTCACGGAATCAAAGCCGAGTCGCACTCGGCACTTACCGCGCCCACACGGTATATAAAACATTGAACCGAATTAACGGAAAAGTCTGCTGCGGTGGACCACGAATTGACGTGGCGTGTGTGGGATATATCAGGGCTGGGCCTCTGCCACTAAGGGCGGGGGTGCAACGCCCTGTATGGCGCGGTAGAGCAGTTAGGTCAGCCCGCCGAGGAAGAAATCTCGGAAGTCGCAGGTTCAAATCCTGTCCGCGCCTTAGATATGCTTTCATGGAACACCTCCTTTCAATGGTTCCGCTGCGGTAGTACTATCGTAGCGGAACAATTTTGTAGAGTGGGTGTATTTTGGGTTTACTTATATATAGATAATTTAGTCAAGTCAAGCAATTGGCTTTTTATATATATCTCTGGGGCGGTAGATGGTACTGCCCTTTCTTTTTAGGAGGAGTTATTTATGGGTGGAGGATTTTATCCACATGGAAAGCCTGGATATTATGCCTATACAAGATATTTTGTAGATAACTACGGTGGAAGTACTGGACATCTGGCAGAAACAAATACTCAATATCCAGGATTAAGTGGACCAAAAGGAAATGCGGTAGTAGAAAAAGCTTTAGCTAATTTAAAAGTATTAATTGATAGCGCAAGAGCAGCTGAACTCGCATTTATTCGCGATACCGGAATAGATATTAATGACCCGAATAATGCAGGAGATGTTTTTAGAGCCATGAATTTAATTTTTAACTCTAAGCAGACCTTTGAACGGGGCATACGTTACATGAAAGAATTATCAGGCGGTGGATTAAAAGAAAAAGAACAAATGTACAGAGATGTTACGCGCTATTTTGGCTCATATTTAGAGGCAGCGGTTCGCGAGGGTATGAAAAATATTAGGGCCGCACAACTAATAAAAATGACTCCAGATGAAGTGAAAATAATTATAAATAATATTATTAGCGAAGCATTACGTTTGAGCTACATAAAGGTACAAGATTTTATTAAAGAAGATGGTATTAGAGGTAAATTTGGTAAAGCAAAATCCCGCGAAGGAGAAGAGGCAATTCAAGCTATTGCGGATATGATTGATGTTATTAATAAACTAAAAGAAATGAACGCTTTTAGTGAGTTTGGACATTTATTTAATTTAGATAAAGATACTTTATACAAATGGAGAAAACAAGAAATTACTTTTAAACAAAGAAAAGGTAATAAATATAATAATGCTGAGGTTGATAGCAACTATGGTGGTAATGCTTTAGAGCTTATTACAACTTTAGCTGCCACAGAGTTGGGGAAAATTAATATACAAAATCCTAATCTTACAATAGTAGGTCATCATACTGGGCAATCAAATCAAATGAAGGCAGATACACTATTATTTGTGGGGCGCGGCAGTGTAAATCCAGATGAATATATAGACTATGTTGATAGAGATACTTTTGGTAATCGTGTAAGGATGCAAAACGTAGATGCATTAGATAGATATTTAGAGAAATTATCAAAAAACATAGACCATGTGATTGCTATAAGTGATAAAAACTATAGTATTAAAGCTGGCTTTGAGGGTGTAAATGCTCAAGAGAAAATGAATTTACAAAATGCAGGATTATTATTAAGTCAGTTTGGCCTTAGCCAAATACCTGAATTAATTAGATACTTAGCTAACTGTGGACCATTAATGGTACAGGGAAATGTTGATGATGCTATACGCACTGAGTTACAAACTTACATAGCATATTTCTTATTTGACCATTTGGAATTTTCATTACAGGGTTCTACTTCGAAACCAAATGTGGTTAATTTATTGAATGTTAGTGGTTTATATATACCTCTTTCTGTGTATTTAGAAGGGTTGTATAATAGTTTAATGGAGGCGGCCGCTAACCCGTCTAGTTTTGTAAGTGTGACCATATCTTTGGGTGGTCCCACCGAACAATCTCATTGGACCGCCGCAACCTGGGGACAATTCAGAGAAGAGCATGAAACAGAATCTTTCATTAGCTATAAAATATTAAGAGGTATCGCAGATTTTATTGCTGGCTTATAAAATTTGAAAAATTCTTCTTTTTCTTATATAATTATTATATAAAGGAAAAGGAGATTTTTTATTATGGAAGAAAAACTACGCACTATTCGTGTATACCTTGAAGACCGCGATGGTTTCATCGACGGCGACTTCTACATTGAACTCAATCAAGGCATGCTTAATGAAGATGATTTTTATCACGCCGTATTAAACTACATAATGACAAACATTCAAATTGAGGTATTATAAATGAACAAAGTGGAACAATTAATTGAATCATTTCGACGATTTAAACATTATATGGAAACTTTTGATGGGGTATATATTTATCCTGAATATCATAAAGATTTAAAAGTGATAATTAATTTTATTGGCACAGAATATTTTGATGCTGATGAGCTTTCTAATCAAATTCCAAACTCAATGATATAGGAGGAGAAAATGAAAACAGAAAAGATATTACAAATAATCGTATGGTGCTGGCTTATGCTTACTGCTGTCGCAGTTGGTTTTGGTCGTTTTACGGGTGATATTACCTCAGGTGAATTTTTTATCGCACTGATGGTATGGGTAAACCTTGGTTTTCATATGCTTGATAGGACGTATATAGATGACAGAGAAAACAGTTTGTAAGAAATGCGGCACTGCTGGTGTGCGTTCGTTAATACCATATAAAATAATTGAAGATAAAGATGGAGAATCGGTGCGTTTTGTCGGTCAAATATGTGAACGATGTTTTGAGGAAATGTTTGGACGGCCGCAGACTACGAAAGACTTCGACGAAAATAAAAATTGAAAAATTTCTGAATTTCTTATATAATAATTATATAAGAAAGGAAGAAAAATGGACAGAAGAATTGAAGCCTTCGAGGCAGCACAAAGAATAATAGATGAGTGTGTAGACTATGGATTTGACTTAACCGACCCAGAGAGTATTTTAAAACTGGGACGTAGAGGTCAATATCCTTGTGGTCTTTATATGAACTGGGGAGCAACTCGCCTTGTTATATGGGATGAGTATGAGGACTATGTTCTGAAAATAGCAATACAAGATTACTATGAGAAATACAACGCTCATGAAGCCGAAATATACTGGGCCGCCGAAGGCGAAGGCAACGGTGTCAGCGAGAGCTTTGCTTGGTGCGATTGCTATATAGAGCCGACCGTTGATGCTCCTGGCATCTATGTAATGGAATATGTGAATTGCGATGAGGATAGGGTTATTGATGACTCTTATACTTATGGCTATAAAAGGTTTTGTGAAGATAACGGATATGACCCAGACGATGAAGAAAGTGCCGACGCATATAGTGATTACTATTATGAAGATAGCGATGAAATTTTAGATTACTTTATGTCTGATATGAGCGATAAAGAGCGTCAGATATTTTGGACCTTTTTCAGTGAGTGGAGAATACACGATGTTCATTGTCAAAATATCGGTTTTAGAGGAAACAAACCTATCATTTGTGATTACGCAGGATGGGGTTGGTAAAATTTGACTTACAATTTGTAAGTCATTTTTGTAAAGTGTAATATAAATAATCCTACTTTTATTTAGGAAATAAAAATGGAGGATTATATTATGGCTTGTATTTATAAAATTATCAATCAAATTAATAATAAAGTATATATAGGACAAACTATGTCTTCTTTAAATGTGCGTTGGAATGGACATAAAGCCTCTTGGAGACAAAGTGGCAATTGTAAAGCTTTATATAGCGCATTTGATAAATACGGTATTGAAAATTTTACTATCGAACCAATTGAAGAATGTGATTTGGATACTATTAATGAAAGGGAAAAATATTGGATAGAACTTTATGATAGTTATAATAATGGCTACAATATGACTTTAGGCGGAGATGGTAATCTTAAACTTGACTATGAATTAATTTATAATTTATGGGATAGCGGTTTAACTACCACAGAAATAGGTGAGTTGATTGGTGCTACTAAGGAAGGGGTACGAAAAGCTTTAGCTGGATATCCTAACTATTCAGTCAAAGAGGCTAAACATCGTGGCGCCAAGAAAGGCGGCATAATTAAAGGCAAACCTATTCAACAATTTACAAAAGATGGAACATTAATAGATACATTTCCCAATGCCACAGTGGCGGCAGAATCTTTAGGTATGGGCAGGCCAGAGGGCAATAATATACGCGCTTGCGCCCATGGTCGTAGACAAACTGCTTATGGATATGTGTGGAAATTTGTTAATAAAGAAGATTTGTATAATTAGATAGTTCTTAGAAGAACTATAAAGACGAACCTCCATTTAGAGATACGTCTATCTATCATTTCTCTTCTATTTACATAATATAACGAGAAAGGTGAGCCACTTGGCTTGCTTTTTTCTTATGCAAATTTGAAAAAATTAAAAATTCTTGATATAATTAATTATAAGGTAAATAGAGAAGAGAAAGGAAGAATAGAAATGATTAGCGTAATTTATATAATTGACGGATATACACCTGTTTTTATGTCTTATGAGGAGGCATTGAAATTTATTAAATGGTACAACGTAGAATTTATTGACTGCGATTATATTGACCCAAGTGAAATTAAACAGCGTTATCTCTATGAAACTGCTGATGAGGCTATGAGAAAAGGTAGATAAGAAAGGAAAGGATAATGAATATGTGTTTTAATTGCGGATGTATGTATGCCGACTGCAATGAGAAAGGTGAACCCATAACAAGTGAGTATTGTCATTACAATGGTCCAGATGGGTGCGCGCCTTGTGATGATGAGTATGAAATAGAAGAATAATAATAATAAGAAAGGAGAGCTTTATGGAGAAATATTTTAAATATAGTAATTTTTGGATTTTAGATGACCATGCTTGGTGTGGCGATAGTGATAAGTGTGATATTACAGAATGTTTCAGACACCTTTCAAATAGAATTGCGAAAGGTCCATGCACGATGTGTAATTGCAAAGACACAGAGGTTTGTCCGTATAAAGAGGAGAAATAATATGGGACTTGATAATGGAATTATACTAAAAGTTAAAAATGAACTTGACCTCGAAGATTGGGAAGTTAAACCTGACTATGTTCATATTTCTTTTGATAAGTGGAGCACTGACCATGAAGAAGGAAAGTGGTATGTCTATGACATTTGTTATTGGCGTAAATGTTGGGGACTTCGTGGAGATATTCTTGATATTCTTGGTGGAAATGATGAAGGTGGATATTATGAAATAGACACTCCAGCTCAACTCGAACAAATCCAAGATACAATAATAGATTATCTTAAACACCCAGATATGTGGGAATGTGCTATTTGGAGTTTAGAAGATATGGCCGAATCTCTTGCTTTTGATATTATTCGACTTAGCTGGCTTATTAATTATATGTGGAAACATAAAGGTGAGCCTTTTGAGATAGAATTTTATGACTCATATTAGGAGTAATTTATGTATGCAATAGAAGATAAAGATGGTATTCATTTCTTTCGAGGTCAAAAAGAGTTAACTCTTAAAGAAGGTTTTGAATATCTAAACAAAATTTATTCAAACGAACCAGCCGAAACAAAACGTATTATAGATGAGTTAAAAAAGAAATATCTATTAAAGCCTATGAAATAAAATTACGGGCGGCCGCCCACTACGGAGAGATTATGCGTACCTATGAAATGATTTTTTTAACAAAATATGTAAATGAAGTTGCTAATAAATTGGAGGCAATATCTACAGCCACTCAACCCGTAAGTCGTCAAGAAATTGTTGAGTTAGTTGAAAAAGTAAAAATTATAAAACAAACTATACTTGAGTTAGAGTGGAATTTGAAGGGAGTAGAACTATGAAACTAACAAAAGAACAATTCTGTAATGCAGTAGAAACCTACGAGAGAATGTTGAATGAGGAAGATGAGTTAGCTCAGATGTTGAACGTTAATCCCGAATGGAAGATAATGGAGTGGATTGGTAATTATTATAATCTACTCTCAGACCTTTGTGAACTTGAAGAAAGTCCATACTATGGCACTGACCTTGATTGGTTTTGTTATGAAACTGATTTTGGTAAAAGAAAAGATTTGAATAAAGTTGTTCTTGATAACGGTATTGTTTGGACGATAGAAAGCCCAGAGATATTATATGATTTTATTATGAGAGAGGAGTAAGATAACTCCTCTTTTTTTGATTTTTTCTGAAAATTTTGATATAATTATAATATAAAATAGAAAGGAGAAAATTAAATATGACTTTTAGTTATGAACTTACTTGGTGGAATGAATTTGAGGGAGAACACGGAGCATCTGAAGATGTTAAGGGTTTTATTGTGGCGAAGAATTATTTGGAGGCTACTAAAAAACTATTACATTATTATGGTGAAACAGAAACAGAACGTTTTTCTCTTGGGTATTTTGCTCCTGATGATTTTATCGAGTTTAGCGGTAATAAAACTGAGCTTGCAGACTACGTTAAAAAAGAACTCAAAGAAAATATAGTGTGGTAATATAATGAATAGATATGCAGTATCCGATTTACACGGTCAGCTTGACCTATACAATCAAATAAAGGAGTATATAAATGATGACGACGTGGTGTACGCTCTGGGCGATTTTGGCGACCGCGGTCCTCACCCTTGGACCACCCTCAAAGCCGTCTTAGACGATAGACAGTTTATTTATCTGATGGGTAATCACGATTTTATGCTTATCGAGGCGATAAGTGAATATTTGAAGTTAGAAGGTAGGGACGGATATGTAGACCTAATAGGTCATATGTATTCTTCAGTTGGAAAAGTCGCGCGCCTGTGCGCCAATGGTGGTATACAGACGCTAGACGAATGGTCGCGCGAGCCCAAACGAATGGAGTATTATTTGAAACTCAAATATCTTCCATTAGAAGTACGGCTGGGCGCTCTCAGTGGAAAACACTTTATTTATCTTAACCATGCAGGATATGCACCAGGAGTTTTTGAAGCACAAGATGTAGATGATTTTGTGTGGGATAGACATCATTTTTACGATGTTTGGGATAATCTACATAAACATTTAATGATACACGGTCACACACCATGCGACTATCTAATCAAACAGCTTGAGCTTTTTGATAAGTCTTACGATATGTCTAAAGGCTACTGCCGATATAGTAATGGTTCTAAAATCTGTATAGACCGTGGAGCGCACTATACCAATACAACAGTTTTACTGAATATAGACACTCTTGACGCAGTTGAATTTAAAACTAAGGAGACACCTAATGAGGAAAATTAAACCCGATTATTTAGAAAACTACTACAAAGTCCAACTTATCCAACCAGTTAAAACTGGCGATATAATTGAGACTTACGAAAATATAAATGGTGCGTGGATATTGATATATACAACAACAACTATTTATAGCATCTGTCCGTATGACGGACAGTTCAGAGATTGCAAGGTCTGTGGTATTCACGAACCAGACTTTGACGAAGAGTTCTGTTTAGACAAACAGCAAATTCTTAGCTCGGGCGCCCTCTGCGGAAGAATTAATCAATGCCTCGAAGCAGGTTTAGAAGTTAAATTCTTTGAGGAGGGGCATTGATATGACAGATAATAGAGATTGTTATTGGGTGGATGAGTATATAGACTATAATACAGAACCGCCTACGGTAAAGTATTTCTGTGATTTTCCAGAGGAACCACAATTTTGTGAGTTCAAACCTTGTCTGAAATATGTGGCTATAGATAAGGTTGATGAATATATTAAAAAGCTACTGGAAGAAAATAAAATGCTTGATGAAGCACTTACAAGATACGAGGAAGGTTTAATGTAAATGGGATTGTACTATAATGTCGGAGATATTATGGAAAGGTTCTATCTCGAAGATGTGATGGAAGAGATGAGGTTAGGAGATTTCCTAAAGATATTACAGGAGCTTCCAGTTTATGAGATAGAGGCATATTATATAGATGATGATGACGATGGCGGCACTGAAGCCGTAGTAGAAAGCGAGGAATTATAAATGAGAAACGATGAGATTACTTTTGAAATTGTAGAACACTTGGGAGTATTGAGTGATACGGGAGATTGGGCTAAAGAGGTTAACTTGGTAGCTTGGAACGGTCAGCTGCCGAAGATAGACATCAGGTCGTGGAACGCAGACCATGAACGTATGACGAGAGGGGTTACACTAACTGAGGAAGAAGCGATTACACTTGCAGAAGCGTTGGTGCATTATTACGGGAATAATTGATATGAAGATAGAGATTAAAAAACAAGATAATTATGTAAAAGGAGCAGTTTTAACATTAAATCCAGCGGAGCTATTGCTGATTAATGCTGCTTTGGCGCGGACTGAGATTGGAAACTTTCATAGGAAAGATGTTGAAGCGGCACATGAGATGAGTAGGCAGATTAGAAAAGCGATAGAGGTAGATAATGGATAGATTTATTAAAATAACGGATATAAAAGATGCTTTTATTGAATCAATTGATGACGGTGTGTGGCTGGAGAAAGAGACTACTAAAAATATAATTGTTGCATTAGCAAAGCTACCACAGGTTTCATTTGAAGCATCTACAACTACAACTTTTGTCAAATATGAGGACTTGCTTGAAAGTTCGTGGCCTTGGTGTGCAGGATATGGACACTGTGATAACTGTCCCTATGGTGAGGACGACCATATATGTGGTATCTATGAGTGGATAAAGGAGTTGCCGAAGTATCAAATGGGTATGGAGAAGATAAAATGAAAACATATATAAGAACTGAAGACGGCCGTATACAGGGTTGTAATTTAACATTAAACGTAGGTGAAACTTTAGTCTTACTTTCTGCGCTGAAAAATTTCGCAGAAACCTCCGAGTATCATCAAGTTGATAAAGATACCGCGCGAGAGATGGTTAAGGATTTGTATGTGATGTATGGGATAGAGGAATAGAGGTAGAGGAATGAACAAGTACGTAAAGATAGATGACATTGAAAAGCTTATAACCGCTTGTGAATGGAGATTGACACTTGCGAAAGAGCGTAATGGAGAGGGTTTCGTTGATTATAGCAAACAAGTCCTTGATGTTGATGAATTAACTAAAAGGCTTTCCAACCTACCAACAATCGAAGTCAGCGAGGAGAATGAATTTAAATTCTATTATGTTGAAAGCATTGATGATTATTGGATAGGGAAAAGATTAGACAACTTTTATTATGCAGAGTGGAGAGGAGATTATTTTATATGGACGCACTCACGCTATCTTCCTTGGGGAGAGCATGTTGTCAATGATAACACTTTGTGGAAAGAACACACATATCCGTCAGAGCCGAGAGAAATACCGTTCACAGAATGGATAGTCGGATTTATGAAAAAATATGGTTCTGAAGTCAGCGAGGATTGTATAAGCAGAGAGTGGATTTTAGAAGAGTTTTCAAAGGGTAGGGAAAATATTAGCAAATCAGAATATTTCGATGAACTTGTGTGGCTTGTTATACACGCACCGAGTGTAGTGCTAGCATATCAGCCAATTACCATTAAGACTGACGAAAAAGATTCTAAATCTTTGAAAGAACAATTAAAGGATATAAAAACACCAGGAATACTTATGACAGAGGAAGAGTATGGACTGTTCGGATGTCGAGTCAGAACTGTCGAACACGCACCGAGCATAGTGCCAAAAGAAAGGATAGAGGAATGAGTAAAAGTATGTATGAGTTAATAAACCAACAAGCAATAACAAAAGTTATTAAGTCTTGCCAATTATGCGGTTCAAAATTTACTGTTGGATTGGAAAACAAGGAAGTTATTTGTTCAAAATGCAGAGAGATATGGAAAGAGATTATCGAGAGCAAAGAAAGGATAGAGAAATGCCAGCAATAAAAATCTACGATATAGAACAACGACAATTCGTATCTGTTCTTAAAGACTGCCATTTATGTGATTCAAGTTTTGCTGTTCCTATAGAAAGCGACGAAACAATTTGTCCTAAGTGCAAGGAACTATGGAAAAGGTTTGTTGCAGATAGAGAAATAAGCTTAAACATAAAAATAAACAAAGATATAGATTAGTCTATATCTTTTTTTATTGGGATAAATTGACCGTTTTGTTTTTTATCTACAGCGGCCGAGCGATAAATTTTCCAAAAACGCTATGTTTATGGTGGTAATTTACGGACGGCCGCCAAGTACGTACAAACAAATAAGATTTTAATTTTGCAATTTTCTAAAAATTTTTATATAATAATAATATAATAAAGAAAGGAAAGAAAAATTATGATAGTAAGTGCGGCGGTAAAATTGATATTAGATGATTATGTAGGAACAGAAGTATGTATACCCGTTCACAGGCACAAAGATGGAGTAATCATTGGTGAAAAGCTCTTGGGATATAAACCTTTTTCTTCTGCGGAAGGTTTCTTAACCGATGAGGGGGTTTTTCTTGACCGTCGTAGCGCGGCAGTCCACGCTTATGAGTGTGGGCAATTGGTAGAGGATGCCGAGTTAGATTATATTGAAGTTCTTTTCAGCGAAGACCTTTGGTAATATTTATAGGATAAAATTGGGAGCTATATATGGCTCTCTTTTTTATTGTCTAATAATTTTGCAGAAAATTATGGGACGGCCGCAGTCTAAGTACAACACCAACGAAAAACAATACGGGAAAATTGTAGGAAGTTGTATAATTTCTCTTTTTTATTGTCTAATAATTTTCTGAAAAAATCGCAGAAATTTTCGGACGGCCGCACTCTACGTAAAAACATTTTCCAAGAATTTTTTCTACAAATTATTTTCTGAAAATTCGAGGTCTCAAAAAAATTGTAGAAATAAAACTAAAAATCTACTTAAAATCATAAAAGAAAAACTTATACATATACTTATACGTATACTTATACGTATTACTTATACGTAAATACACTCCAAATCCAAAAAGGTTGATGCGAGGGTGGGGCTCTTTCCCAGGCGCGAAGTCGCCGCAGTGAAAGAGTCCACCCGGAACCTCAAAGGCACTGCGAGTCGTATACATATATAGGGGCGGTAAGTGTGCGGAACAACGTACCTCGGTCTATTGTACGGAGGTCCACAACGGCGCTTATACGTAGGTCGTATAAGTATATATATACATATATAAAGCCCAACTCCAAAGACACTGCGAGTCGTACCTCGGTCGATTATACGGAGGACAGATAGGTAGAACTTAAATGGCACCGCGAGTCGTATAAGTAAAATGTATATGTATATAGGGCCATAAAGTAAAAGAGCTAAAAGATAAAAAGAAAAGGATAAGGTAAAAGGAATAGGGCAGAAGAATAGGGCAAGGGTAAAGGGAGCAAAAGGTAGGTGCGGAAAACGTATAGGTAAAACGTATACGTAAAGAAAGGGCTGGTGTAAGGCCAACGTATTCGTCCAACGTATACAAAAGGGGTGCCTCGCAGGGCCGACGTAAGACGTCCAGGTAAGGTTCGTAGGTGCACCGACAAGGGCTCAGCTGGTTCGCAGTATTCGAGAAAGAGGTAAGCGACGAGGGATAAAGGAAATAAGTGGCGAAAGGCAAAAACAAGTGGCTGGCCCAAACACCACCAAAAGTCAAATTTTTACTTCTAAAAACCGTAATTTTCTGTTCAAAATTTTCAATTTACTCTCAAAATTTGTAATTTTTTGTCAAATTTCCATAAATAAATCCACCAAATAAAAAACAGGGTTCAAAACCCCGTTTTTTATTGGCATTTCAGCTCTACGCGAGTGTGTAGCCCTTCTGAACTCCCTTGCCAGTGACTTTGATGTCAGTCTTAGCAACTGTTCCAGCCTCAACGAGCTGGCGCAGAAGTGCAGACGCTTTCTGAGTCGAGATGGAAACTTCCTCGCCGATAACAGTGGCTGTCTTAGGCTCGTCAGTAAGTACAGCTACGATTGCCTCTTTGATTGGCTCGTTCTCCAGAGCTTTCTTGGAAACGCGGTTCTTTCTCTTCTCGTTCTCCGCATCCATTTTCTCGATGAGCTCGTTAGCTTTCTCGATAACTTCGTCGTTGATTGTTCCGTTTGCTACTGATACATAGAAATCTCTCTTTGTCATGGTAATTTTCTTTCTCCCCTGTAAGGCGTGGGGCGCCAGTTACGTTAGTTTGTTTTTAAGTGTTTCGAGAAGTTACTTTTCTCTCTCACTTTCTATATATATTATAGAGCTTTTTTAGAACTTTTTCAAATTTTTTCAGCTCTACTTTTCGGGAAGGAAGGAAGAAGTTTTTTCTTTCTTTTCTTACCTTGTATATATATTATAGAGCTTTTTTCAGAATTATTCAAATTTTATTTATCCGATGGTCGTACGGGTGCGCCTGAAAATTTGACTTTTTTTGTCAAATTTTAGAAGAAGAACATATGTTCGAATTTTGGGCACAGCTCCTCAAAATTTGACTTTAAATGTCAAATTTCCAGCGCAGCTCCCACGACAATGCAGCTCCGAAATCTGCGCGCAGCTCCGCCGACGTCCGGACGCCAGCTGCCCGGCCGCAGCTCCTCGGCACAGCTCCTTCGCAGCTCCCTACGGCCGCGATTGTACGGACGACAAGAACGTTTGTTCGATTTCACACGTTGGCTTCGTCGATATATGGGATTGGAGAACGTATGTTCGACTACGTAAAACGAACGTATGTTCGCAAACGTATGTTCGCTTCGTTAGTTAATTAATTAACGAACTTTTTTATAAAAAAGGATTGACTTGCGTTGGGAAGTGTGGTATGATAGAATGGGGTAGTATACGATTTTTGGCCCGGACAGAAATGAACCGGGCGAAAAAGAACGTATGTTTGTCTTAGGAATAAAAAAAGAGGAATTAATCCTCTTCATTAGTTTCAAATTTAATAAATGGTAAATCGCTATAAAGACCAAACTCTATTGGTTCAATAAGATTGTTATTGGAGTCAACAAATTCTATAGTCTCGTCTGCCTCATATCTTAAAAGTTTATTAATTAGTTCTCTTACTGTCATTTTATTTTCTCCTTTCTTACAATAGTATTATAACAAACATATCTTTGTCTGTCAATACTTTTTCTTGTACTTATTTAAGTACAAGATTATTTTCCCTTTCGTTTTTGCCAATCTCTTAACGATTTAAAAATAGAGTTGATTGTTTTCTCAACCTCGTCAATTCCATATTCGTTGCATAAGTCTTCAATCAGTTCAAACATTTCTCTTGGTGTTATCATTTCTATTTTCTCCTTTCTTACAATGTAAGTATAGCAAAATTATTTTAATCTGTCAAGTTTTTTTCTTGTACTAAAATCCGTACAAGGCGCCCGGCCCGCGCGAACAAACGTTCGTTTAATGAGTATAAAAAAGGGACTACTGTCCCTTTGCGTGAATTTCCGCTTTCTTTTTGCGAATTTCCTTATCACGTTCGATTTTCTTCGCTTTCGCTTCGGCTTTCTCTTTTGCCTTGCGTTCTTTTTCAGCGAGATTATGGACGTAGTCCTGTGCGATTGCATATGCGTCATATGGTTCAAGACCTTTGTTCGCCCCTGTTGGTACTTTTACAGTAAATACAACGAATTTTTCCTCATCGTTGCAATCGACAACGGGGATTGCGATTTCATTGGACTTGACTTGCAAGACTTCTTCGCCCAAGTCATACAGAAACTGTGCTACCTTTTCGAGATATTTTGCCCTAAGGCTTTCGTTTGCCATTTTGTTAGAGATTGCCATAGATTTGCCTACCTTTCTTTTAACTCTTTATCTTACAATAGAATTATAGCAAATTAAATTGAATGTGTCAAGCGAATTTTATGAATTTATCTATGTATTTTTTTTCGTACAAGGCGGCCGGTCGAAAAATTATAAGAAAACATATGTTCGTTTTGTTTCGGCCGGGCGCAGTGTATAAATATTCAGAAAAAAGAGTGCCTATGCAAAGCACTCTTTTCTCATTGGTTTATGTTGTCTGATGCAGTGAGCGAAGATTTCTTTTTCTATCAGTACATCTTCAAGTCCTGTATGACTTTCAATAAAGTTATTATCGCCACTTATATATCTGTAAAGAATTTCTGCGGTTGCTCTGACTCTACCATTCTTTGTGAGATATCCGTTATTATATGCCCACTCTTTATAAGCCCACTGTTTACAGATTGTATCTTGTGCCATTTTGAGAGTATCCCAAAGTGGTATTCCATAAGGGAGGAAAAACCTATATTTTGACTTTGTAAGATATCTTTGTGTGCAAGTGGTGGCACGATAGTCAAATCTTGCGTTGTGTGCGATGATTGCTTTGACTTTGTAAGTGTCGCAAAGTTCTTTAATTTTGTTTCTGATTGTAAAGTACTTTGCAATTGTGCGTTGTCCACTTGCTATCTGTTCTTCATACATTGGAATTTTCTTTGCATAGTAGGCAGTTTTCATTAAGTCTTTCATTCCGCAAAATGTTTCATAGACTATAAAGGAAAATGTTTCGTATATATTACCCTTTTTATCGTGTATACAACCGCCTATATCGTATACAATTGGATTATCAAGTCCGTTTGCGGTTTCTGTGTCGATTGTGAGATAGTAATTTTTTCTTCTGTCAATTTTCATTTCTGTATTGACTCCTTTCTTTAATGTAACTAAAGTATACCATAGAATCAAACCAATTGCAACCCCTTTTAGAAAAATTTTTTATGTTTTTATTTTCGTACAAGATTGCGCCCGGGCGCGAAGAACGTATGTTCGATGAAGAGGGATTGCCTAAGCAACCCCTTTCAGAATTTCTATGATATTGTCAACATCGTATGCAGTACCAATCCAATTTGTTCTGTTTGGTTCTTCATCGTCAAAGAGTATTCCATTTGGGAAACGAACGACTGTTTCTTTCGGTGTGCCATATGGTACGATTTTAATTTCGTCAAACTTTACATTTTTGAGATGTGTTTTCAACCAATTTATTTTGGCAACCTTTACTCTTTCATCATATTCTTCTGTGGAGTTTTTAGGCAACCAACTTACAATACCGATTGTATATCCGTTTCTCTGTAACTTGTTGAGAAGTCTTGCAAGTACATTCATTTTTATCATTGGGATTGCGTTTGTATATGGTGTGGTTTCTCTTGCGATAATCATATCCAACCAACCATTTACACCATAGAGATTTGCGATAGTACCGTCCATATCGAAATAAATTGCTTTGTTAGTAATCATCATCATATTTCTTACCTCTCTTTCTGTATTCATTATAGTCGATGAAGAGGGAAAAGTCAATACCCTTTTATGTTTTTTTATGTTTTTTTCGTTGGTGGCGCCCGGGCCATCCGAACATATGTTCTTTTTTAATTAAATGAAAAAGTCCACTGTAAGTGGACTTCTTCAATAAAGGAGGTAAACAATTTTCATAAAAGTGGGAAAAGGTTTTTTAAGGGATAAACCTTTTCAAAACCCTTGCGACTACAGTGAGTAAGCCTTGCGAGTACCCTTACCCTTTACCTTTACATCGCTAACTGTCAGACCCTCAATCTGCTTGAGGAGAGCAGACGCTTTCTGTGTGGAGATTTCAACCTTTTCGGCAATCTCTGTGGCAGTCTGTGGCTCTTCTGTGAGAACGCCCTTGATTGCTTCTATTATTGGGGCATTTTCGAGTGCCTTTTTCGATACTGTTTCTCTACGCTTTGCGTTACGAGCATCGAGTTTTTCGAGTTCCTCTCTTACCTTTGCGATAACCTCATCAGTGATGTTGCCATTAACGATTTCTACGAACATTTCTCTGTTAGTCATAATTCTTTTTCCTTTCTACTGACTTAACTTTATCTTATGTTTGTATTATATCAGACTTTGTGGTGTCTGTCAATACCTTTTTTATGTTTTTCTTTGTTTTTCTGTCAAGGGGAACTTTTGACGCGTCCGTCATGGGATTCGAACCCTTGGCAAGCATTGGGCAGCCCACTTGCACCTAATCCCCTTGACAATTATATTGTATCAGATTTTTATTAATCTGTCAATACCTTTTTTAGATTTTTTTATTTTTTTGAGATTTTTTTCTCTCTTTACTGTATCTATATTATACTACAGATTTTTTATTTTGTCAAGTGTTTTTTCAAACTTTTTTAATTTTTTTGTCTAAAGGGAGAACTGTTTTTTAGTGTTGAGATAGACGCATCTACTTCCCACTCACGCTCAACTTTCTTGGGATAGTTTTTCGTGTTCTCCCTTTGACAATTATAGTATAGCAAAATTCTCAAATTAAGTCAACTATTTTTCTTAAAAAATCTTGTACTAAAATCCGTACAAGGCGCCCGGTCCGTTTGAACGTATGTTCGTCATTATAAAAGTGAGGAATTAAACCTCACTTAGTTTACAAATAATATTATTACATTCTACTTCATGATTACGATAATAATTTATTGCCCATTCTGTTGCATGATACTCCATTGGTATGTTAAAATATTCACGATTGAATTCTTCAAAATTATCTTCTTCATATTTCATTTGTAAAAGAAAATAAATTACATTTCTTTCTTCATTTAATTCCTCTGTATATGTCATTATATGCCCTATTTCGTGTAATACTGACATTAAATAAGGATTAAAATCTACATTAAATTCTTGTTTAAGAAACTGCGACCATATTCTATCTTCCTCTTCATTTAGTTCGTGTGGTATATAGATAATTTCTTCTTGTATATCTACACAAAATCTATTATCATTTTCAACTTCTATATATTCATCAATTGTTTTTATAAAATCTCTTATTAAAGTAATTTTATTCATTTGTTTTTCTCCTTTCTATATTTTTAGTATAAACCAAATTTATAAAATTGTCAAGTATTTTTTAATAGTTATTTTTTTCACAAAGTGGCCCGGACCGACCGGCCGCGAACGTATGTTCGTTTTGTTCGTAAAAAAAGAACGCACGTTTCGTGCGTTCAATTTTTCGACTATGCGAGTGAGTAAGACTTCTGTGTACCCTTACCCTTGACTTTTACGTCCTCGACAGTGAGAGTACCAACCTCTACCAACTGTCTGCAAAGGGCAGACGCTTTTGATGTGGAGATTTCGCAACCCTTTGCGATTTCACTTGCGAGATGTGAACCATCAGCGAGGAACTCAACGATTTTTGCCTTGATTGGCTCGTTCTCGACAGACTTCTTGGAAGGCATATTCTTTCTCTTTGCGTTCCTCTCATCGAGTTTTGCGATTTCCTCTGTTGCCTTTGCGATTACTTCGTCTGTGAGGTTTCCGTTAATTACTTCTGTAAGCATTTCTCTGAGTGTCATAATTTTTTCCTTTCTACTGACATTTAACTTTATCTTATGTTTGTATTATATCAGACTTTTTGGTGTCTGTCAATACCTTTTTTGAATTTTTCAAAGGGGAGAGGGCGCTTGACAGAAATTTATATAGCGCATCCGCGTCTTTCTCTGTAATGAGAATGTTCTTTCTTTGAACTATCCTCTCCCCTTGATAATTATATTGTATCAGATTTTTATTAATCTGTCAATACCTTTTTTAAATTTTTTTTATTTTGTCAAGGGGAACTTTTGACGCGTCCGTCATGGGATTCGAACCCTTGGCAAGCATTGGGCACCCCACTTGCACCTAATCCCCTTGACAATTATATTGTATCAGATTTCTCTGATTTTGTCAAGAGGGTTTTGAAAAGTTTTTCAATTTTTTTTCGATGTCCTCTTCCCACAAAACTCTGTTCGCTCAATGTGAGTGTGCAAGGGTAAGCCCTTAGCCCCAAAGAGATTTCTCTTAATGGTCGTCATCTCCCTCTTGACAATTATATTGTATCAGATTTCTTTTAATCTGTCAAGCCTTTTTTAGATTTTTTTTATTTTTTTTAGTCGACTTGGGGAGAGATTTTCATATCAGAGAGTCCATAAGGCGCATTATCTCTCGTTGACGCCAACTTCGGAATTTTATCTCTCCCCTTGACAATTATAGTATAGCAAAATTTTTAAAATAAGTCAACACTTTTCTTTGTATTTGTTTAGAAACAATCGCGTTAATTTTTTAACAAAGTGCCGGGCGCGGTAGACAATAAAAATGTGATAGTAAACTACCACATTTTTGTTTCATAATAGAAACCATCAATTTTTTCACAAGCGAGCAATATTTTATATTCAATCTCACAATCTGCGAGTGCAGTATGCTCTTCTGTGAAATTTTTATCAAACATATACTGTGCTACGATTTCTGCGGTATATCTGTTTGCGTTTCTCTTTGTCAGATAGTTATTATCTTTACAAAATGCTCTGTATTCTTTATCGTTTTTGAGGACGTGGCGAGAGAGTGCAAGAATGTCGTGGAATTCTGTACCATAAGGGAAGAAATACCTCCACTTTGAACTTGTAATATATCTCTGTGTCGTTGCGAGTGAGCAATAATCAAAATTACAATTATAAGCAAATACTTTTTTGATGTTGTATTTTTTCATAATGTGGCGAAGTGTCCACTTAACATTATTAAATGATGTAAGAGTGCGTTTTCCGTCTTTAATCTCTTTCCAATACTGTGGAATTTTTTCATTGAAGTATGCAACACTCATTAATTCTTTATTAAGAAAAATATCTGCGATTACAAAACTGTCTTTGTGGTAAATTGTTCCGTTGAAGTCTGCGACTATATAACCTAAATCATAGACGAGTGCGTCATCAAGTGAGTTTGTTGTTTCTGTGTCGAGAATTAAAATCTTTTCCATTGTTTTACTTCCTTTCTTTTGATATATTTATTATAAGCGATGAAGAGGATAAAGTCAAGTATAAATCTTGTTTTTTTATGTTTTTTTCGTCGAAGGCGGCCCGGTCAAAAAAAAGAACAAGTGTTCTACAACCACTTGTCCAAATTGTTTTTATTTACTTTTTCTCTTTTCTTCCTTTTATCGGAATAAACACCTGTTCTAAATGGTATGTCCTGCATACCTCTTGACTTTTTTATAAGGTCAAGTCCACTAATTGTGGATACATGAATTGTTTTCTTTTTCTTTCCCATTTTTCTACCTCACTCCGTTTTTCTTTCCTACTAAATATATGTAGAGTTTCAGCAAGTCTTGTGCATTTTTTCTCATCAAGAAATCTCTTGATTTTTCCGATACGCAACCCATAATTATTAGTCTGTTTGTCATTTCCATTTTACTCATTGTTTTTCTCTCCTTTCTTTTCCTATAATAATATTACCACAATTATAGGAAGTTGTCAAGCAAAAATTTCAATAAATATTTTTTTAACAAACTTTTCGACCGGCCGCACTCGACGAACATCTGTTCGATGAAGAGGGATAAAAAAGAGCGCGCATTACTGCGCGCCCTTTTCTGCAATCTCTTTTTTCTTCTCTCTGATTGCTTTATCTTTGGCAATCTTTTGTTTCTTTTTCTCTTCTCTTTCTTTTGCTTTCTCCTCTTTCTCTGCAAGTTTATGTTCGTAATCTTGCGCGAGTTCATAACCATCGTAGACCTCAAGACCTTTGTTTGCGCCTGTTGGAATTTTAACGGTTATGACTGCAAAGTCTTCGTTTCCCTCACAACCAACGCAAGGAATTGCTATCTCATTCGACTTTACTCTTAAAACCTCTTCATTTTGGGAGAGAAAACAATCAATAATTCTCTGAAGAAACTCACCTCTCAAAATTTCACGCTCGACTTTTCTTGAAACTGCCATATTGTCAACTCCTTTCTTTTTTTTAAATTCTCTTTATTTTCTAAAATTATTATAACAAATTTTTACAAAAAAGTCAAATTATTTTTTGTTTTATTTTAGGAACAAAGGCACATAGAACATTATCGGAAGTGAAACCAAAAACAAAAATCCGAAAAAATCGTGGTTTGTTATTTCTGTAAGAATACCGCAGAACATAGCAAAGATTACCCATATTGTGAAAATTACCCAAATCATATTTCTATCTCCTTTCTTTTTACAAACTAATTCTACAATATTCGGATTGTAAAGTCAATAGTTTTCGGAAAAATTTTTTCAATAGTTATTTTTTTAACAATCGCGCCCGGGCAATTCGCACAAATGTTCGATTATGGGATAAAAAAGATTGTACGAATTTTAGAATAAATTCGTACAATCTTTTTTCTAACGAAGTCTTTTACAGTCAATTACTGCAACTACATCATCGCAATAATTTGTATATGGATTGTAAACAAAGTATGATATAACCTTTTTATCTTTCTTTACATATTTGTTATATCTTACATATTCGCCTTTCTTACTATATCCATAGTAACCACGAGAGTAGGAAGTAAACTTTTCAACATAGACAAACTTTGTATTCTTTCTGTGTTCCATTTTCTTTGCGTTGTACTTTGTAAATACTCTGATTGTCTTTGTTGGATAATGTTTCTTACAATACTGTTTCATTATTGTATAGTCTGTTTTTGTCTGTGCATAACTTGGAGACACATAGACAGAACACATAAGAATAGCAATAACGAGTAGTGGAATAATAAACGGATTTCTTTTCATAACTATGTCTCCTTTCTTTAGTCTAATTATACTCGATGAAGAGGGATAAGTCAATACCTTATTTTGTTTTTATTGACGTACAATCGCGCGACTGCATGGATAGTCTTGAACGTATGTTCGATGGACCGGCCGCCGAACACGTGTTCTTCTGCGTTCAATCTCAAAGGGATTGTCTATGCAATCCCTTTGAGTACCTCGATGATGTTGTCAACGTCGAACGCTGTACCCGTCCAAGCGTCTCTATTTGGTTTTTCATCATCGAACAGAATACCATTTTTATCGCTTACTATTTCGTGTTTTGGTGTTCCATATTCTACGATGTGAATTTCATCGAACTGTACGCTTTTCAGATGTATTTTTAACCATTTGATTTTTGTGGTGCGTACTCTCTCGTTATATTCTTTTGTTCCGTTCTTTGCCGTCCACGAAACAATACCGACTTTAAAACCTTTTCTTTTCAGACCGTTCAGAAGTCTTGCGAGTGCGTTCATTCCTACCATCGGCTCTGCGAGTGCATAAGGTGTAGTTTCTTCTGCTCTCAACATTGGAAGCCAATTCTCTACTGCATAAAGGTTAGCGATTGTTCCGTCCATATCGAAGTAAATTGTTCTTGTCATTGTTTTATTCTCCTTTCCTTTCTGTATCTATACTATACCATACATTTTACAATCTGTCAATCCCTTTTTTATGTTTTTCTTTGTTTTTTTATTGTTAAATAATTAACAAAGTCGCCCGGTCTATCGCACAAATGTTCGATGAAGAGGATAAAAAATAGACCTTTATTTTTAAGGTCTATTTTTATTTCTAATTTGTTTCAAACATTTCTACTTTTTCGATAGTGTATTTTGTTGTGTTGTGTTCTGTATTAAGTTCTTTTGCTGTTTCTTCAGCATTTTCTTTTGAGTAGCACCACATTACGAGTGAGGTTTCTCCGATTCTTACTGTTGATGGCTTTACTACAGCCCATGTTGTGTTAGTCTTCATTGTTCTTTCCTCCTTTGTTGTCTTTATTATAGCTCACTTAATCTCTTTTGTCAAGCTCTAATCTTGTATTTCTTTGTTCTTTCTTCCGGCTGAGCCTGAGAGCTTGAGGCTTAGCCTCTTGCTCTCATTCTCATCATCTGTCCCTCTGTGATGAAGGTTGCCTTTTCAAACTTGAGCTGATAGGCTACTCCGTCAACTGTGAGGTCTCCGTCCTCTGTGAATGGTACATTGTCTTTTATCCATTCCTGTCCGTTCAGCTCGGTTATCATCTTCTCAAATACCTCGCCTTTGTTGTACTTGCTCGTTTCCACCATTGCGTTGAAGTATTCAACGGAGCAGAGGAGCTGTGGGTTCAGGTCGAACATCAGGCTTTTCTGTGTGTGGTCTGGTTTGAATCTGAGGCTATAGCCAGCACCTCTTGAAGCCTTATCGAGCTTTGTGAGATGGTCGAGCATTGAGCCGTCAACGATTACAAAGTACACGTTGCCTTTGTTTGTGAAGCCGAGAATATATCTGTGTGTGTACGCTTTGCGATTGTAAAAGTCTACTAACATTTTTTTAATCTCGTTGTTTTTCATTTTGTTCACCTCATTTCGTTTGCTTTATCTTATGTCTTAATTATATTCATTTATAAAACAATGTCAATAACTTTTACATTAAAAATAGATTAAAAATAAATTAATTTTTAGTTTCGGGAAGTGTACCCGCCACGTCAAAAAGTTAAGGAACTCTAACTATTTAGATTTTTCTCTGAAAATACACGCGCGCGATATAATACAGTTTAAAAAAGTTAGATATATCTAACTGCTATATAGGGGGTATGTTTGCGGAAAATTAAAAAAACGTTTGTTCGAATTTGACCGAGCCTGGAACACAAACCCCACGAAATAAAAAATCCATTTTATAATAAAAAAAGAGGGCCCAAACCCTCTCTTCTCTACCTATACGTAATATGCTTTCCTTTTTCCTTTTCCTTTGACCTTAACGTCCGTCGAATTAATCCTCCCTGCCTTTATCAAATTCGTACATATGGCAGTTAATCTCTGTCTCGTCAACTCGACTCCTAACTTCTCCATCAAGTCTTCAACCTGGATTGGTTCCTCCGTTAAAACCTCTACAATTTTTTCCTCTAATACCTTATTTTCGTTGTAGTGGTCCGTCGATCTTGCCTTCTCTAACGCCTTCGCGCTCGCAACATCCAACTTCTTCAATTCTTCCTTACATTCGGCGATTAACTCCTCTGTAATTTCTCCATTAATAACGGCTTCTAATCTTTGTCTACGTGTCATTTATTTGACCTCCTTAATTTTTAAAAGCTTTATGAATATTATTAACAGTAGTAACTGTTTTACTAATTGCGGTGTATGTGGTGGTTAATATGGTTATTAAAACATATCCAAAAAAACAAGTTCCAACAATAGTGCCTATGAACTCTGCCATTATTTTTTCTCCTTTCTTTTTTCTAATTATAGTATAATTGATTTTTGAAAAAAAGTCAAATTTTTAAATTGAATAGGTTGGACTTATTCGTGCGGCCGGTTCGTTAGTGCGCAGACGATGGCTCACTCGATGGCTCGGCCGCCACCAACATAAAACCTCTACATACAATCCGTGAAATTTTTACTCAACTTTTTTAAGTCCCAAAATTTGACTTCACTCCAAACCCCGTGGTATAATTAAGTTGTAGGAGGAAAACTAATGAAAAATAGATTGAAACTTGACTTTGGATTGGAAACTGCGCAAGAACGTGCCAGTTTCATTGAAACATATATAGTGCAATTTCCAGACTTGACTGCGGCTGAAGCCGAGACTATCGCGAACTATCTGCTCTGGGGAAAAACGAAAAGCGGCGAACCACTCGGCGCCGATGTTGGATTGGAGACGAAATGGACGAAGAAGGACGATATAGATAGTTTGGATTCGCTTTTAGAGTCGCAGACTTTTAACGATTTACAGATACATGGACTGAATGATGCTCCGGTTTATAAGAAGCCGAGGAATGTATTTTCGAGAAGTAGAGTTAGAAAGAGTGCGCCGGAGCATTTGTTGAAGGTTTTTGAGGAACTGTGGAGAGTTATTGATGAGACGGATTTGGTTATTAATTATTATGAGTTGAAGATTGGGAAGAGGATAAATCCGCCAAGAGAGGAGTTGTTGGAGAGGTTTACAGAAGAAGAACAAGAACAACTTAAAGAAAGAGCTAATCATTTGAATCAGTATAGTTATTTAAAACAGAGGCATTACTTGGTGGAGAAAAGGAAGGAACAATTTACACTTCAGGACTCGTATATGCCGACAATTGGCGCTTTTGGTAAAGCGCCGTCGCATTATTCACCTATTTTACCGATTTTTGGAGAGAATATAGAGGTATTGCCGCTGGGGTTGAATGAAGGACCTACTGCAGGATTGATTTTTAGAGAAGATTTTGACCCGAAGAGGTTTAGCGAAAAGGATTTGCAAGCAATTTCAAAGTTAGTTAATCGGAAGATTGACGCGGAGAAGAAAGACGATAAGAAGAAGATTGATTTCAGAGATGCAGAGACAATTTATCAGTTGTATTTGTTTGAGGATGAATTGGAAAATCAGATTGAGGAAGAGAAAGAAGCACATTATGGAGAGAGCAATCTGCCGGGATTGTTAGCGACTCTGAAGTTTTACGAGAGAATTGCAGATTTGACGGATATACAACGCGAGATTTTGAAGATGAAGGAAGAACATATGAAGAATCAGGACATAGCGGGGTATATTAATAAGAAATATGGAAAGAGTTATACAGCGAACTATATAAGTACTATATTTAAGCAAAAGATTATTGTGAAAATTGTCGAGGCTGCGGCGCTTCATAGAGATACGATTGAGAACTGTTTCTTTGAAGAGAACTTTAAGGCTTGTAGTTGCTGTGGTAAGATTTTACTTTTAGATAGTAGAAATTGGATTAGAAAGGCTAGAAGTAAAGATGGTTTTCAAAATAGATGTAAAATTTGTGAAAGGGAAATGAGAAAGAAAAAGAAGGAGGGTAATTAGAATGGCCTTAAGAGAAGATAAAGCGGTTCGACTTATTAGAAAAGTTTTAGAGTTAGACCCGATTGAATTTTTAGGAATTTGTAAGATTTTAGGGGTTTCTATTTATGATACTGTTGTAGAGAATGGAGCAGTAGAATCCGTCGAGGGCGGCCGAGCGAAAGGAGTAGTCAACGCCTCTGTAACGGTAAGAAAATTTACTGATATTTGGAGTGATGTTTGCGACGCAATTGACGGATTAAATAGAGTACAAAAAAGAAATTTAGATAAATTGCTTAAGGCAGCAATAAAGAAGGAGAATTAATATGGCACTTAATCCACAATTAGACATAGAATTAGATTTGAAGAAATGTAAATGTTGTGGGAGAAGTAGGACTAAATTAGAATTTCTGAAAAGTAAATCATTTATGTTTCCAAGTGGTGAAGTTGATGTATGCGCCAGATGCTTGGGAGAACGGATTAGTAATACGGATGAACAAGAACAATGGAATGTTATGAATAAGATATGTCAGTATTTGGATATTCCGTTTGAACCAAAACGTTTTGAAGAGTTGAGAGAAACTTCGCATACTGCGGCCGATTTATTAAAAGGTTATAATATGATTTACTTTTCAGAAGAATATGAAAGTGTTGATTGGACCGATTATAATGAGGCTTATAAGGAGTTGTCCGCACTCGGCGGCCTAGCAGATGTGGTGCCAGGATTGGCGGATGAGGAGCGTAGAAAACTTCAAGAGAAATGGGGTTTTAACTATGATGAAGAAGCTTTGAATTATTTGGAAAAGCTTTATGATGGGTTGCTTTTAACTCAGAATATTAATGGCGCGCTACAGGGCGACCAAGCCTTAAAGATTTGTAAGATTTCTTATGAGATTGATAATAGAATTAGAGCTGGCGAAGATTTTGATAAGTTGTTGGCCTCTTATGATAAGCTGGTTAAAACTGGAGAGTTCACTCCGAAAAACGTAAAGAACGCAAGCGATTTTGAGTCGATGGGTGAATTATGTAGGTGGCTTGAAAAACGCGGTTTTGTTAATCAGTTTTATGATGGAGAAACTCGCGATGTAGTTGATGAGACTATTAAGAATATTCAAAGCTGGAATCAACGCTTATATACTAATGAATCCAGTATTGGCGATGAGATTACTCAACGTATTCAGGCTTTAAAGACTGCGGCAGAATTAGAAAATTATTATGACATTGACCCAGAGGTAGATGATTATGATAATTATGAAAACGAAGGCTTTGAAGAACTATTTAAAGATGAAGAGTTTTCTGCTGACTTGCCGGAAGGAGGTGAGTAATGCAAGAAAAACGAAAGAAAGTAATTCTTAGCAATCGTCAAGAATTAATGAATGACGACTTCATTGAACGTGCAGAGCGCGCGGGCATAGAATTGGAGAAAGGCGCGGTTATTACTACTGAATATCTGGAAAGAAATTATGAAGACCTGTGTAAGTGGGTAAATTTATTCACTGCTTATCCAGATTACTATTTAGATATAATTAGACCAGCAGATTCTGAATTTAGTTTATTTTTCTATCAGAGATTTACACTGCGCGCGTTGATGAGATTTAAGGATGTATTTATTACTGCGCCGCGTGCGTTTTCAAAATCGTTCATTACAATATTAGCTCTTTTCTTACAATGTGTATTTATTCCTGGTCGCAAAGTATTCATGTGTGCGAACACAAAACAACAGGCGGCGCAAATTACAAAAGAAAAGATTTATGAAATATACGACCATTGGCCGCTTTTGAAGAAAGAAATAATCGGTTGGGAGTTAAGCGATTATCCGGGTAATTTTGGCAAAGATTACGTAACGCTTAAATTTAGAAATGGTTCGGTTTTTGACGTAGTGCTTGCTGGCGATGCTGCCCGTGGAGGGCGCCGGCACGGCGGAGAGATTGATGAGATAAGAGATGGCGATGAAGAATCTATTAACTCTGTAGTTATTCCTCTTGTAAACGTATCTCGTCGTTTACCAAACAATACCGTAAATGAAAAGGAACCAAACCAACAAATTATTGCTACAACTTCTGCAGGCAGTAAAACTTCTTTTGCATATGACCGTTTAATTGACACATTTGAAAATGCAATTATTGACCCACAACATTCTTTTATGTTTGGATGCGATTGGCGGCTGCCCGCCATGCATGGTTTGATTGATAAACAATATATTAATAAATTAAAAATGAGTCCGTCATATAATGCGGAGTCATTTGCTACTGAGTATTTATCTCTTTGGCAAGGTTCGAGCGAGGATGCATGGTTCTCATATGAGAAATTATCGAAATATAGAAAAATAAAGAATCCAGAAACGCACGCAATTAATAGACCCGATTCCGAACAATTCTACTTAATATCAGTAGACGTTGGCCGAATTTCGGACCAAACCGCAGTTAGCGTTTTTAGAGTTAATGTGGTTAAGAATAAATTTTATTCAACTTTAGTAAATTTAATAGTGTTAGGCAGAACTCCACAAACCAAGCCATTTGCGGTTCAGGCGGTTGATTTGAAGAAAATAATTCAACAATTCAATCCGCGTGAGGTGGTAATAGATACGAATGGTTTGGGTGTAGGCTTGGCTGATGAAATGATTAAGCCACAATACGATGAGATGGGAAATGTACTGCCTGCCTATGGATTTATCAATGATGATAACTATAAAAAAATTCAACCTAAAGATGCACCACAAATTCTTTATGGAATTAAAGCAAATGGACCATTGAATTCAAAAATTCACGGTAATTGCTATTCTCGTTTAACAAGCGGAATGGCGCGTTTTCTTATAAAAGAGCAAGAAGCAAAAAGTGCTTTATTGTCTACTAAAAAAGGTCAAAAAATGACTGTGGAACAACGAGTTATACGTTTAATGCCACATGAGATGACCACTAAGTTATTTGAAGAGATGGCTAATTTACGTTTAAAGCGCACTGGCGCAAGTCTAGATATAGTTCTCGAACGAATTAATAGTCGTTTTCCAAAGGATAAATATTCAAGTTTTTCTTATGGATTGTGGCGCATTAAAGAGTTGGAAGAAGAATATTATAAAACTAGTCACCGTCGTCGCGCGGCCGGTCGTAAATTAGTATTTTTCTCAGGAGGAAGGTAATGAGTGAACAAGTTGTCAAAGAGCCAATTAAGACTTTAGATTTGGTCTCTTTTACCAAAGCCATTAATGGGATGATTGCGAAGAATGATAAGTCTTATTCTTCCAGTACACGCTATGGCTATGATAGATATGAAAGGACAAAAGATTACACCTTAGAGGATGTAGAAAAAATAATTGATTCTGGTTCGCTCAGAGCACAGATAGTCCTTTCTCGATATTACTTTGATAGAGGCGGTTTTTATCAACGTTTGTTAATGCATTACGCCACTTTATTGAAATATACGGGTATACTAATTCCTAATCCAAGTTTTGGTAAAAATCTCTCCGAATCGTATATTTCAAAAAAGTATTACTATGCAACCGCTTTTATAGATGGCGCTAAGTTGCCAAAAGTATTTAACCATATAATGCTTCGTGCGCTACGCGACGGGTGCTATTATGGGGCGATACAATCAATTACTGATAAATCTATTTCAATTTTGGATTTGCCTGTGTATTTTTGTCGTTCACGCTTCAAAGATACAGAAGGTAATGAAATAGTAGAGTTTAATGTTAAATATTTTGATACGATTGCTGAAGATGAGTATCGAAAGAAGGCATTAAATGCTTATCCAAAAGAGATTGCTAATTGGTACAAGAGATATCGCAATCGTACTGTTAAAAGCCCTTGGTGTTATTTATCACCTAATATTGGAATCTGTATTTCACTATTAGATGATGGTAGACCAATGTTTTTAAACATTATTCCTGCGGCGCTGGAATATGAAGATGCGAAAGATATTAACAGAGAGCGTGATTTAGAAGAAATTCGTAAGATTTTGGTTCAGAAAATCCCACATCTATCCGATGGCGGATTATTATTTGAACCAGATGAAGCCCTTGAAATGCATAAGGGCGCAGTTGATATGATGAAAAAGAATGAAAACTTAAGCGTATTAACCACCTATGCTGACATTGACGCTGTAGTTTCAAAAACTTCTAATGACAATTCGTTAAACTCTGTAGACAAAGCATTGACGAATATTTATGCCGAGGCTGGTTCGAGTAGCCAATTGTTTGGTACAGATTCTAATCTGTCACTAAGCACTTCTATCACCAATGACATGGCGTTAGTTATGGTTATTGCGAAAAAGTTAGATAGCGTTATTACTTTTATCATTAATGAGCGTTTTGGTAATGCAAATATTAGTTTTAACTATAAAACTTTACCAATTTCTTACTACAATCAAAAAGAGTATGTAGAAACGAGTTTAAAAATGGCAAATTCTGGTTATAGTTTCTTATTACCTGCACTTGCCATGGATATATCTCAACGTGAATTAAACAATCTTAAAGATTTAGAAAATGATGTGTTAAAACTTAAGGAAAAACTTTTACCTTTGAGTACTTCCTATACAGAATCAGGAAACGTAGGACGTCCACAAAAGGACGCACAGGATAAAAGTGCGAAAACAATAGCTAATGAAGAATCATTAGATAGAGGAGGTTCTCAATAATGGATAAAGAGAAAGATAATTTAGCTAAATTTTCTCTTTCTATTTATGGTGATATTACTAGCTATAACGAAGTTTTATCAAAAGCTAGATGTAGAATTTTTTATACTGGTGCTAACCGAAATGGTACTTACATTACGGATGATTTCGCCACAAAGTTGGTTTCAACTTTACCATATGTTCCGGTTAAAGGAATTTATGACACAATGAAAGACGATTTCACCGACCATGGAAGAGAACGATATGAAGGACGTATCTATGGTATTGTTCCAGAAAATCCAAATTTTGCATGGGAAAAACACCTTGACATAGATGGGGTAGAGAGGACTTACGCTTGCGCGGATGTCTTGCTCTTTACTGGTATTTATAAACAAGAAGCTTTTGATATAGTTCAGAAGGCCCAATCTATGGAACTGTTTGCTGACTCTATCGAGGGAGAATGGCAGTTTATCAATGGAAAAAGATTTTTTGTTTTCACAGAAGGTCGTTTCCTTGGTCTACAAGCCTTAGGCGAGGACTATGAGCCTTGCTTTGAGGGCGCCGCCTTCTACACTCTTGTAGATTCAATTAAAACATTAGTAACAGATTTAGAAAATTCTGAAATTTTTCAAAAGCAAAACTTGGGAGGAGAAAAACATATGAATTTTAAACTTTCTGATAATCAGAAGTATAATATGCTTTGGACTCTTTTAAATCCAAGATTTAATGAGGAAAATGAGTTTGTTATGGATTACGCTGTATGCGATGTTTATGACGGCTATGCAGTTGTTTTTGGTTTTGAAAACGCTGCTTATGAAAGAGCATATTATACTAAAGATGACGAAACAGATTCTCTCTCCATTGATAAGATGGAAGTATGCTATATCGTAGATGTAAATGACGAGGAAAAGCGTGCGCTTGAAGTTCTTCATGCTATGAATAGCAATACATATGAGAAAATCGACGAAGTTGTAATTGGACTCCAAAATAATGTTAATGAATTTAGCACGAAAATTGAAGAGAACGAAGCTACAATTACGACTTTAGAACAGGATAAAGAAGCACTTACTGCTGAATTAACCGAAGCTACTAATAATTATACAACTGCTTTAGATACTATTAATACTTTAACCGCTGAAAACGAAGAGCTTCAAAACTTTAAGGCTGCATCTGAACTTCAAGAGAAAGAGGCAGTAATTGAGAAGTATACTTCTCTTCTTGAAGCAGGGGAACTTGAAACTTTCAAAGAGAATATTGATAACTATACTAAAGAAGAGTTAGATAAGGAATTAGCTTTCGTCTTAGTTCAGACTAAGTCAACTATTTTTACCAATAATACAGATGGATTTGTTCCAAAAGACGAGCCTAAACTTACTGGTTTAGAAATCGCTTTAGAGAAACAGAAAAATAAAAAGAAGTAATAAAACGGAGGATTTATTATGGCTTTCAAAAGATTTGTAATTGACGGCTATGGTCAATTAGAACTTAACCAAGTTGCCTTCCGTAGAAATGGTAGGGTAGAAGCTCAGTGCGCACTTGATGACACTGATTTTGCTAGTGTTCCTGCCGAGAACGGAATGTTACTTGCGGTAGATAGAGTCAATAGAAAGATTAAGTTCGCTACAGATGACTCTCTGCCAATCGCTCTGAATTATACAACTGAGCATATGTATGATGAGAGAGCAAACGCTCTGAAAGATTTCAAGCTTGAACTCGGTGAGTTCTACCCAAGACTTGGATTCCTTTCCGTTGGAGAATTATTTACAACAAATTGTATCGGCTATGATGCTGATTTTGCTGATGATGATGCAGTAAAGGAAGTAGACCTGACAACTACTGACGTATTTGGCGGCATTAGTGAGGAAGGCGCTATTCTTCTTACTAAGACTGCTCCAGAGGCTGGTCCGGTTCTCAAGGCTGTTGAGAAGACAACTATGCCAGATGGTCAGTTTGCATTTAAGTTCCAGGTATTAACTGCGTAATTAGGGGGTAATGAATAATGACTATTAAAGAAATGAAAGAATTAGCCCTTTGCGCGGCTAAGAATGAAGCTCCAGCTAATTATTCTGTAGAGAACGTAAACGATGCGCTCGCTGAGGCTCTCCAGGAAATGGCTGGTTCTATCAATCAGTTCATGAAGAACAGATATGATATTTATGAGATTATCATCCAGACCGCTGATGAAATCGTTCCTAACAAGGTAATCGATGCAGTAGGTATCTTCGCAGACGTACAGCAAGTAGGTCAGGGACAGAAGGCTCTTTTCAGAACTTCTCTTGGAAAGAGTAGAGCTAAGAAGTTCCTCACTCAAGTAGGTCTGTCTGGAGTATATGAGTCATTCAGACTCGATAATGGTAGATTCGAAGTTAGCGCTCATGCAATCGGTGGAGCTTGCTCTATTGATTTCGAGAGAATGCTTGATGGAGCAGAGACTATGTCTGATTACGTTGCTGTTCTTACAGAGGCTCAGACAGATGCTGTATATCAAGAAGTTCAGAAGGCTCTTCGCGCTGCCGTTTCTAAGACTGGTGTTCCAGCTAACAACAGAGAGATTGCTAACAACTTCGATGGTAATGCTATGATGAGACTTATCAGCACAGTTAGAGCTTATGGTTCAGCTGCTGTAATCTTTGCACCACCTGAGTTCGTTGCTGCTATGGGCGCTGATGCTATCGTTCCAGTTAGCGTTGGTACAGGCCAGGGTATCTATCACCCACAAGATATTGATGCTATTCACAACACTGGATACATCAATCTGTTCAGAGGAACTCCAATCGTTCAGATTCCTCAATCATTCATTGATGAGAACAACGTTGAGACTTGGATTGATCCACAACTCGCTTACATTCTGCCAACTGGTGGAGAGAAGGTTGTTAAGGTTGTATTCGAAGGTAACACACAAATGTGGGATTTCGTTAATGCAGACCAGTCCATGGAGATTCACACTTATAGAAAGCTCGGTACTGCTATTCTTACATATCATAACTGGGCTATCTATCAGAACACAGGAATTACACAGACTTATAAAGAAGTCTATAATGTTTAATTTTTATAAGGGGAGGGGTATATCCCCTCCCTTATTTGCTTAAGGAGTTAAAAGGAGTAAAATTATGGAAGACAAAGTTAAAGTTGTAAATTTAGTTTCTAGCAGAGTTAGTATTAATGTACCGGATGTTAGACTCAGTAGAGTATGGGAAAAGAAAGGAGCAGTTAAAACTATTCCTTTTGATCAGCTTGAAGAAGCTATGTATGACCCTGGCGTAGAAGCTATGTTTAGAGATGGAATATTGGGTATTGAGGATATTAAGATTAAGCAAAAGCTGGGTCTTGAACCAGAAGATGTAACAGAGCCAGTTAATATTATTATTCTTAATGACCAGCAAAGAAGACGTTATTTAACCGTTATGCCTTTCCCAGAGTTTAAGGCTAAAGTACAAGAGTTACCAGTTGAACAAATTAAGGAGCTGGCTTATTTTGCGATTCAAAACGAACTTATTGATTTTGAAAAGGATGAGCTTCTTAAGAAGATGGTAAATATTGATGTAGTTAAGTCTATTGAACTGGAGAGAGCAGACAAAGAAGAAACTACTGATAAGTAAGGAGTGACACATGGCTTCAGTTTATGATGTATATGATGCTTTTTTAGCTAAAATGCTAGAAGATGAATGGCTAAACTGGACAGATGAAGAAAGAGAAGAAGATTGGCGAGCCTTGTTAGATGCCGCCATTCCTTATTTTAAGTTTCCAAGAGTTAGCTTAAAAATTAATAGAAATGACGACTTCTGTGACCCAAATGTTTCTAATGAAGAAATTCAAATTCTTGCAACTTATATGAAATGTGAGTGGTTAAATAGAACCATTCTTACTTGGGAAAACGTTAAACCGTTATATATAGAAAGAGATTTTTCTCAAGCTAATTTAATAGATAAGTTAAGGAAACTTTTAGAAAGTGAGGAATATAAGGCTTTAAAACTGGAACGTGTTTATTATCGCTCAAGAAAAGGCTTGCCATTTAAATATAGACAATTGGCAGGAGAATAACAATGAAATATGTTCCTGGTATGGATGAAGGATATGCAAATAGTTTAAAAAATAAATTATTTGGCTTACTTTGCGAATACGAGAAGGGAAGAGAATGGGAGAAGTTTTTAGACTCAATTTTAATTGAATTATTGGGTTTTGATTTGGACGAGCGTACCATTAATTATTATTGTCTGTTTCATAAAATTTCTTCTTTAAGATATTTACGATATGAATATTTCAGAAGTACAGTTTTCGATTGTATGTCTTTACTTTCGAAACAATCGGAGGTAAAAGATGGGATATTATGAAGAAATATATTTAAAAAGATTAAATAGATATGGAACGGATTTTCAAACTCGTATGCAAAATCAAAGAGAAGAAAATTTCCGGCGCCAGATGTTAAAATCAGTTTATTATGTTCGCTTTGAATATGATGGGGAAAAACGTGAGGGAGAGTTAACCCCAATGCGCCAGAATGAAACAAAAACTATGCAATATCTATTAACAGATGTGCATTTAGATATTCCGCACGGTACTATATTATTTATACCAGATAAAGATATGGAGCCGCGCCCTTGGCTTGTTTATTACTTAGAAAGTATGAAAGCAAGTGGTTATAATCGTTATATTATGTTAAAGATGACGCATGAACTTACTTGGAAAGACAGAGAAGATAATATACAAACTTCTTGGGCATATTTTTATGGACAAGAAGATAATATGTTAAAGGATGAATTAAAATCGCGCAGTAGAAGTAGAGTTCTTTATACAGAGAATTTAAAATTAAGTTTCTTTATTTTACCAACTAATGTAAACTTAAGAAAAGATGATTATATGGAAGTTGCAGTAGATGGTTTGACAGAGGCTTATGTAGTTACTGGTTATGATATTCATTCTAATCCTGGTGTTGAATTTGTTTCTGTCGATCCGCAATATATTAGAGATTTAACTCCACCGCCAGAACAGCAACCGGGTGATGACCCAGATGATTTCTTTTGGATTAATAAGGGGGTGGAATAATGACAAAAGTAAGGGATTGTAGTGATATTGGTGTTAATGCACAATATATTATAAAACGACTTTTAGCAAATCAGAATTTGTTAAAATTACTTTATTATACTGATAAAGACCCACTTAATCATCCAGATTTGACTCAAGAACAAATACAAAAAGAAGTTTTTGAAAAATTAATTAAAATGGTGCCACGTGTTGGCCCTAAAGAGACAGCAAACTCATTAGTTGTACTTAGAATCGCGCGCGGGCGTGGTTTAGCGCAAAATAATGAGTTTAAAAATGTTTCTATTAGTTTAGAAGTATTTGTTCCTATGACTCAATGGATTATTAAGGATACTAATTTAAGACCTTTTGCTATCATGGGAGAAATTCAAAAATCTTTAAATGGAAAAAAGATTGATGGTTTGGGCAAAATGACTGGTGGAGATTTTGATTTAAACTTTTTAACTGAAGAAATTTCCGCTTATGAGCAAACCTTTATTTTAACTTCGTATGATTGATGATAGGGTTTTTCTTGGATTTCCGCTAGAGTTTAAAGATATATGTAAGGTATATCCCCCTACTGTAAATGATGTAAGTGGGAATAATCATTTTTATATATATCAATCGCTTTTCACTATGACACAAGAAGAATTGGAAGATGCGTATTTAAAAGATGAAGTTTCTTACGTACCAACTCCATTTGAATATTTATTAATAAATTATCATCAAGATGAAGAAGTTAGAAGTTATATTTTAGAAGGCTTTCAAAAATTTCTTCGTGAACCAGTAACAATTGAACCTGAGATTAATATGATATTAATTGGTGTTGATGAAGAGCATTTGGATATAGAAAAAGATTTGGATAATCCAAGACTAATTACAGCAGAAAATTATTTTGAATTTCAAAATCTAATTCGGGCGGTTATGGGTGAAAGGCCAGTAGAGCCACCCGACCCCGACGAAGACCCGCGCATAAAACGCATCAAAGCAAAAGGACGTTATAGGGATAAATTAAAAGCAAAAAGACAACAAGGACCAAAATTTGGAACTTTACTTGCTGCAATTTGCTGTATGGGAATAGGATTAACTCCACTTAATATTGGAGAGATGAGCTATGCCTGTGTTCAGTGGTTAATTGCTATGGAACAACAACGTGAGTCTTATGATGTTGATATCCGTGCTTTACTTGCGGGCGCAGACAGTAAAAAAGTTAAACCAAAATATTGGATTAAAAATATAAGTTAAATTTTTAAAAAAATTAGGAGGCTATTTAATATGGCAAGTATTCTTGATAAATATGGTATTAAAGAAGTTGCTGACGTAGTGTTCTATGAGTTAGACTCAAAGGGCGCACCTTCTGCTCCAGTACTTTATCTCGACACTCTTAAGGTTTCTACAATCGAGCAGAGTGCTGAGGTAGTTGATGCTACTGGTGGTAAAGGTAACGTTAAATTGATTTCTTGGGATACAAACAAGGAAGTTACAGCTACATTCGAAGATGCTCTGTTCAGCGTTAAGTCTCTCGCTATCATGTTTGGTGGAGAGGTTACAGACAATGCAGGCAATCAAGAAGTTCTTAAGACTGTTCCTTATAAGAGTGTAACAGCTGGAACCGGTGAATTTACTGTTGTAGTAAATGGTACTGAGCTTCATATTGCTGATAATAAGGCTACTTATTTCAAGTATGTTGATGATAAGGTAGTTCCTCAAGAGGCTGCTGACCAAGATACAGAGTTTGTTACATTTGACATTCTCGATGCTACTACAAGCGCAGGTGGAAAGGCTATGGCTAATGGTCTTGAGATTAGAATCGACGCTTCGAAGTTCGGTGGAACTTATTATATTACTGGCGATACATATGCTAGAAATTATCAGTCTGGTAAGGACGAGTTCCTTCAGTTCATTATTCCTAAGGGCAAGGTTAGCTCCGAGGACCTCAGCTTAACAATGGAGGCCGATGGTGACCCAGCTACATTCACAATGAACGTAAATGTATTAAAGGCTGCTGATGGTTCAATGTTTAAGCTTGTTAAGTACACTCTCGCTGGTGGAGATACTAGTGATAAGAATAAGGGTGTTGCATCTGTTCTGAAGAACTATGATGATGAAGGCGTTGAAAATGCTGGATATGAAAGCGATGCTTATCCTGTAAGCGGAAGTCTTCCAACAGTATAATTAATACGATGATTAATTGGTGGGAAGGTGGAAACACCTTCCCATTTTACTTAGAAGTTATACGCACTCGGCGGCCGGCCGTATTTGTGTGTGAAACGGAGATATATGTATGGATAACGAATTTGGTATGCAAGAACTGTACTTCGTGCAGTTAAAATCCACTTATCCTATAGAGGTAAAAGGAAAAGAAATTGCGACTGGAGAAGTGGTCGCAGCATTTGATAAAATTCAAATTGCTAACTTTCAAGAAATACATAAAGAGATTGCCGCACAAGGCGGTTATCAAAATAGAAAGTTAATAATTTGGAATAGGACTGAGGGCGTAAATTTAGTTTTTACACAGGGTATCTTTTCTAAAACGCAATTGGCGCTTATGAATAATACTCGATTAGTAAATATTGGTGAAAGTCAAATTATAAGAATAGCAGAAAGAGAAGAACTTGAAACCAATAGTGAAGGGATAATTACACTAACCCACGCACCTATAGATTCGTGGATTTTTGTTTATAATAAAGAAACTGGTGAGAAACTGACGAACCTTCGTATGGTAGGAGAAAAAGAAATTCAAACCCCTCTGGTCTATAAAGAAGTCATTGTTGATTATGAATATGGATATGATAATGGCGTAGATGTGAGTATTGTGGGTGAAGAAATTTTTGATGGATTTCTTACACTGGAAGGTAGGTCAAGAATTAAAGATGACGTGACTGGAGAAACTCATACGGCTATTATACGTATTCCTAAATTAAAAATTACGTCAGATTTTAATCTCACTTTAGGAACAAACGCGCAGCCAGTGGTTGGAAAGTTTAGAGGAACTGCGATGCCGATAGGGCCCGCGCGTGATACGAAAGCCTTAGAGATATATTTTTTGGAAGATGATATAGATAAGGATTCCGAATGGCGTTAATTTTTAATTAACGTCATTTTTATTTGGAGGAGAAGATAATGGCAGAAACTGTTGATATTCTATTACGAGCGCGAATGGAAGCCAACGAAGTTACGTCTAGTATTGGCCAAATTCAAAAGTCATTACAAAGCTTAACTTTACCTAAAGGACTTTCCAATGATTTAGAAAAAGAATTTAGTAAAATAGGTCCATTATTAAAAGATTATCAAAAGCAATTAAACAAGGGGTTTTCTAATAAAAAAGACCTCCAAACTTTTAGTGCCTTAAAAGAGCAAATTGGAGATACTTTAGGAACTATAAAAACACTTGTTAATCAAGCCAATTCGCAACAAATTAGATTAAAAGTAGATACACAGGCTATCGACCAGTTACAAAATAAAATTGTTTCTAAAACCGAAGCTTTACAAAAAGCATTAAGTCAAGTATTTACTAAATCTGTTAATGCGGATAATATAGCTACTCAGTTTGATAAAGTATTACAATCTACTTCTAGGTCTACCTCAGTTAAAGGAATGATTGGTAATGCTGGTAAATTATTTAATGCTCAAGAATATGCAGCATATAATGCAGAATTAGATAAAATTAAAAATAAGATTTTAAGTCTAAGTACAAGCAAAGTTAATTTTGCTAAATCATTAGGTGTTAAAGACGCTGAAAAAGATATTGCTGCAGTTGAGGCAAAAATTACTTCTTTTTTCAATAAATTAAAGGTTAATGAAGGTAAAGTTCAATCTATCGAATTACTTAAAAAAGAACTGCGTGAAATGGGTGTTGAACTTGAACAATTAGATATATCTTCTAAACTAAAAGGTGCTGAAGAAGTTAATAGTTTACATGCCGGATTACAACAGATAGAGCAAGATTTTCATAATACTGGCAACGCGGCGAATGATGCTGCTTCTGGTATTCTTTCTATGAAAGATCAGGTGGGCCAGTTAAGACAATCGACTCAATATTTCTTTAGTTTAAGAAATATGATAAATCTCTTTAAGAGAGGAATAGATGATGCGGTTAAGTCGGTTAAAGAATTAGATGCCGCCATGACGGAAACCGCAGTAGTTACCACCAATACTGTTGGTGATATGTGGAATATGCTTCCAGAATATACCAAAAATGCTAATGCATTGGGAGCAACTGTTTTAGATATGTATAAGGCAACAACTTTATACTATCAACAGGGTTTAAATGCAGAGCAGTCCATGTCAATTGCTGCTGAAACCATGAAGATGGCTAGAATTGGTGGATTAGAGGCTGCCGATGCTACCGATAAGATGACTGCTGCACTTCGTGGATTTAATATGGAAATTAATGAGTTGTCGGCACAACGCATTAATGACGTATATTCTAATTTAGCTGCTAAAACCGCATCTAATACTGAAGAATTAGGTAGTGCTATGCAACGTACCGCCTCTATTGCTCATTCCGCAGGCATGAGTTTTGAAGGTACGGCGGCATTTCTAGCACAGGCAATAGAAACTACCAGAGAACCAGCCGAAAACTTGGGTACGGCGATGAAAACAATTGTTGCCCGTTTCCAAGAATTAAAAGAAAATCCATTAGAAATTGTTGAAGTAGATGGAGAGGAAGTTAGTTATAATAAAGTAGATACTGCATTACAATCTATTGGAGTTTCTTTAAAGGATGCTAATGGTCAGTTTAGAAATTTAGACAAAGTATTTTTAGAAATAGCCCAAAGATGGGATAGTTTAACACAAACTCAACAGCGTTATATAGCCACAACCGCGGCGGGTTCTCGTCAACAATCACGTTTTATCGCGATGATGAGTAACTATGAACGTACTATGCAGTTGATGAGCTATGCCAATGATAGCGCTGGAGCTTCTAATGAACAGTTTAATAAAACTATGGATTCATTAGAGGCTAAATTAAATAAATTACACAATGCTTGGCAAGCCTTTATGATGGGTATTGCAAATAATACTTTTGTTAAAGGCGCGGTTGATGGTTTAACTTTTGTTATAAGTCAAACAAATACATTAATTAATACTTTAAGTGGTGGTCGTGGTGTAATAAAATCTTTTCTTTCTTTATTTACTGCCTTTACCGCTTTAAAAGGATTAGGTCGCTTCGCTAATGCTGCCATTGGTGGTTTGGGCGGTATGCTTGATCCACAATCTAGTTTTAAACAAGGGTTTTTTGGTGGCGGTATTATTGGCAATAAAGCTAATGCTAATGCGACTCAAGCAAGAATGATTTCTGACCCTATTGTTAATGCTATCAATAGATTATATCAGGCTCAAACAGGAAAGACGGTTACTAAAGATAGTCAAACTAGCGCCAAAGCAGATTATAAAGCTTTTACAGAAGCTAATACTGGTTTACGAGGAACAATTAATCAGTTAAAACCTGGAGAACAATTTTCTATTGGCGAAGCCTATAGTAAGATTGATAAATTAGATACTCGTCAACAAAAAGCTGTATTACAACAATTGCCTGGGCTTACACTAAGTTTACAGAAAAATGGTATTAAATTTAATACAAAAGATATAAGCAGAAGTTCACAAGAACTTTTAAAAGTCTTTAATAAAGAAATAAATGATGGTCTTAAAAATGGTAATATAGATTCTCAAACAGCATTAAAAATGTTTGGCTCTCCTCAAGAATTTGCTAAAGCCATGTCAGCCAGAGGAGATGATTATGCTAGAGCCGCACAAGAAGTTCTTGGAAATAGTTTCGATAGGTCTACCTATAGAGAAGATTTAGCTAACAAATTATTACAAGTTGAAAAATTTAAAAATATGGATAAGGATAGTTTTAATAACTATCTAGACAAGGCTGTAGCAAAAAGAAATGAGAGAGATCAACAGGAATTTGCAGGATTCGCTACAAGTCAAATAAGCAATGGTGCAAAATTAGCAAATAATATTGCTTCAGTTGGACAGGCCGCTACAATGGCGGGCCAAGGTGTAGCCCAGCTTGGTATGCAATTATCCAATGCTGGATTTAAAACTGCGGGCGCAGCAGTTACCGACTTAGGATATAAAATTTCTTCTTTAGGTATGATTGCCTCAAGTGTAGGTTCAGTTTTTGGTAAGATTTTTGCCAATGATGGTCCTATGGCATTAATTAATGCTCATCCAGTTATGGCAATGGTTACTGCAATTGCCGCGATTGCTGGTACTGTGGCATTTATTAATAAACAAATAAAAGAAAATGCAAAAAATTCTGCCCAAGAAATTCAACAAGCTTATAGTGAGAGTGTTAAAGAAGCTTCTGATAAAATAGATTCACTTAAAGCTAATGTAAGCACTTTTAAACAACTATCTAAAGGCGTAGATAAGTACGGACATAATCTTAGTTTAACTGAAGAAGAATATGACCAATTCTTATCTACTTCTAAGGCTTTGGCAGAAACTTCTCCAAGTTTAATTAAAGGCTATGATGCTCAAGGAAGAGCAATTATAGCAACTGGAGATGCGGTTGACCAATTAATTAAAAAGCAAGAGGACTTACGTAATACAGCTAGAGATAATTATATTACCGGCGAAGCCTTTAGTACAAATATAGCTGGTATTCGTGCGGGAGAAAATTATGAATCTATAGTTAGTTCCGAGTCTTATATAGACGAATATGGAACTACACAGTTTAAGCAAGTTTTCATGGGAAAACAAATTGCTACTTTTAATAAAGCTGTTAAAAAAATAGATAATAAAAAATTAAAAAATCTCAACGCAGAAATTACTAAATTAACAGGCCATGAAATTGATTTGGCCAATATAAATGACCAAAGTGTTAAAGTTATTGCCAGCCGATATCAAGACATTAATCGCTTAGTAGAAGAAAACTCTCAAAAATTAGATGATAAAACTCGCGAAGGATTACAAAAAGCTTTCTCCGGCATAGGAGAAGATTATAATTCTTTCTTATCAGATTTACAACCATTAACTGAACAACTTGGTTTATTTTTAGATTCTAAGGGATTGAGTGTTTTAGGATTAGGCATTAGTGAAGAATTTGTTGCTGGTTTTAATAAGGGATTAGAAGATTTAGCCTTAACTTCAGTAACTGAAAACTGGGGAGGCAGTCGACTCCAGCGCGAGGCCGAAAATTATGCTAAAGGATTTAGAAATTTAACAAAAGAGGGCAGTGCTTATTCTAGAACTTTAGAGCAAATTGATAGAATACAGCAAGATTATCTTAAAAATGCTGGTGAAACCGGAGCAATTGAAGATTATAATAAAAATATTCAAGAACAAATAAATCATTTAAATTCTTTAGCTAATCAATATGATGGCACAAGCGCGGCTGGTACAGCTTTCGCCGAGATGTGTCGTAGCGCCGCAGCTGATGCGCAGATGTTCACAGAGTACGGCGTTGCTTTGTTGGGTGAGGGTTTAAATACTCTTGCTTCAGAATTTTCTCAGGCTCGTGAAGCCCAAAAACGTTTTGAAGAAGCCACTGCGGGCGGAGATTACTATACTGCCGCGGAAGGATACAAGTCCATTATGGACACCGTAATGAACGAAAAGAATGATGCAGGGCAGGGATCTCTTACGGCTTGGCGCGGCGCAACGGAATTATTAGGAGCTTCTGTAGTTGATAATGCAAAAAGTTGGGATGAAGTAGCAAGTAAAATACAAAAAATCGCTCCTATGTTTGAGGATGGAGCCGAAGGAGTATTAGCCTTTAATGATTTCTTAGTTGAAGCTTGGCACAATGCCGGTGGGGCCTCTGGAGAACTTGCAAAACTTGGCTCAGTTATTGATGGTGAATTTCATTTTGATTTTGATACACAAAATGAAAGTTTAGAAAAGTTTGCAAAACTATTAGGCATATCTGAAGGAGCTCTCGCGGCATTAATAGATAAGAGTAGACAATGGGTACCTTGGGATATAAGTGACCCAGATATGATTATGTCTGCTCTACGTAATAGTGAAACGACTATTCAAGGAAGTAATGGTACATTATATACTGCTGAATCAGCCTTCCGTGACGAGGCTTATCGTAATGAAATTGTTGGTGATAATTATAAGGAAACTCGAAAAACGGTAGAGGATCGAGGGGTTAAACTTTTAACTGTTGATGAATTAACTGCCAAAAGTCAAAGTGGAATTGTTGCTAATGATATTTTAAAAGATTTAAATATTAGCAGTCAACAACAAAACAATACATTAGACAATGCTGTAAGAGTATTTTCTGGATTAGGATTTGGATTAGAAGATATAACCACGGTTTTAACTAAACAAGGTATGTCTTTACAAGAGGGTCCAGTTACGGCAGAGCAAATAGCCGAGGTTTATGACCAGCAAGCTTTTGCAGCAGAAAATCCAACTGTTGCTGGAATCGCTAGTGATACTGGAATAATTGCCAGCAATACATCCGCTTTATTAACCTCTATGGGTATTTTAGATAAAAATACAAAAGAAAAGGTTGATGAAGTTACTAGTGATAAATATGTTGATAATGCCTTTTTAGACTATAAACGCGAAAGAAAGGGCGCAACCAATCAAGCAGAACGTGAGCAAGCTCTTAATAATGTTCAAGCTAAAATTGATAAGTATGATAGCGACATTGAGCGTTTAAAACAGGGGCAATCAACCCACAAGGAAGATACTGCAACCTGGAAAGAGTATCAAGAAACCATTGATAAATTAGAAAAAGCTAGAAATAATTTATCTGGTATGGTGGAAAAAGATCAACAATTATTAATTGATACCGCTGAACAAGCTCAAACAATTATTCAAGACATTGGTATTTCTAATGAAAATACGGATTTTCTCAATGCAAATGCATTAGATGTCTCTAATGCTCTTAATAACACTGATATTAATGCAGGAATTGCATCTTTGGCAGCCCTTAGACAAGAAGGTAGTCTAACTAAAGATACAATGTTTGCTTTGGCTAGTGAATTTCAGAAAATACATAATACAGATTTATCACAATTAACTTATGGAGAACTTGCTAATCTCTATACTCAACTTGGTTTAGGTAAAGAACAATGTACGGAACTTTACGCATCTTTGAATGGTTTATCAGAAGATGAGATTGAAATATTAATAAATCCTGAGGTTGAGGGTAAGGAGAAAGTTGATCAATTCTTAGATGAATTAGCAAAAACTCCAAAACAAAAAGAAATTTTCATAGAAGCCGCCGCAAAAATCGCGGGTGGAAATGCTGCCAGTGCTAAAGATACTATAATGCAGCAATTAGGCTTTTCTTCTGAACAAGCAGAAATAATTACTCAAAAAATTGAAGTAGCTCTTGAAACAGAAAGTCTTGATACTGCAAGCGTAATTGACGCAGTAGATAGCATACCTTCATATAAAGGAATAAATGTCAATGCTAATATTGCAAATGCAATGAGCGGAATTGATCAAACTAAGGGCAATATTAGTTCCATACCAGATGAGCATGGTACTAATATTACGGCAGATAACTCTGATTTAAATAGTAAATCTGCCCAAGCCACCAGTAACATTAATAGTATTCCAGATAGTCATGGTACTAATATTACTGCTACAGATAGTGCTACTTCAGTAATAAGTAGAGTTAGAACTGCTTTATCAAGAATACCTAGTGTTGTTAGATCTATTATTAAGGTCGATAAAGAGGCCGCGAGGGGTTTAAATTATTCAATTCCTGCTCATCAAACGCCTAGTTTTGGTTCGGCCGCGAATGGATTTAATACTACAGGTTCTTCCAAACGTTCAATGACTGCTTTGGTAGGCGAAGAAGGATTTGAAATCGCATATATACCATCTCAAGCGCGTTCAATGATATTGGGTGCAAATGGACCAGAAATTACTTCTTTCCCAAGTGATACAGTTATTTATCCACATAAGCAGTCTTTAGATATTATTAGACGTGGAAAGCAAAAAAATAGTTTTGATTCATTTGCACAAGGTAGAAGCGGTGGTTTAAGATCATCAGTCATTAAATATGTTGAATCAAACAATGCACGTAAGTCGGGTGGTAGTAGTAGCAATAACAAAAGTAATAATAAATCCAATGCAGGTAATAAAGCCGCGAAAGCAGTTGAAGATACTGCAAAACGTATCGGTGGTGTATCTGTATGGTGGGAAAATATTGCTCGTAAAACTGAGGCAACTCAACGTAAAGCAGATAATAACCAGAAAAACTTTGATAAATATATCAAAGATATGCGTGCCACTCTTAAAAAGACCGGTACTGTTGGTCAAGGTGATGCTTATATATCAAATTTAAAGAACGTTATTTCTTTGAATCAACAACAGGTTAAAAAAGCAACACAACAATTATTAACTCTTGACATAGGAACCGATGCATATAGAAAAGCTAAAAATGCCGAAGAAAGAGCCAAAGCTAATGAAAGAGCTTTTAATGGAGCTACTCCTGGAGTAGCACAGGTATCTTATTCTACTGGTTCTGGTGACAACAAAAAAACCGTTGATGAATTAGTTAATCTAGCTCCTTTTATAAAGAAAGATAAAACCGGCGCTTATGTTGTAGATCAGGGCGTACTTAATAGCGTTAAAAACCAAGAAAGACGTAAAGGTATCGCTGATGCTGCAAATAAAGAAGTTAATGATTTAACTAACAAAAGAAATAAAGCCGAAGATGAGATAAAAAAAGCTCAAGAAGCTTTGGAAAAGATGGGCGAAGAATTATATAATACATTCTTTGCTTGGGAAACTGAATTAACAAAAATTTGGAATATTACTCAAAAAATAGAAAGAGCAGAAGAAAAATTATCTCGTCAAAAAGCTTATAGCGAATTATTGACTGCGCAATTAAATTCTGGACTGCAAAAAGCCACAAAAGAATTTAACAAAAAGAGTGTGGCCGCATTTAAAACTGAAATAAAGCAAGAAACGAAAATATTGCGCTCTAGAGTCAATTCAATTTCAGTTTTACGCGATAATGTAACAAAAGCTTTAAGTACTGCGGATGAAAAAGCTACTTTAAAATCAATTAAAGCTAAGCTGGCGAGTGATAAAAAATATGATGCTGCTAGGGCAAACCTGCAGAAAAAAGCAGAAGCCAAAACTAAGGCTCGGAATAGAGTTAAAAAAGCTAAGGCAGGGGTTTCTTCAGCTCAAGCGCAATTAAAGGCCGCGAAAAAAACTGGTAATGCAAAACAAATAGCCGCAGCGCAAACAAAGCTTAATAATGCAAATAGGGAATTAGCTAATGCCAATAAAGCATTAACTAATGCTACTAAAGCTTATAATACAGCTAGCAAAAGTTTATCACAATATAAAAACTTAAATGCAACTGAAAAATTAGGTTATGAGACTTATGCAAAAAAACTGCAAGAGGATATAGATATTCAAAATGCAGCGAGCAAGTATTTAACTGCGACAAGGCTCGCAGATGGCACAGTTGATTTTAATTTTAACAGTAGTAGATTTGAACAAGATAAATTAGCTGGTAACATAAGCGCAGATAAGGCTAAAAAAATTGAAGAATATGTTGAGAAAGTTCAAAAGGCAGTTGAAGAATTAAATACTACTTATAAGGAAATAACTGATGTTTTAACAGATATGCATGATAGGTTGGCTGATTTAAAAGATCAATGGGCCAACTACGCAAGAGATTTATGGGAATATGTCGAAGAAAAGAAAAAAGATGATGTAGAAAACTTAAAAAAGCTTAGTTCTTCAATTAGCAATGCTTTAAAGAAGTTATTAGATGAAGTAAAACGTAAACTTGATGAGCGTAGACGCGTAGAAGATAATGCAAAAACTGAGTCCGATATCTCTAGAAAACAGCAGCGTTTAGCTATGTTACGTGCTGATACTTCTGGCGGAAACCTTGTAGAGATTGCTCAATTAGAACAAGAATTAGCCACAGCACAACAAAATTATCAGCGTTCTTTAGAAGATCAGCTATTAGATAAATTACAACAACAAGCAGATCTTGCAGCTCAGCAACGTGAAAGACTTATTGAACTAAGTGAGGCTCAACTTGAAGCAACTAACAATGCTGCCTTGGTTGATATGTGGATGGCTAATCCAGAAGCATATAAATCAGAAATTCTTAAAGCATATCGCGCTAATAACAAATACGATATAAGTCCACAAGCTATTAAAGATTCAATAAATAGAGATTTTGAAACTTTTTGGAATGGTTTAACTACAAATCAGCAAGAACAAAAGTTACTTACCAATGAAATCACTGGTATAAAAGATATAGTTAATAAAATTGAAAAAGAATTAGCTAATTCAAGTGTTTCTCTTTCCAGTGCCAAATCTAGTGGTTATTCTGCAAAAGGGGCAAAAAATCTATTTGGTGCCTCTCTGAGTGATTTACGTACAATAGGTAAGTATACCGCCGCTGATTTCTTAAAATCAAATTACAAGGCAAAAGACCTTAAAGCGGCTGGTTTTAGTGCGTCGGAAGCAATAAAAGCTGGTGTTAGTTTAAAAGATTTAAAATCAGCTGGTTATACTGCTGCTAATTTAAAACAAGCCGGCGTAAAAATTGAAAATGCTAAAAAAGCTGGTTATACAAATGCTGAGTTAGCACAAGGATATGGCGCCACCGCGGCAATGATCAATTTAAATATGTCTGGTAAGGCAGTACAAAATGCTACTGGCGCCAGTGCAGCATCGTTACAAAAAATTGTTAATAAAAGCGCTACTGACAAAGCTGTACAAACAGATATGTCTGGTGTTACAGCCAAAATGGATACAAATGGTAAGACTGCTGGAGGTTCTATTACTGGTACCATTGGTACTACTGGTAAACAGATTGCTGCCAATCGTGGGTCTACACTTTATGTACAAGGCTGGGATACCAAAACTGGTAAGGCAAATGGTAAACAAGCGGTTTATACAATCGACAAGTTAACAGCCGCGCTAATTAAAAGTCATCCACAAGAGGCTAAACAAGCGTTAATTTATGCTATTCAAAATCAAGCTTGGGGCTCTAAAATTAATAAGAATTTTAAAGGATTAGTCTCTGCCGCGAAAATTGGTGGCAATTCTTATAAATTAGCTAGTAAAGGTCATGCTTGGTATGCTAGTGTTGGTTCAGATGGTGTTATTTATCAAAATCATAATAGTGGTGTAGTTACTTGGAATCCGGCAACTGGAAAAACAAGTACAATTAAATATGATAAAGCAAAATTTTTAGCAAAAGCCAAGAAAAATGATACAGTTAGTAGGGAATATGCACAAGTATTAATTGATAAAAAAGCTTATACTAAAACTCAATTACAAAAAGCAGGAGTTAAAAAGTTTGCATCGGGCGGATTGGCAGACTTTACTGGTCCGGCCTGGCTTGATGGTACTAATTCCAAACCAGAACTTGTTTTAAATGCTCAGGATACTAAAAACTTCTTAGCCCTAAAGGATGTTTTAAGTAGAGCAGTTAAATCTACAAATGATATTTCTAACGGATATGGTAACGCTGTATATGAAATTAATATAAATGTCGACCATATTAATAATGATTATGATGTAGATCGCATTGCCGAAAGAGTTAAACGAAATATTGTTAAAGATTCTAATTATAGAAATATTACACAAGTAAGAAAATTCCGCTAAAAAAAGAGGGGTATATACCCCTCTTTTAATTTGTTTTAATTATTCCATAAAAGGCATCAATGCTTCCAGTTCTTCCGAAGTACATTCTACATTGTCGCCCAAATCTTCAAGACATAAATTAAAATTATCAATTTCAACTTCTAAGTTTTGTAAATCTTCTAAAGCTTGATTACACTCATCTATTTTGTCGTCTATTATCATAATTTGTGAACCGTCTTCTGAAAAAACAAATTCTCCGTTTGCATCTTTTTTTGCGTATATATCTATAATTTCTTGAAATTTCTCACTATAAAATTCAGTTTCTTTTTCGATGGCTTTTTTAATTTTATTAATTTTATAAGCTCCCTTTAGTGGCAGATTTACTCCAGCAAAAAAATTGCTATTGTTTCTAAAGCTTATTAATTGTTCCATTTTTACTTTCATTTTAGTTTATTCCTCCCAGTTGAATGTTTCAACTTTCTTCTTATAATTATCACTTACATATTTACCAATACCAATCGCATCGGCTACATCGTCAGATACTGTAATATCAAACCATTCTTTTACTTTCATTTGCATTGACCGTTTACGGTCCGCGCGGGTACGCCCTTTTACTTGACAATGACTACGCCATGTGGCGGGTGGTACGATTTTATAATCAACTTCTGCCATATAACATTCTGCCATTAAGATGCCTTGTAATCGCGCAAGAGTTTGATATGTAGTAACTCCGATTGTTTTGTTGTTAAATTGTTGAAGTTGTATTCCCTCAATTCCAATTATATCTGGGTCCCATTTAAAAATTAATTGATATAACCAATTTTTAATTTCTATATCTCGTGCTATTTCGTCTTCGGCGGCCGCCTCAAACGTACCGGCATAGATAAGTTCCTTACCATCAAATATAGAATATCCTGTTACGTGGGTGGCTTGGTCTAAACCAATTGACCGCTGTATAAGTTTATTTTTGGGAATTATTTTTTCTTCAAAATTATTATATTGATTTTGTTTACATACTGGACACTCCCATTTATCTCTAACTTTCTTATAAGGAAGATAAACTCTATGTCCTTCATTACATTCAAAAATTAAATCTGTGTCTAAATTTTTATATTCTTCTGAAATTAAACTCCAACTATGCTCTATCGCCGCCTTTCTTATATCATCAATTTTTATTTTAGCCAATTCCTGTACTTCCGAAGCCACCGCCGCGGTCTTCGCCGATTTCTCCTACAGATTCCACTTGTAAAAAGTTTGCTTGTGGAACTTGAACTAATCTCATTTGAGCGAAACGGTCACCTTTAGAGATTGTATAAGAACTTCCATGAAGTATTGATTTAATATGAATTTCTCCATTATCGTCAAAATCATATTCTATATCTTTAAATGGCGGCTCGATGTTTTCTATGATAACACCAATTTCATCGCGATATCCTGCGTCAATAAGTCCTGGCGTATTAGCAATTCGAAGTTTTGTTTTTACTGATTGTCCAGAGCGTGGTTGGATAAGTATGGCATATCCTTCTGGTATTGCCATTTTAATTCCTGTTCCTACAATTTTAGTTTCACCTGGGTTAATTGTAATTTCTTCTTTTGCATATATATCTAATCCTGCATCGGTTTTATGTGCATATGCGGGTAGTTTAACCTCTTCTTCAAGTTCACAAGGTATTTGAATAACTTGCGAACCACCAAGAATTTGGTGTACCTTATTATTTACCAATGTATAAATTTCTTTAAGAAAATCTTTTTTTGGGTTACTTAAAAAGTCAATTTTATCAATAGCTTCTATAGCTGTGCTAAAGTCTGAATCTAAAGACTCTTGATTGTAGTTTTGCCCTATTACTAAAGCACGTAGTTCAACGGCCGCCTCTGGTTCATTTAAAGTTTCTGCAAAAATCCCAAGAAATTGATCTTTAAGTAGGTTGAAATTATCATCTTCAAGAGCTAGTAAAGACTCAAACATTTCTAGACCACCGAGTAGGTCGATTGCATCTTTATTATCTTCATAGAATTGTTGTAATTCTTCTTCGTTAATTTCTACTTCTTCATTGTCCGTCGTTGGCGCGCCGTCAAGATTTTTTATGATAAATATATCATTTGTGGTTGTAAAAATATTACCCTCTAATTCTTCTTTAGATTTAAGCTCTACTATATTCTCATTATTCATAAATTATAACTCCCCGAAGAAATTCGATTTATAAAAATTATAATTTCTTCTATTATATTACTATTTTTATTTAAAACCAAAAGTGGAATATTATGTTTAAAACAATATTGTAGTTTCATATCATCGTGCTGTTGTTGTCTTTTTAAATAATCATCGCCACCCCAGTATTCTATTGACTGGTAGTGTTGTTGACCTTGATATTCTATTAATCCAAGAAGTTGATTACTCTTATTTAAAATGGCAAAATCAAAGCGTAGTTTTTTATCTTTATCACTTTTTAAATCTTCAAAAGTGTATTGACGTTTAAAATTGATATTATAATCTTTTAAAAAACGCGCTATTGTTTCTTCTTGCCAGGATAATAAACAACCACAAGATTTGGTATTGCCGCTACGTAGTCTTATACCTTCCACATCTATTTCATTTCCACATCGACATTGGCAGTGCCAGATAGCTTTTGGACTTTTTTCCACTAAAGATAAAACAGTTAAGAAGCCATAGGTGTTTCCTGTTTCATCTTTAAATTGTTTATTGCTTCGAGTTTCCCGTGCATAGCATCCACAAGATAAAACCTTCCCACTCCGTAAATCGGTACCATAGACTTCGGTTTGATTTCCGCAATCGCATTGACAGAGCCATTTTGCTTTTCCATTAGTGGTATTATTAACGCGTTTAATAACTAATAATTTACCATATCTATTGCCGGTTTCATCTTTAAATACCCCACTGCGCTGATGTCGCAGCGCGCAAGAGAGGCCGCAAGAAGTAATTTTTCCTTTGCGCAAATCACTTCCTCTAACAATCTTTGTATTTCCGCAATCACATTGGCATAACCAAGCGGTTCTTCCGTTTTTATCTTTGGTTAGTTCTTTGACAGTTAAAAAACCATATTTATTTCCACTTTCATCAATTAATTTTTGTCCCATTATATTCTACTCCCAAAAAGTTGAAATCTCCTTTACAACTTTAAGTAGAAAACCGCTATCAATAACTTCACCTTTTTGCTTCTTTTCTTTAAGAGCATAACCACTTGCCTTTAAAATATAACCATTTTCTTTAGCATCTTGACGAAAATGTTCCATTACTTCTCTTGCTTCGTCTTCAGTTTCTACTCTATATTCTTCTGTTCTTTTAATTAATCTCATTGTATTCTCCTGTTGTTAAATTAACACATTATAAACTTTTCCTTATTTCTACTTATATTATACCAAAAAAAATTTTTTTTGTCAAAATTTAAGGCCAGCGTTTAAGCTGACCTTAATGTTTATTCGTTTTCAGCGGCCCACCGTCTACCATCGCCATAGCCTGCGACGTAACCAGCAGTATGCTGTTGTGCTAAGGCTTTCTTTATGTTTTCTAAAGCCTGCGGGAAACAGCTACCAACCAAAAATTCAAAGGAGATTTCTTCGAGATTATCTCGTTCTATTATATTTATAATTTTATCAAATTTTTCTCTACTTACTACAATTTTATCAGTTATTTCTGTACTCATTCTATTATCTCCCATTTTCCATTATTGTTTTTCCAAATGTGTTGATTAGTACTACCGCGTAAGCGTAAGTCTAAGTTTTTTAGTTTCTCGATAAAAGGACCTTCGATTAATATATCAGTATCAGATAATATCTTTTTTAATATATCTGATTGATTATACATTAAATCTTCATAGGTGTAACCTGTCCACAAAGTTATTTCAATATGTGGATAGGCATGACGTACCGCGTTAATAACTTCCGCAGTCATTTCTAAATTTTGTTCTGCCAACGGCTCGCCGCCAAGTACAGAGAAATTACGGCATATATCATTAGCAGAAATTAATTTAATAATTTCCCATTTTACTTCTGAGGTATATTTTATTCCTTCATCAAAATCCCAAGTTTCTTCGTTGAAACAACCGGGACATCGGTGGGGACATCCTTGTACCCAAAAAGATACGCAAACGCCCCTACCATTAACTACATCATTTGGAATTATTGTATTATATCTGCTCATAATTTTTTACTGTGTTTAAATCTATCCTCTACTTCTGCTATTTTACCGGGGTTAAAAGCAGTAGTATAATTGCCCGTCAGATAGCCTGTTACCCTACGCAATCTTTGAACATCGGTACAACCACATTCAGGACACTCGTTTCCAATTTCACCAGTCCAACCACAATTTAAACAAGTGTCGCTTGGAACATTAATTGCAAAATATGGAATGTCTTTGTTCATAGCATAGTTTACAATTTGTTCGAGTGCTTCTAGATTTTTTAAAACAGCTCCTTCTAATTCAACATAAGTGATACAACCCGCACTAGAATAACCAGTTAACTGACTTTCGATATCTATTTTATCGAAAGGAGAAATCTCTTTCCATACTGGCACGTGCATTGAGTTGGTAAAATAATCTTTATCGCTAACTTTTGGAATTTCCCCAAATTCTTTTTTAAATTTGTTCATAGCAGTATAGCACAGATTTTCTGCTGGCGTATAGTATACTCCAAAGTTTAATTGATACTCTTGTTTAAACTCGGCACATCTGTCTTTGAATAATTGTTCTATACGTTTTGCAAGTTCCATACCTTTTTCTTCGGTGTGGTCACAATCAATAAGAATTTGAAGAGCTTCTGCAAGTCCTAATTGACCTATTACTATTGTTCCATGCTTAAGAGCAGAGCGGATACCTTCTTCTGGTACATAACCAACCATTGTATTATTTTCGTACATAAACTTAGCCGCGTCTGCACTTTGGGAACATATATATTCAAATCTTTCCAATAACATATCTTTTGCTTCGTGAATTTTCTCATCGAGTAAATACATGAAGTCTTCTACATTACCGGCCTCCATAGCGAGAGTTGGTAGGATTATTGTTACAGGACATATGTTACCGCGACCATCTTTAAGCTGACCGAAACCATTTATATCATAGCCATTCGCAGTTCTGCATCCCATTGTTGAGAAATAAGTGCGAGGGTCATTTACATCATAGCCTGCATTACCAGACCAATCTACATTAGCGTAGTTTGGATATAAACGTTTTGCTGTTGATTCGAGCGCGAGTTTATATAAGTCATAGTTTGGAGTGCCAGGCTTATCGTTTACACCTTTCCAATATTGGAAAATTCCACAAGGGAAAATTGGAGTTTTATGTAAGTGACCTACACCTTTTATTGAACCCTCAAGCAGTGCTTTTATTACCATACGCCCCTCTGGGAGAGTACAAGTTCCATAGTTGATTGAAGTAAATGGAAGTTGATTTCCAGAGCGAGATTGGAGAGTGTTTAAGTTATGATACATTCCTTCAACCGCTTGACGTGTTTCTTTTTCAGTCATATCCATAGCATATTGATATGCTTTTTCATAAGATTTATATTTTTCATTATCAATTGACATTTCATTGGAGAATAAATCTGGTGAATAAATTTTATCATCCACATATTTTAATCCATCCATAAAATGTTTATAGAAAGATTTACGCACATATGGAACCATCGTCCAGTCTAAATGCGTAGCACTAACTCCACCAAACTGTTGCAGTGATTGAAGCTGAAACAAAACTGCTACAAGCTGAAAAGCAGTATTAATTGAATTGGCTGGTCTTACATCCGTTTGACGAGTATTAAAACCATTAGCTAATAAATCATCAAAAGGTACTGATAAACAGTTGTGCATACCAAGAATATAACTATCAAGGTCATGAATATAAATTTCATTATTTAAATGATTGTTACGAGCCATTTCAGATACTAAATTATCTAACGCATACTGTTTAAAGATAACTGAATCTGCCTCACCCCTGCGGCCGCCGAATGAGTATTCATCGACGTTTGCGTTCTGATTTTTAACATCACTTGCGGCGAGTTTAATGGCTACCTTATCCATCATCGCACTATTCCAATTACGGATGCGCGCTCTTTCTTCACGATAGGTAATATATTTGCGAGCAACGTCTTTACGCTTAGTAGACATAAGACCGCGCTCTACCATATCTTGTACTTCTTCAACAGTTAAAATTTTATTTCGACTTTCTTTTTCGATAAATTCTGCGATTTTGTTTGCTTTTTCAATTGCATATGGGGTAACTTCTCCATCTGCGTCTTTAAAAGCACTTGTAATAGCATCAACAATTTTGTTTTTGTTAAATTGAACTAATCTACCATCTCTTTTTTTAATATATTGCATATTTATGCCTCCTAATTATTTAAATAGTTTAAGGATTCATAGATTTTCCACAGTAAATGCAAATTCCATCTCTATATTCGTGAGAACAGATTGACCTTAAGTATTCATTATCTTCCATTAGTTGTAGAACTTCAGGCTGAAGAACAAATACAGAAGGGTCAAGCAAAGCTTCAATTTGTTTATTATTGAAGTTAATTTTGTCTTTAATTGCTTCTCCTGTCATTATTTTACCTCCTCTCCACGATATTCGTAGAAATCTTTAAATAGTTCATAGTTATTTTCTCTTACAAATTGAAATACATTACGTGCTAACTCAACGGGAATAACAGGGGGCTTTATATCATATTGTTTAGTTGAAGCCCTTACATAACTGTATAAAGTTTCGTATGGTGCAACACGTGAAAAATAACTACGTCCGTGTCTGGATTCTGAAATCATATGGTCATCATAGGTTTTAATCAAATCCATCACTGCTTTCCAACTATTATCTGTGAAAATACTATTATCATATATAAGTGGAAAAACTAGCCTTTGAGTACGTAAGTTTATTATATTTCGATAAACACGACGGATATTGTAATCTATTGGATAAGCATCTTGTAATGTTTCTGTTATATCAATAGATATTTGTCTACAAGCCTTTGATTCTTTAAGAACTTCAGTTAATTCCAACGCGGTTTCATGTGAAATTAAATCGTTATAATGTAATGAGTAATATGTTCCCATTGGATTAATTTTTAGCCATTTGATTAATGTTTCTGGTTCATATATTTGTGCTGGAAACTTCATTCCCAGTCTACGCCCTGGTTTCCGATGTATTAATTGTAATATGTCGGGAATTATGTCTATGCAACCGTCGATGGCGGCCGGGTCATAGTCATGTAGTATAAGACCAAAACAATCTGTATCTTTTCGCAATTGTTTTTCCCAATCTTTCCACACCGTCGCGCCATCTAAGGACAATCGTATATGTTCTGCTCTACGCATTGTGTTAATAGCTGGTTTATAGTAAGCTGCAAATTGTTTAGGAATTGCTTTACTATATAAAGATATATCTGGTCGCATTATTTCAATCTCGTATGGCATAGGTTTATATACATCACCGTTAAAGGCTTTGCCACCATATTCTATGTTGTATAAATTAAGCGGATAAGATTGATTAGCGTAAAAGTCTTGACGTACTATAAAGTGATTATATTTATTTGGAGAAAAGTCGAGTGATAACCCGACTATTTCTCGTTTTCTTTTATAATAGGCTGATAGTTTCATGAGGTCGAGATTATAAAATGGAATTGGATAGAATTGCAAATCCGCATCGTATAGTCCATAACTCATACTTGTGTCCTCTCTATTTGAGTTTGAATATATCCTTTATCATCTATTGAAGTTATTAACTCTACCAAATGATGAGGAGTGTTTTTGTACTTCTTTGCAATATAATCACTATCTCGTCTAATTCCGGTTACAATAATTTTATTACCTCGCGAAAGCCAAGATTTTTCAATTACCTTCTTTGTTCCGTCTGGTCTTTTTTCAGATACTTGTCTATCATAATGAGTGAACGCATCACCAAATATTTTTACGGTAACTACGCTATCATTAGTTAATAAAGTTACAGTTTTCTTATTTTTATCTTTATCTAATACTGTACCAGCTATTCTACTAATTTTAAACAAAGGAATCTTTTGTCCCGTTTCTTTTGATTTAAACTCATAGTTAACGACTGGATCTTCCGGTAGTTCACTAAATTTAACCAAACCATATAAACCATTTTTTAGGTCGGTTAGTTCATGTTCGTGGATATAACAAGATATTGCATCCATTTCCCATTTACTAACAGTTCCTAAACAATATTTGTCCCATAAGTCTTGTCTTAGTCTATTATTAATGGCATTTAATAATTCTTCATTGTTTTTTTGAATGAATGGACGTATAATATCCATATGCTTTTTATATATTTTATCCCATTCAGTCTGCTTAATTAAATAAAACAATCCATCTGTACTATCAGTTGATGGAATCAATAAATCCATATCAAAATGTTGACTATAGAAATTTAATGCTATATCATCTAAACCGTAGTATACTTCTTTTTTAAACTTCTTTACATATTTGTTGAAGTTATAAACCTTGCATTGTAGTTCATATTCTTCTGGGATAAGATTAAAATCTATTAACATCTTCATGTTTTGAAGTGTTACTCTTTTCTTTTTGTCTGCAATTAAGTCAATATAAGTATTCATCGCATCTATGCGGTCGCCGCTGTATAGACCGTCAAAAGCGCCCGCCTTAATCAAATTAATCATTTGAGGCTTATTAATTTTTACCTTGTTAATAAAATCTTCAATTGAACTATAAGGTCTATTGTCTATAATTTGACGCACTATTTCATCACCGACTTTAGTGATACCACTTAATCCGTATATAATTCTATTTCTATCTACGTCTGGCGCGAATGTATATTTAGATTTATTAATATCGGTTGCAACAATTGATACACCTTCGTGTTTCATTTTACCTATGGCTATTGCTATTTTTCCATAATTTTTCTTAGATACCTTCTTCCGTGTCGTGGCGGTAGACTCATCAGAATCGGTTTCTTCATCGTCATTATCGTCTTCAAAAACTCCCATTGATACATCATCAAAGGTTTCCCAATCAAAGTCTCCACTTGTTTCTTCGTCATTTGTGTCATCTCTTTCATTTCCTCCACTATCTGAGATTAAACAAGCGCAATCCCACAAAATCGTTGGATAACGATAAGCAAGATTTAATTCTTGTAATCCAATTAGTGAATAAGCAAGCGTGTGAGATAAGTTAAATCCATAGCCTTTACTCATGGCAATTAATACGTTCCACACATAAGTACAAAGTTGCTTATTTAAACCCTTCTCTTTTATTACTTCAAAATACTCTTCGGTTAACTTCTCATATTCTGCTGGATTCTTTTTAGCAATTGACTTTCTTAATTTATCCGCCCAAGTCAAATCAAAACCGCCAAGTTCTGGCAACTGTACTAATTGCATAAATTGTTCTTGAGCTATACATAAGCCATAAGATACATCAAGAACTGGTTCTAATATATCTTTTGCCTCTTTATTTAATCCATATTTTTTTAATTCATAGTCCCAATCAGATGGGTGAGCCTTAAAACGCGCCAGTTTATTAACTGGCATTTCTCCTCCTTTTTCTGTTGCCATTAGACGAATTGCTGAGTTAAGAATCGCCAAGTCGTCTACTGATGTTGGTTTCATCGCGGCTATACCACTAATGCCAGATTGTTTTTCCATCTGGAATAAGCTCATTACCTTATGTTCCCAACACATCTGCCACATTTCTGGAGCTTCACGCTCAAGATTATAAATACCAATAATTTTTTCGTATGTTTCTTTTAATGTTGGTTCTGCCACTTCATAACCATATTCACATATGAGGTCAATACAATTATGAATTTTATCTAAAGCCTCAACAGAGAGGATATCATATTTGATAAGTCCCGTATCTTCTGCGTCATGGAGGTCGAATTGAGTTATGATTTCACCTTTAGGTGCGCGCATAAGCGCGGTTGATTCTGTGAATGGCTCATCGACAAAGATAACTCCACCCGCATGAATACCACAACCATTTATAAGTCCCTCAATTCCTTGAGCTACCCTCCATACTTCTGGATAGTTCTCTTCCATTTCTGTGCGGAACTGATAAGATGGCGCCATGTCATTATCGGGGTCACCATAGAATGTTTGCTTTAAACTTCTTTGTTGTCCTCTGTCTGCTTGAACGAATGAAGATAAGTAAGCAGATATGTCACTGTCAATTCCTAAGCCACGACAAGCCGTCTGGATTGCAGAACGAGCCTTTTCTGTCTTTAAAGTTAATACGTTAGCTACCCTATCTTCTCCATATATTTGACGAAAACTTTTTAATACGTCTGCGCGCCGGCCGCCCTCGATGTCTATATCTACGTCAAGAACCGACACGCGCTCTGGGTTGAGAAATCTCCAACGTTTTGTTTGACTCTTTTCTCGAAGTGGGTTTATTTGAGTTATACCCAAAAGATATAATAAGATAAATCCTACTCCAGAACCACGGCCGCATCCAACGAGAGTTCCTGCATCCCAACAGGCATCAATTATGTTTTGAAGATTTAAGAAGTATGCACTCCATCTACTTCCGTTTACTTCAGAGGATATCCAAGTATCTTCAAGACACGCATTTATTTCATCATATGTAGCTTCATTCTGAAGAGTTTCATCACTTTCAATTTTATTTATTATTGTATCAGCCAACCTTCTATCTTCCTCATATTTTGAGTCAAGAAAAGTTTGCAAATAAGGAATAAAAGATATATAATGTTCTTTAATCCAATTATTAGTTGTTATTTCTTTCCAATTTAATCTTGGAATCTTTAGTGGCTTTATTAATGAATAATCTTCGCACTTGTTTCTAATTTCTTCAATTGTTTGATAGGCTTTCTGTATAATTTCTTCGCCTAGTGACTCTTCCATATAGTGATAAATCTCTTCATCGCTCATCAGATAAGTTGTTGCATAAAAATCATCAACCTCTCTGTCTCCCTGTTGTGAGTTAAGAAAAGCCTTATGAATTGGTCTATCTTCTTTTTTCAAATAATGGGCATCATTTGTTATAATATATTTTACACCCATTTCATTTCCTAATTCTACTAATTTCTGATTAACATATATCTGGTCTTTATTAAACGATGGCTGCATTTCAAAATAAAAATCTTCTTTTCCAAATATATTTTGCATTTGTATAACCCATCGTTTAATTAAATCCATCGAAGGCGCACCTTCATCGCGATTACGAAGGAGTTGCGTTGGCAAACAACCACCAAGACAGGCCGTACTTCCAATAACGTGACCTGGGTTTGCTCCTATAATATCAATTAAGTCTTGATAATATGTTGGAACTCTACGCATACGGCGCGCAGTATAACTACGCATCCAGGCGCGAGTTGATATTTCACGGATTTGTTTGTGGCCTTCTAAATCTTTTGCCAATAAAATGAAATGGAAATACCTATCCATTTCTTTTTTGAAGTTATTTCCATTTAATCCATTTCTAACCAAATAAATCTCATTTCCTCTAATGAGCTTAAAATTTGGATTTTTCTCTTTTATTTTATTATAATATTTTTCTGCACGAATAGAGCTTGCAATAGTATCATGCTCAGTAATCGCTACTCCACTATGACCCAGCTCAATTGCATAATCTATTAAACTTTCAACAGTGTTTATGCTATCGCGCAAACGAAAGTTAGAGAAGTCAGTATGGTTATGCAGTGACATAGGATAACTTAGTTTATTCATTCACGTTACTCCTTTATTTTATTCTTTATATTATAATTATATCAAATTTTTACTATTTTGTCAAATTGGTTTTGGCTCAAATTTATTATTACATAAAGTATTAATTTCATCGTCTTCTTCACACCAATCATTTGCATAAGGACAGTCCCACAGGGGTTGCCACTCATCGTTTTCAGAAAGTTTTATTATCTCATCAAGTGTATAGCCTTTACCAATATAAGGTTTTATATTTATTTCTTTTAGCTGGGTAGGTTGAAAATTTTTACAATCTTTACAAGTCATATTAAAACCCCAATGTATTGTCTTCAATTTGATAGTTAGATATGAAGATTTGGCTGGTATAATTACCCATCCACTCATTTAAATTTGCTCTACCAACTACCTCCAATTTTACCTCGTTAAATTTATCAAGTTCAGCAATCATATCTTTTGCATGGAATTTCATATAAGCAATTCCGAATTTTTCTATTTTAATTGTGTCTTGATTTTTACCCATAATTCTAATATCATTTTTAGTTATATTAATATCTTTTATGTGAATTAAAGGCTCTGGATTACCCTGTCCCCAAAGATTTTCGTGTAAAGCGATATTCATAATTAAATCTTCAAGGTCTGTATCCGCTGCGATGCGTTCAAAGTTTACTTCATATGAGGACTCACCAAAATCTACATCAGCTAGTTCCTTATTGGCATATTCGTGAAAAGCTCCTAAGTTTTTATCATATATGCCAATTCCACAAGCATTATCGTGTCCTGCGGTAAAGGTAAAGAAACCACTCTTATCCATAAAGTCTTTAAAAGAAGTAAGTTCAGATTCGTTAAGTCCACGACTTGAGCCTTTAATTTCTCCCTCATCGTTTAGTCTGGCTACAATAGTTGGTTTTTGATATTTTGCCGCGAGCTTCATAGCACAAAGTCCATTGAGTTCAGGTGGGAAATCCTCATCATCAAGTCTGACAAATAAAATTTTATTTTCAAGCAAATTATATTTATGTATCTTAATTTCTAATGTTTCAACCGCTTTATCAAGTATTCTATTTTGCTTAGCTCTTGCGTTGGTACACTCTCGCGCAGACTCGATAGCAAGTTCCTCCATAGTTCCTTTAGCACCACGCTTGTTGCTCGGTACCATTTTGTGTCCATCTATAAAAGCTTCAAAACATCTGTATTTTTCGTCTTCGGCGCCGGCGCGAATCATAGCATTAATGAGCGGAGTTATATAGAAAGCTACTGTTATTGGAGTAACCTTGTCACCCATTGAAAACGATTGTTTTTCGCATAGGGCTTTGAAGAAATAGTTATTTATATTTTTAAAACCAGTGTGAACGATATACCGATTTTCAAGAGAAAGCATAGACATCATATCACTAACTATACCAAGTGCCGCGAGGTCGATATATTCATTTGCATAGTCTGTGCCATAGAAGTTATCCATATATCTACAGAACTGCCAAGTAACTCCTGCACCACAAAGGTCTTTATTTTTATATTCTGGAGAAAGTTGGTTATTAATGATTACTGCGTGGTCTGAGAACTTGGTATCAGGTTCGACAATATGATGGTCTAAAATTAGACATTTTACGCCGTCAGCGCCCAAGCGTTCGATATATTCATAATCATTACTTCCGGCATCGGGGATTACGACATATTTGATATTGTGTCCTTTATCAATTAAGGCATATATCTTTTCAATTGTATCTGACAAACCATGACCTTTTCCATCGTGTAGAATATAATCAAATTGTACTTTACTATTTTGTTTACGCATATACTGTACGAAAATAGATGCAGAAGTGAAACCGTCTACGTCACTGTCTGCTATTACAACTATATAGTCATTTTCAGTTAATAGAACTACCATTTCATCAAACATTTGTGCGCCTTTTTCAATATGGTCTAAAAGTTTTGGATTTTGTAAGGCACTATCGTCTGGTACGTTAAGGAAATAGTTTAGTTCATCTTGGGTAAGTCCACGCTCCATTAAAAGTTCGTTTGTATAGTTTTCTCTTATATCTTTATTCACTAATTTGGTCTTCATTAATTTTCTCCTTTATTTTAATTAAAGTATCTAATATATCATAAATTGAACGCGCCATCATATAGATAAATCTATCTTGCCAAATATCGCATCTTTCTGCAGTGCGTTCAAGTATTTCTTCCATATATTCTTTGTCTTCTAATAATCTTTCTCTAGTCATCTATCTTATTTTTACCCTCCTATTATAGAGTTTCCAAAAGACATCTGGACCCTTATCGGTAGGGCTGTCTTTTAACTCTAATAAATCTTCTCTATCGTATATAAATGAGAAATCAGCATAGGTTGAATACTTTTTTCCCATTTGATATAGCTTGTTAAAATAATCTTCTTTACCAGGCTCTTCCTCTTTATCAAAGCAAATTACGATCTCTCGCGGATGCGCTGTTTGCATTAGAAGTTTCAAAGCGTGTTTGTTGAACTGGCTTCCGCATACTGCGGCAGAGCAGTTTGCGAAATCCCAGCCTTCCATTTGAAGCACAGACTTCTCTGCTTCGACCAAAAAACAAACACCCGTTCGTTTAATGTTTTCTTTAGTCCAATTTAGACCATATAGATTTAATGAAAGCGGATGGCTATACCATTTACCTTCAATTTGTACTGGAAGATATTTTCCTACGTTTTCAACCTCCCATTCGTTGAGGGCGCGCCCTCGAATACCAACAAGTTCTCCATCTGGATTATAGTGAGGTATTATGATTTTGTTTTGCGGTGGCGAATAGCGTATGTTAAATTTATCCATAGTCTTTTTTGTAATACCGTCGTTTAACCATTCTTTAGGATAGAACTTAGTAAAACATTCTATTAGTCCGTTTGGATATGTTGGTAATTTTACACGCTCGGGCGCCCTATACATATCACGTACACGTTGATACTTATTCGGCGCGAAGCCTTCGTTTGGTTTAAAGTTACTACAGTCAAGAATGACTTTATATATATCTTGATACCAGTCATAGTCAATATTCCGGTTGGTGTAATAGGTCTTGAGAAAGGTAAAGATATTCATCACGCCTTCCTCTGTATAGCACATAAACATATGACTATTGAAATAATAATATAGTTTTAAGCTTCCACCTTCTTCATTATGGCATATGGTATTTGTAATAAAATATCCTGGTTTTTCAATTACTTCTTCTGCACCAAGCGCATATAATAATTCTTTTATTTTTTCAGGTTGTAATTCTTCAATAATAGTTTTATAATCAATCAACTATTTCACCATTATTTAACCTTTCTATAATTACTTTTAGATGTTCATCTTCATGCTCATCCCAACTTTTAATTTTATATTCGTCTCGTTCATTAAAACCTTCAATCGGGTCCATTCGAGAATCTGTTATGAATAAATCTCTCTTTTTAAGTGTGCCTAAATTCATATCAGACCAAATACGAACTTGCGTCCATTCGCCACTTCTGACTTTAAATATATCAGTTACTAAATTAGGTTTATTCTCTGGTTTATTCTCGTAAAGTGGCTCTAATATCTCTAATTCTTCTTTTGTTGGTCGCGCCATTATCGCACCATTATCTGCTTTATTAATTGTACTACGACCTCCCGCCAAAGCTCCTTCATTTCGTATGTCTTTGTTTTCATCACCTTTTGCATTTAACTGTGTTGATGTAAACATTGCTACATCTAATTCAACAGCTAAGTCTTTTAATGCAGTTGCAAACATTAATAATACTTCATCATTTCTTAAAGCAAAACCTCTAAACTCATTTAACAATGACGGACCGATGAATACATAGTCATAAAATACATAACCTATATCGTGTATAATACAATTCTCTCTTACAATTGTTTTAACCGATTCAATTGTTGGGTTCGGCATTTTAACTAAAATTAAGTTTTCAGAAAACTTTTCCATCAAATGAATAGCTTGAGTTATTACTGCTCTTTCTCTATCGGAGAAATCTGCATATTTAAATCTACTTCTATTTATATCAGTTAAATAAGCCAATATCATTAGTCTAACTTCTTTAAATCTTTGCTCTGTTACGATGAATAAAACTTTTTCGCTATTTCCCTCTTGTTCCCACTCACAAGTTGTAGAGTTATATCTAAAAGGATAAGCCAAATAACAAGCATCAGCTATTGCGTTAGAAGTTTTACCTACACCACTCGCGGCGGAACGTATAGTTAAAGTTCCTTTTTTAGCACCATCAATAACCTGGTTAAAAATAGAACCTTGTATTGATACTCCTATTTCGTAGGCGGCGCCGAGTTGACCAATCAACTCTTCCATTTTCTCTGCGGCGGATTCAACTTCTATTTCATCTGTAGTTTGATACTTGGCTTCAACGCCTAAAAGTTTCTTTCTAACCGTATCAGTTATTTGTTTCGGACTTAAGAAGTTAAAGTTTTCATTTATTTCTTGAGCCTTTGGATTAGTTAAATCTTCACAATAAAACTCGCCTATATCAAAACCTTGATGTTGAAGGTCTTTTAATAGGTTAAACATTTTAAATCTATTATAATAGAAGTCAAAGTTATCAACTTCTGATAATTCAATTATATCTTGTAAGTATTCAATACCATTTTTATCTTTAAAGACTTTCGCAGAAACTTGGTCTGCCTCTAAAAAGTTCTCTATATCTATAGGTTGTATCTTGGTTGCGCCGTTGCGATACAAACCATTAATCGCCATATATATAGAACGTTCAAATCTTGTTGGAAAGTCAGTTAAAATAAAAGAATACTTATCAATTTCACTTAATATCTGCGGTCGTTTCATTAGACAACCGAGTATTTGTTGAGTATCTCTTTTATCAATCATTCATCGTCCTCTAAATCATCTAATGCACTAAAATCCACTTCAAACTTACGAGGTTTAATATCTTCTTTTTTAACTATTTGTTGTTTTCTCTCTGCGGCGGCGCGCATCTGATATTCAATCTCGTTAACAACACCTTTGCTTTCTTTTTCTCTTAAAGCCCAATAAGTACAGGACTCATTATATATATAAGGGATAATTCCAAAACCGCCATGTCCCTTATCCCAATCTCCATGCTTAATTTCATAAAAATATTTTAACGCAAAAAAGATGCCTTTATTCGTCATTTTGTGTTCTTTCACAAATTTCTCCCTCTGTGCTTCACACATATGGTAGTTGTATGAAACTTTGAGGTCGCGCGAGATAAAGTCATATATATATGCTTTATATTCGTTATCAGTAGCCGGAGTTGCCTTTTTCCAGTCTTGATAACATTTTCTGTGATAATACCAGTTTGTTACTGGCTTCACCCAATCATCGTGTTTTTTATCAATTTCTATATCGCAAATTCTACACTTCGCCATTTAAAACTCCTTTCTATTCCTTTCTTATATTATAACAGAATTTGTAGAATTTGTCAAATTTAAAAGAGTAGGCTTAACCTACTCTTTTACATTTATTTAACCATATCTCTCATATCTAATACAACTAATTGCATTAAATCAACTTGGTCTTCTGTTATTTCGCTAAGCTTTATTTTTCTACCAAAAATCATTTCAACTTTCTTGAGAATCTTATCTGCATTAGTGGCATCATCGTTTACTAATTTTGCCCACAGTTTAGATGCTTCATCTCTTACTGTTTCAAAATCTAACTGTTCTTCAATAGATTGTTCCTCTTTTTCTACAACAGTTGCTCCATCAAGTTTCTCGCTTTGTTCAATTGCCGCGACAATTGCATCAACCAGTTCTTGATAGCCAAATTTAATTTTTGGTGCGAGATATTTAAAACGACTTCCCGCCATTACGGTAGGAGTTTTACGAGTATAAAGCCAGCGTTCTGCATTACCTTCTTCATCCCAAGTTATATCTATATATCCAATAATATCTACCAATTGGTTAACTATATCATAAGCTCTTTTTGGGATAGCAGGTCCTAGTATTTCTACTTCCGAATCATCGGCTCTTTTTTCTACTCTTTTCTCAACGTGAGCAATTATAACAAGTCCATATCCTAATTGAGTAATTCTTCTTAAGCAAGATTCAAACTCTCTCTTGGTAGCTGCATAACCACCACCCCAAGGGATATCACCGACACTCTGTACGCCATTTTGCGCGCAGATATATTGCTCACATAAGTCCCAAGCAATACCTACTGTATCAATTGTAATTGTATTATATTTTTCTTGAGCTTCAGGTTTCTCAAGCTGACGTAATATCAATTTTAAATCAGTCCATTTCTTTATGTCAACAGCCATCGCTCCAGAAATAGCGTTCCATCCGTGCTCAAATCCAAGCAATAGATTTTTCGGAAACTGACAAGCAAGGGAAGTCTTGCCTACTTTCGGTAATGAATATAGACATACAAACTTCCCTCGTAAGTCTCTGGAAATTACAGATGGCTCTAAGTTTAGAATATCAATTCCTGCCATAGAGCCTACCTCCTATTAAAATCCGAGGTCTGCAAAACCGTTCTTTGTATCTGCAGAAGGTGCTGCCTTTGTTGCAGCGCGAGACATATCTCTATCCTTTTGCTTTTCAAGAGTTTCCTTTCTTGCGGCGAGTGCGGTCTGAATCTCTGCATTATCATAAGCAAAGTCGCCGTCAAGAGGCTCTTGCGAACCTCCAGTTATGATGAGGTCGCTTCTATTGATAGTTCTTGTCTTTTCGATTGGCTCACCGAAGTCAACTTCCTCGATAATTGTCTCAGTTGTAGCTGAGAAGTCAAGTCTACCATTAGCCTTTACTGTATCACCAACTTCCCAATATGTAGATACTGCGCTGATAACACTCTCACTCTGTGCATAGAATGGAACTACATCAACTCTGCCACCGTACTGTGGAATGACGGCGTCAATTCTATATCTACCAGTTGGCTCACCATCTCTATTAAGCTCTTCATTCTTTGCAGCAACTACCATCTCAGTTGTGAAAGTAGCCTCTGGCTTGCACTCTGTCGCACCAATTTTTGTAACGAATGAAGCATTAATTCTTGGGAAAGAAACGAGTCTTCCGTCTGCGCTATAATACTCGTTCATGCGGATGTTTCCGCTTGTAATTCTAACTCTATCTGCACCAGCCTCTCCACCAGCGGCCGCGATTGATACATAATCATCAGCTACTTTCTTGATGGACTCGTAAGCTGGGTTAGGTGTTCCTTTGTTTGTCAGCTTTGAAGCAAACATATGAACTGGAATTGACAGTTCCTTTTCTTCTCCGCTAATTTTCTGAGTAACCTTAACGATAATAGAACCTCCAATGGACTCTACCTCCTTACCGTCTTTCATAAAAGAACCTGGCTTAAGGTCGATTTCTGCAAGGATACCTTCAATCTTTACTTTGTTTTCTGCTTGTCTTAACATATAATTTTCTCCTGTTTGTTAGTTCTGTTTAATTAGTTTTGTTTAAAGAATAATAAGTGGAGGGTTAAAATTAACCCTCCTTATTAATTACTCCTCGTCCTCGCTTGGAACAAATGTCATACCCTCGTCAGTAAGAGCTACATAAGTTACAGGCTTGTCAGCGCCTTCAACCTCTACCTTCTCTCTGATAGCGAGACCCTTCTTTGTGAGGTCAGTTACGTTAGCACCAACGCTTCTCTCACTTCTGTCAAGTGCCTGTGCAAGCTCAGGAATGGAAACCTTTCCACCGTTACCCTTTACATACTCAAATACTTCGTTTGATTTCTCTGTAAGCTTCATAATTCTTTTTTCTCCTTGTAATTAATTAAAATGTTTGTTATGAGTTGGAAAGTTTTATTTCTTCAAAACTTTCTATATATATTATATCAAATTTTGAGAGTAAACTCAAATTTTCACATCTAAATTTTCTTAAAAAATTAACAGTCCGACCACCTTAGAATTTGAAAGTTTAATTGACTTTGTACCTTGCGCCCCTTTGGATAGTAGATTTACTTCGTTTAAGTTGATTTTTATCTGCGCATTGGAAGCAACTACGATAACTTCCTGTTCGTTAAGTAGTGGATTGAAGGAAATTAATCTGTCGTCGGTATCTTTAAGAGCGTGGATTTTACTTCCTTTAGTTCCACGTCCTGTGACGGTAAACTCTTTCGCAGCAGTTCGTTTTATATATCCCTTTTCGCTTATGCTTAGAAATTCTTTAGTATCTTTTGGTATAGCCCGTGCTTCAACTAAAGAGTCTCCATCATTAAGGGTTATTCCCTTAACTCCCCTTGCTACTCGTCCAATCGGACGAATATCCTTTGTTTCACAAATTACGAACTGGCCGCGCGCCGTCAACATACCAACTCGCTCTTCATCTACAAAAAGAATTGACACAATTTCATCGTCGTTATCAAGATTTAGAGCCTTAACACCACCTTTGCGTTTGGTGTTATACTCTGAAAGTCTACTCTTTTTTAAAATACCTTTTTTCGTGAAAAAGATTATGTGTTCTTTTTGGTTCTTTTTGTTTAAGAAAACGAGTTCTTCAATTTTTTCGTCTGAGCTGGTTTCGGCTATACTTTCGATTGGGATTACCTCTTCAAAAGGAAGGTCGGATGCGGTGATACTGAAACAATTGCCTTTATTTGAAAACAACAGAACTGTATCGAGATTAGTTCCCGATGCAGTAGCAATTACATATTCACCTTTGCTCATTTTGAATTTGTTTCCTACCCCACCGCGTCTTTGAGTATAAAGAGTTGATGTGGTGGTAACGTATAGGTTATTTTGGTTTGACAGATTAATTAAAAGTTCCTGCTTTTCAGTAGGTTCTTCTTCATCTGTTGCGATGTTGAGAATTTGAGTTCTACGTGCGTCGCCAAATTTGTTAGCCACTTCACGCCAACCGTTGATTAGCTCTTGGTTGAATAACTCTTCATTTCTAATTATATTATAGATAAAATCTCTTTCTTTTTCAAGTTTTGATTTTTCAGATTTTAACTTTTCTACTTCAAGGTGTGCCAAACGCGATAGCTTCATATCGAGAATGGCTTTAGTTTGTACGTCAGTAAGTTTGTACTCGGCGGCCAGTCGCTCGCGCGCCTTCAACGGAGACTCCGAAGATTTGATTATACGGACTACTTCGTCGATATTTGCGAGACAGATTAGAAGTCCTTCAAGAATATGGAGGCGGTCTTCGATTTTTTTAATGTCAAATTCGAAGCCACGCATATATACTTCTTTTTCGTGGTCGATGTGCGCTTGGAGCATTTCTTTCCAAGTGAAGACTTTTGGAAAGCGACCTTTATCTAACATTGTAAAGTTAATTCCGTAGTGAGACTCAAGTGAAGTATTTTGGTAGAGATACTTGAGGACTTTGTTTGGATTAGCTTTTTTAGTTAGGTAGATTTTAATTAGTGGAGTTTTTCCAGTGAGGTCGTTAAAACGGTCTACGCCTGGATTTTCTTCACTATTTATTATATCTTCTAATTGACCGCAGATTGTATTGGTGTAAACTGAGTATGGTATTTCAGTTACTACAAAACAATTGTCTTTTTTATCGTATTCGACTACGCTTCTTAATTTACAAGCAAAACCAGTACCGTGTTTCATAGCATCTTTAACGGTATTTTCGTTTAATAATACTGCACCTGTAGCAAAATCTGGGGCGATGTAGATGTCTTCGAAATCACAGTCTGGATGGAGAAGAAGATATTCTAACTTCTCATTCATTTCTTTTAAATTATACTGTGGTATGGAGCAAGCCATACCGATGCCAATTCCTGTACTACCGTTACAAATGTTGTAATAACCTTTTGTTGGTAGAACCGCTGGGTATTGTTTTGTATTGTCATAACTATCGCGCCATTCTTCTATTGTGTCTTTATTTATATCTGTAAAAAGAATGTTTGATAATTTAGAAAGTCTACTTTCTGTATAACGCATCGCGGCCCAGTTGCCAGATTCGATGAGTGAACCAGCATTACCTTTTACGTCAATTAGTGGATAACGCATAGCAAATGGCTGTCCCGCACGCATTATAACACCTTCACACGAGCTGTCTCCGTGAATGTAGAAGTCTGCCATAGCCATACCAACGGCGTTGGCGGTTTTCTTATATGGCTTATCGCTTGTTAGTTTATTTAAAAGCATTGAATAGAATATTTGACGTGCGGAGGGTTTTAAACCATCGCGCACATCAACGAGGGCGCGGTTTTGAAGAACTGCACCAGCGTATTGTACGAAACTATCTTCTATAATTGGTTTTAATTTACTCATATAATTGATTTCCCTCGCTATTAAAATATCCTATAATTTTCTCTGGTTTTTCATGAGTACGTTTATGTAAGGCTTTTTTAATACCCCAATAAGTGAAGGCTATATCTTTAAGCCACCATTCATTCCATCTTTCATCATACTCACGCAGTTCATACATCCCATTTTTTTTAGCGATTTTATAAGTTGCTGGTTGATATCCCATATTACTCCCTCACTTTCGAAAAATCTACCTTTTCCATTATAAATTCTTTTCGTGGTTCTACCGCTTCACCCATTAAATCATAAAGCAAATTAACCGCAGTATTATTCCACTCCAGCACATCTAATCTCTGATGTTCTGGACTAAACATCGACGCTTGCGCTGTCTCTGCCGGAAGTTCACCAAGACCTTTCGCTCTCGTAACTTCTCCCTTTACTTTACTTCTAACCCTATTAAACTCATCATCAGTAAAGTAATATTCTTCTTTTCCTTTATTATTTACTATATATAATGGTGACCGCAACCAACACAGTCTACCTTCTTTTATAAACTCTGGCGCGAGATATTGTAGTGCTGCCATTATTAATAACGCTATGTGCGCGCCATCACTATCAGCATCGACACAAATACCAATGCGACCGTAACGCAATTTTGAAGCATTGTATTTACCTGGAACTATATTCATCGCACTTAGTAATAACTTAATTTCTTCATTATTAAATATCTTTTCTTCTGGATTGGAAAGACAATTAATAATTTTACCTCTGATTGCAAGCAGACCATATTTTGTGTAGTCGCGCGCTTGTGCCATACCACCCATAGCGGAGTTTCCTTCTACGATTAGAAGCGTTGCGTTCTGTCCGAGGAACTCTGCGTCTTTGAGTTTATCAGAGGCGAAAACTTTTTTCTTTTGATTTTTTTCAATTTCTTTTGAGGCTTCAAGGACTTGTTTGCGCGCCCGCTCTGCGGCACGCTCGGCTTTCAACTCTTTAGTTAGAAGTTCTACTATTTGATTAAATTCACTTGGATATCTACGTGAAAAATCATCAAGCATTTGAGTAGTACATCTTTGCGCGAGCCCTCGTAATTCTGGATTTGTAATTTTTGATTTGGTCTGTCCGTCATAAATTGGGTTTTTTAAATTAACAGAACAAATATAAACTAAGCCTGCGCGCACTACATCGCCAGAACCTAAATCTTTAACTTTCTTTTTAAAGAAATTAGTTAACGCTGTTTTGATTCCGGTAATTGGCGTACCACCGTTTTCATTTTCTCCACCATTAGAAAAAAGATAAAATTTCTCTCTACCTGTTGTCCAGTTAAGAATAATCTCAATATCAATATCGTCTTCTGTGGTTTTAAGATGAATTGGGTTTTTATGTATGCGCTTTTGAACTTTTGTATCCGCAAAATCCATTAATCCGTTTTTACTTAAATATTTCTGTTTCTTTTTAGTTTTTGCGTCAGTGACGATAAATTCAACACCTTTGTTAAAATAAGAATATTCCTCTATAATATTGCATATTTCTTCAAAATTAAAATTAACGGGTTCTGCGTTAAAAACTTCCTGACTTGGTTTATATTCAATATATGTTCCTTGTTTTTGATTATTAAGTGGTTTCTTTTGACATTTATCCCATTTAGGAATACCTTTATCAAACTCCATGTACCATTCCGCGCCATCTCGATAGCTTGAAATCTTAAACCAATCAGAAGAACAACAAGTTGCTGCGCTGCCTGTCCCATTGAGTCCTCGTGACTTGCCGCCGTATGCATTGTCGTCGAATTTCGCGCCCGAGTGGTTTTCTGTCAAAAGGTTTATCATCACTTCTTCAGAAAAATCATTTGGGCCATGTGGCATACCACGCCCATAGTCTCGACAGCTTGCCCAGTCAGGACCAATGGTTATTTCAATTTTATTTGCGGTAGGGCAAACTAAAGCTTCATCAGTTGCATTATTTACTAACTCTAAAAGCCCCGCAATTACTCCTGTGTGGTCTGCGGAGCCGAGATAAATACCGATACGTTTTTGAACTCCCTCTCTAAATGTTAATTGCTCTACAGATTGAGCATTATACTCCATATAATTTCTCCTCCGGTGAATTAAAATCCAAACTCCCCATTTGCTTTGAAAGGTTCTATTATCTCCTCTTCTTCTACTTCAATTCCTTCAGAACAAACAAGTTCCAAATTAACCACTGTCAATTTATCAACTTCTTCATTTACGATATTGTGACTTCTTGTTATTTTTACAATACCACTCGAAGGCAGTTTATAAGCGATGTTTTTTCCATTATAATTTTCTATTTTAATTGTAATATAATCTTTATCCATTGTCAAATTCTCCTTTTTTTAAAATGGCGGGTCCTCATCAATTAAGTCGCCCGCTATTGCAGTTCTTACATTAATTGGCGCTATATCTCTTGGATTAATACTTGGCGGCACATATTTGTGCGCCGGCCTCCATCTCCACGCGTTATTGGACCAGACTAAGAAATAGGTCTGATGCATTACATCGTGATAGTCAACCGCAAGGACTGTTTCGATTTCTCCTGTATCAATTCTTTTTGCTTTAAACATTTTCAATACCTTCCATATCTGTAAACTCCCAAGGATAATCGCCTTTGCTTAGTCTTTCCGCACATTTGTCACAGAATGGACTTATCCAACCAACAGACAATTTTGTTGCTGGGCGGCCGCACTCGATACAAGTTTTATGGGATAGTTTTTCATATTTGCTGATTATTTCGTATCCTTTTTCTGTGTTACCGTTGTCATACCAACGTAGACTACCATATTTTTCTTTTATTTGCATTATCCTATATCCATCAAGATAATTTGTTTTGATAAGTTCTTCTCTCAGTTCCTCACATAGTTGTTCTCCGAACTTGGCGCGCCAGCCATTAGGCATTGCATCGAGTTCAGTATAAGAATATGGAGCGGTATACCACCACCCTATATGTTTATTTTTTCGTTTGTTCCAAACAACTTTACCAGTCCAACGATTACGCGGAATAAGAAATGGATACTGCTTACAAAGTTTCTTGTTTTTCATTTTAATTTGTTTCTTTTTAATTCGTTTATTCATATAAAATTCTCCTTTCTATATTTCCTATTTTTAGTATATCAAATTTTTTTAAAAATTGCAAATTTGAAGTTTTGAGTAATTTTATGGTCGGCCGCGAAAGTACGTAGGAAGTATTTGGTTTTTCTACTTTTATTAAGAGATATATTATTGTTAATAAGGAGAGAAACAAATGGATAAACAGAAAATTATAGATTATATCTTAGAAACGCCTGAGAATAATAACCCAGCGGTTCTGAGTACGTTACTTGACGAATATGGAGGAGGTGGCGGAAGTGGACAAGAGAAAGAATTGGTTGAAGGGACTATTACGTCGTATTCCAATAGTGAGGTAACTAAGGTTAGAGATTATGGTTTTTATGGTTGTACTAAACTTGACTCGATAAATTTACCAAATGTAAGTTATATAGGAAATAGTGCTTTTAATGGCTGTAGTTCTCTTACTTCACTTACTTCAATAAATTTACCAAATATAAGTTATATAGGGCTCGGTGCTTTTTCAACTTGTAGACTACTTAGTTTAGTGAATTTACCAAACGCAAATCACATAGGAGAGTATGCTTTTTATGCTTGCTATTCACTTACTTCGATAGATTTACCAAACGCAAATCAAATAAGTGGTTATGCTTTTTGTTATTGTACTCAATTAATTTCAGTTAATCTATCTAATGCAAACTATATAGGACAAGGAGCCTTTGCATCTTGTTCCGCACTCACTTCGATAGATTTGCCTAATGTAAGCTATATAGGAAGTTATGCTTTTAGAGATTGTTATTCACTTGCTTCGGTAAATTTGCCTAATGCAAATTATATAGGAAGTAGTGCTTTTCATCAGTGTAATTCACTTGTTTCAGCGAATTTATCTAATGTAAGTTATATAGGAGGTTATGCTCTAGCGTTTTGTAAGTTGCTTTCTTCAATAGAATTACCAAACGTAAGTTATATAGGAGATAATGCTTTTAGGGGAGACTATAAATTACTTAGTTTATATCTTGGCAGCACATCTATTGTTTCACTTCCGTATTCTAACACATTTAGTTTCACTCCAATTGCAGGAAGCACTACATCTACAAGTGGTCAATATGGTTCAATCTACGTACCAGCATCACTCTATTCTGACTACCTTACCGCCCCAAACTGGTCCTACTTCTCCGAACGTTTCGTCTCAATGTAAACCAAATAAAAAACGGGTTCATACGAACCCGTTATTTTTTTACCTATTCTCCTGCTGGTGTATCTGGATTAACCGGCTCTTCTGTCTGGTCATCGGCGCCCTGGTCATCCTGTCCACTCTCATTCACATTCTCTTTAATCCACTTTACATCATCTTCACTAAGCAATCCCGCAGCAACCGCATAGTCCCAATTCAACTCTTCCTCTGCAATAAACTGCTTATAAATAGCTGGGTTTTCAATTCCAATAGCCATTTTAGTTTTAACTGCGTCTTCGCTCATAGCAAGTAAAGTAGCAATTCTTGTGTTTTCTTTTGTTTTATCCATAACATTCCTCCTATTCACATTAGCCTATATATAAGTAGAATTTACTTACTCCCAATTTACCGTTTTGCTTTTCTTTTTCTTTTTCGGTGGCATTTTCGCCCAGATAAGAAAGTCTTTCGCACGGGTGGCGGCAACGTAGCACAGGCGCGCTTCATCGTCGTTATATGCGCGGATATTATAAACCAATACATATGGTGATTCTAACCCTTTCGCCGAATGAGCTGTTAATACCTTTACTGTATTTTCTTTCAATCGTTCTTCAATTTGAGAACTTGTTAATTCTGCTTGTCTGAATGTATCTGTTGGAATATCTTGTTCTTGAAGTAAATGGATAAATAAATCTATATCTGCGTTGGTTCTACATAAAACAAACCAATCTTTCCATTCGGTATTCAATCTTTCCTTATTCATTAAAAGTGATTGTACGGCTTCGCTTGGTGTATAATTTCCTTCTAACACGTGCGGCCGCCCATCAGTTTGTCTCATGGCGATAGATTCGTCTTCGTAGTCAGGACCAAGTCTGTATAAAAACTTTTTTGCAAAACGTAATATATCTGGTAGATTTCTCCAGTTCTGTCTCATTTCATAGACCGTTACATCATTTTGATAGTATAGGTCAATTAAGTATTGTGGATATGACCCATTGAATGAAAAAATCGTTTGTTTGATGTCGCCGACATACATATAGTTATCTGGATTGATAAGTTCAAAAAATTGAAATTGTTGTTTTGTTGAATCCTGTGCTTCGTCAAGTAAAAGAAATTCAATAGGCTTAATACAACTTGGATTTTTTTGAATTTCTTCAAATAAGTCATCAAATCGTTCTTGTTGTATTATATCGCTTGTGTCTATGGCGCCGCCGCGGAGTAAGTAATTCGCATACGAATGTACCGTGCCAATGAAAAGTCCATTTGGATTTCCTAATCTTTCATACATAACCGACGCTGCATTGTTGGTAAAAGTAATCGCCACAATCTTCGAAGGGTCTACACCTTGTTCGAGTAAATAACGAATACGCTCTACTATTACCGCAGATTTACCACTGGCCGCGCTACTAAGTACAAGCACCTTCGGTTTTTCTGTTTCAATAATTTGTTTTTGCACTTGTGTTAATTCCATTTTTCCTCCTTGCCCTGTCGGGCCTCGCTGTCGCGAGAATTATTTATTTTTTATCGCCAGATATGCTATTTAGACCATAGTTCTTACTATCATAGAAATCTATATAGTACGATTCTCTTTCTCTTAGTTTATCTTTAGGTACTTCCTCTAAAACCTCGAAATAGAAGTTTTCACATCCGTCTTGCGCCATAACTCTATGAAGTTGACTTGAAGCTAAAGTCCCAACGCCTAATGCTGACTTAACGTGGTCGCTGAATCTTGAGCTCGTGTTAACAGCCTGTCCTATATATACCTCACCCGTCTTTATTCTTGTAATCTTATATACGCCTGGACCTTCTACTGCAACTCTTTTTCTAAGTTCTGCAAGCGGTTTCTGATAATAACCCGTCCAAATAACTTTATTGACTGCTTCCGGATGTCTAAGCCTCGGCGCGACACTTCGTAAAATCTCAACGTCATCCTTATCGTTTGGGTCTAGCTGTATCCGATAAAAGTCTTGCTGTTCTTCGAGGGCGCGCTGGCGTAAAATCTCTTCATTAACCGCGGCGCGCTTTCTACGTTCTTCTTCTAATTCTTCTCGTATTTTAGTAAGCTCTTCATTTGTTTGACCAATTGCTATAATTTTTGAATTTATATCTTTGTTAGCTCGTCCGATTAAAATTGTTCGATAGTTGTCTACTGCATTATCTACAATCAAACGTTTACGCTCTTCGTATTCGGCGCCCGCGCTATCAATTTCTTTAAGTCTACCCTTTCGATATACTTCTAAATCTTGATTGATTTCTTCATAGCGACTTTCTTTCTCTGCCAGAACACATTGTAATTTGCTAAGTTCTCCTTTTAACTCTGCGCGCCTTACCTCAAATTTGTTTGTTTCTTCCTTGAAGTATTCTTTTAATTCTTCTTGTTCTAAATTTTCTAACTTCTCTATTTGTTTTGTTAAAGATTTAATATTTCGTATTGCTAATATAATAATACTAATACAACAAAGAAAAATAATACAAAAAATTAAATAATAATTCATATTAAATCCTCTTATATATATTTTTTATTTTTTAGTTTTTCTCTCTCTCTATTATATTCTATCAATTTTATTGGCTTTTTGTCAAATTTTGAAAGCGTTGCCAATCCATGTCATTCTTCCACCTGTTTCTGGCACGAAACTTTTCTTGAAAAATGTCAGAAGCAGAGCGCAAATTATCAATCTCCCAGTAGGGTATTATGTAAAGTGGTATTCCGCGTGAGAGACAATAACTAATTTTACACCTGTCTCTCTCTTGTGCTGTTTTGAACTCGGCGCGCGTGCCATAAAATTTGCGATTAGACACATAGTGCTGCGCCCCGTTCACTTCTACGATGGCTCGGCCGCCCTCGACGGCAACGTAGAAGTCAAACCTATACTTTCCTTTTTTAAGGTCAGTAAATCTTTTTTCACGCTCAAATTTAATTTTATCTTTCTGTAAAAGACTTATAATTTTCTCTTCATAACTACTCATAATTTATCCTCCTTAAAGAAGTAGAGTCTCAATGGTCAAACTCTACTTACCTCTGAAGAGAATGTTCCTAAGCGGAATTAAATGGAGGAAAAGTCAATGACAGTTGAACAATTAAACCTATTAGCTGAAACAGGAGCTATTGGTTTTATTATAATTTTACTTGGAATGATTAAAATTCCCAAATTAGAATTAAATATATGGTCGTGGATTGGTCGAGGTTTTGGTAGAGCAATAAACGGAGAAATAATTGAAGAAGTTAGAAAAATTGATATGAAGCTTGATAATCATATCAAATACGAAGAAGTGGAACATATTAGAAACGTGCGTCAACGCATTCTTCGTTTTAGTGATGAAATTTTAATGGGTAAAAAACATTCTAAGGAACATTTTGATGAAATTTTATCAGATATTGATGTTTATGAAAGATACTGCGATGAGCATACCGATTATATAAATAATAAAGCAGTTTTATCAATAGAAACGATAAAAGATGTATATAATGATTGTTTAGTTAGTCATGGTTTTGTTACTTATAACAAAAAGAATTAGACAAATTTAAAAGGAGTTAAAAGGATATGGGAGACTTTACTGGTTTCTGGTTTAATGGAGTACACAGCTCTGAGTTAGGGATTACAAGAGTTAGTGGAGGAGACAGATATAAAGAAGAGTTGTCTCCAGAAATTAATGATATAAGTGTAGAAATACCTGGAATGGATGGTGAGTATTATTTTGGTAGTCAATTTGGTACTCGCCAGTTTTCTATTGAAATTGCTTATGATTCTATGACAGAAAAGCAATTTAGAAAAATAAGTCGAATTTTTCATCAAAAAACAATTGGTGAATTAATTTTTGATGAAAGACCCTATAAAAAATATTTAGTAAAAATTGAAAGCCCAATTGAGTTATCTTATGTGTGCTTTGATGAGCCAAAAAAAGTTGAGGTTAATTTTAACGGTATCTATGGCCCCACAACAGTATGGGAGGAAACCGATGGAACAGAACGTATTTATAAAGGAGAAGGCAGTATTGAATTTGTAGCTTATTATCCTTTTGCGAAATCAACTAAAAAGGCTTTAGATAGTGCAGACATGAGTAGTGATTGGGCTATTTCTAGTGGAATTTTATCCACAAATGAAAAAAATAAATTTTATATAGATACAATTATCACTGAACGCACCGAGATTGAAGATACTGAATTAGTATATGAGGTTCCAGATGGCGCCTCTTGTATTATACCTCTATATAATCCAGGTGATTTTCAGACCGGTTTTGTTTTGTATGTACCTTATGCTGACGGTGTAAATACTTACCAAGTGGAATTAACTCTGTCAGATGGTTTGGGTAGCTTATCTACCTCAGAATTTACAATAAATACAGAAGATACGTCAAATGAGATAGGTTTTATTGTTAATTCTGGTAATGGTTTGATAGAGGGAGTTAATTCCTTTAATGAAGGAGAGTGGACTACTTCGGGAAAAATTTATAATAAATATATAAACAATGGAACTTTTTTTAAAATTCCTATGACAGAAGAAATTTCAGATACGGAATTACCTTTAACTCTTATTATTAAAATTGTTGGTCAGGCGCCAAGTGAGTTAGAAATAGCATATTATTATTTATACTTATAGGAGAAAATTATGGGTGATATTTTAAGGAAACCCTACGAGATTTCCGTTTGGGAAGACGTATTAGTAACTGAAAATGATGTTACTTATTATAAAGAAAATAAAATAGCGGTAATTGGTTCAGATACTATGGATTCTCCTAATCGAGTATATGATCCGGTGTTGCAAAAAAGCATAAATGGAGAGGTCACTTTGACCTTTTCTTTAAAGTACAAATATTATGATCCTCAAACAGAACAAATGGTACACAATCCATTTGAGTCTTATTTAATAAACGAAAGAAAAGTAAAGCTTTTTTATGATGACGAATGGTATGATTTTATTATTCGCAATCATGAAGAAACAGATGGTGAATATGAGTGGTCTTATACGTTACAAGATGCTTTTATATTAGAATTATCTAAAAATGGTTATAATATAGAGTTAGCTCAAGAACTTGGTAATAATCAGGGTACAGCAACGCAATTAGCCAAGACAGCTTTAAAAGATACAGATTGGATAGTTGATGAAGAGCATAGCTCAATTTTAAAACAATTATTAGATGAACCTATTTATCATGCTGTTTTGGGCGCGGACCTTGAAGGAATTGAAATTATTAATGTTAGTGGAGATGGTAGTCCAATACCAGAGGCCGGTTCAGAGGTTTATGTTTTTTATAGCTATGTCGCTGGAAAAAATGGAGATTTCGTTCAAATTATTCAACCCTCTGAAGAAGAACTTAATCGCCCCAATACTAATGGATTAACTGGTATTGATGATAGGGGTAATATATTAACAGCTAATTTTAGAATTAATACTCCTTTAATTTTTGATGATACTGATGGGCAAGCAAAATTTAAAGCCATGGTTAATGAACAAGAAAAAATTGTTTTAACTATTGGAGTAATAGAAACTCAATATCATGCTTATCGTTTAGTTTATAATCAGTTAACAACATATGATAATGTTATGAAAAGAACTGTGGAACTATTAAATGTAGAGCCTAATGATATTGCATACAGATATAAAGATTATACTTATTCTACTTCTGATGTAGTTGTCCCTTATGTAACCAATGGAGATAATTTTGAATTATATTCTGATGGAAGGTTACAGGGTTGGTCAGAGTTTACTGATTGTACCGGAGACTTAAACCAATTAAATGTAATTGTTTTTCCACAAATTGAAAGTGGTATTAGATTAGTAGATTTAACTCAATATGCTCAAAATGAAGCATATTTGAAAATTAAATTTAAAGGAATTAATTCTGGTAATTATAAGAATACAATATTCAATAGTGGTATTGAAGATAACGCTTCATTAATTGGCTCTATCGCGCGTGGGCAGAAGTTTTTATTCAGATGGCGCGCGGGGATGACAAGCACTGAAGATAAAAATATAGGTCCTTTAGGTAGTAATCAGTTTGGTGCAATAGTAGCAAAATATAAAACTAAGTTAAGCGCAAATCAAGAATATTATATTTCTGTAATTGACCCAGACGGTATTATTTTACACTTCAACGGAGAAGAACAAGTTTTAAATAATTACATTAAGACTGGTAACTTTGACCAAGAAGGTCAATATATAGTTGATAACGTAGTTCAAACTCCTTCAACGAAGTATATTTATATAGATAAAGATGATACAACCGAACCTAAACGAGAATATATTTGGAATAGAGAAACTCAAGCTTATGAGCTTAAAAACAATAAGTTTTTAGATTATCGCTATTTAACTGCAGAAGCTTTACAGTCTGTTTCTAATGCTGAATTAATTGACCCAACTACACAAATTGGTATTTTTATTTACTTACGTGGAAACGCAAATATTAATAGGTGGTATTATGTGCAAGACGTACAATTAACTAAATATTTTGAAGATGCGCAGCACATACCGGTGACTGTTGGAAATATTCCTACCGCCACCTCAACAGAAACAACTTATTATTATTTAAAACCAAAAGAGGGCCAAACTGAAACAGATGTGGAGTTATATACTTCACTTGAAGCATTCGCGCGCTCATTAGGCGTTTCTACGGATAAAATTACTTTAGCTTATAATGAAAATTCTGAAAAGATGTTAACAATTAGTGAATCTCATTCTAATTGTTTTAATATTTTACAATCAATCGCAGAAACATTTGAGGCTTGGTTAAAGATTCAAGTTGAACATGAAAACGATGGGTCTATTAAACTAGATGAAAATAAAAAACCAATTAAGAAGATTTTATTTAAAGATTTTGCCGGCAGTGAAAATTATGCTGGTTTTAAATATGGAACTAACTTAAAATCTATTACTCGCACGATTGATAGCGATGAAATTATTACCAAATTAATAGTCGATCAGGCGCAATCTGATTATGTAGACAAAGGTATAGTTTCTATTCAAGATGCAAAAAGTAATGCTAGTGGTGAATCTTATATATTTAATTTTGATTATTTCTATAACAATGGTTTAATGGATATAGAGTTATCCAGACCAAAAGTTGAGCAATTTAATTTATCTATGAGATTATTAAATAATCAATTGAATGAATTAAATAAAACAAAAGCAGATTTAGAAATGTCTTTAATCAAAATTAATAGCACGCGAACAGATATTACTACACTTATTGAAACTGCGAAACAAAATATTAATATAGGTAGAACTGATTTCAAAAAAACAACTGGTCAAGATTATGACGAATATCAAAAATTAAACATTACAGAAGATACTTATGTACTTACTACCGATGAAACTGTAGACCCGTATAAAACTTATTATGTTAAAAATGGGACAAAATATCAACCCGTATCTAAACCGGCACCGACTGATAATCCTAAGACAAAGGGTTGGTATATAAAGGTACTAGATTTATTAGCTGATGATAAAATTGTAGAATTAATTGGTGAAATTTATGTTAATTCTACAATGATTAATAACTATAGCGGTTTATTGACCAATATAGAGAAAGAATATAATGACTTAAATCTTCAGCTACATGGTACTCCAGAATATAGTTTTACCGTTTCGTTGGTAGATAATTATGTGCGTTTATATTTAAGTGATTATGTTATACCTTTTAAATTTACCTATAATGGAATTGAATATTATACTGATGTAAATAGAAAAGCTTTTGATGATTTATATTATATAGCAGGTCAAGAAATTAATATAACAGAATTTTTACCTGGATATAAAATTTATACATCAGACGGTTCAGAATTGGTTGGCGGTATTGCAATTGACCCCGATAGAGTACAAAAATTTAAACTAAAAGCCATAAATGAAGTTCAAGGTTACGACCAAGAAATTCAAAAATGTTTAGATAGAAAAAATGAATTAGCTAAAGATTTTTATAAGCGTTTTAGCCGTTTTGTTCAAGAGGGAACTTGGAGTTCTACTAACTATACTAATTCCGACTTATATTACTTAGATGCGATGCAAGTAAGTAATGTATCTTCCAAACCAAAAATTAGCTATTCTATTGATGTAGTTGAAATTAGCGCATTAGAAGGATTTGAAAATTATAATTTTGATGTTGGAGACAGAACTTGGATTGAAGATGAAGAGTTTTTTGGTTGGAATCCATTACTACAAGCTCCAATTAAAGAAGAAGTAATTGTGTCTGAGGTCGAGTGGCACTTAGATGAACCACAAGACAATACTGTTACAATTCAAAACTATAAAACTCAATTTGAAGATTTATTTCAGCGAATTAATGCTACAGTTCAAATGGCGCAATATAATGAAGTTTCTTTTGCTAAGACAAGTTCTATTGTTAATATTGATGGAGCCTTAAGGCAAGAAATATTAATTAATGCTTTGAATGATGTAGCAGGTCAAAAATATAATTTAGCAAGTGATGGTTCGATATATGTTGAAGGAGACAATATATATGTTCAAAATTTGCTTAATCCTCGTAATCGTGTTATAATTAATAGTGAAGGAATCCGCGTCTCTGACGATGGCGGTGTAACTTGGACCACCGCAGTGAGCGGCCGCGGTGTAAACGCAGGAACAATTTATACTGGTTCAATTAACACTGATGAAGTTGTAATTGGTGGAGCTAGTAATCCAGCATTTCGTTGGGATAAATATGGTTTAAGTGCGTATAGAAGCGACAAAGAAGGCGTATATGATTTAAAATCATATGTACGTTTTGACGAGTACGGTTTATACGGTATAAAAGATGGTGCTGATTTTAGAGCTGTAGACTTAGCAGATATAGAAAGAAAAGCACATTTTGGTCTTACTTGGAATGGTTTTTTCATTAAAAACTCTTACACAGATGGTAGGGTTGAAATTACTTCTGATAACGATTTTAGAGTTATACAGACAGTTGACGAAGAAGAACATGAGCGTATCAAAATAGGTGCTTTAGATTTTGACGAGGATGGAAATCCTATAAGATATGGAATTAATATTAATCGTACCGTTTGGAATGAAGAATTACAAAAATTTGAAGATAAGCCTGCTTTTACTACTGGAAACGATGGTAATATTACAATTACTGGTACTATCAATGCATTAGGCGGTAATTTTTCCGAATTAGTAACTGTTGGTAAGCAAGACGGTGATAATCCGCCACCTTGGATTAATATTGATGGTGCTAATGCTGTAATAGGTAGCTCAAATTATGGCGCAACTACAGGCTGGTCTATTGAGGCAGACGGTTCTGCTACTTTTAATAACGTTTCAGTACGTGGAGCAATTAAAACTGCCACTTTTGAATATGCTGAGATTCAAGCTGTGGGTGGAGCATTTTTATTCCGTCCTAGCAGTGCTATTACTGCGGCTGAAGTTGTCGAAGTTGAAGAGACCGGCGCGCCTACGAGATATGACTTAATAGTAAGTGTAGAAAAGATTAGACTATTTAATGTAAATGACTGGTGTAAAATTAGTAATTATTCAGATAATCCAGCCACAATAGAAGAATTAACTAGCTTAGGTTTAAAACATATTTATCCAATTACCAGAATTGAAAATGAGCAAATTATTTTTGAAAATGTAGATAGCTCACTCTATGACAATCAACATTTGTTAGTGGGTGGCTGCCTAATTTCAATGGGTCATTATGAAAATGGAATAACTACACAAAACTATGGAATTGGAATTAATAGTTCTGATAATTATGTGAATTTACCAAGAAGAGCTATTAGTTTATTTGAAACTGAAGTACGGCCAACAGATGAAGCTAAAGTTAGTTATCAAATGCGAGGTATTTTAGGAACTTTACCTCAGGCTGAAACTTTAAACTTTACCGCTGGTTCGCTTTACGAGCAACATATGGAGAATACCCAAGGTATATATACAGACAATATGTACATTGGTAATGAAGACCAGTATATTACTTTTTATACAGACCAAAATGATAATAAAAAACATTTAAAGATTAGTGCTAGAGATATAGTTTATGAAGTAAAAGATGGTCAAGAAATTAGTTGGAATGAGCATATTGAAAATATTGCTGATGAAGAGGTAGGTAAAGAGTTTGATAATAGATTAAAATATTTCTGGCAAAACTTAGAGGGTACTCCAACATATCCTGCCGGTACTTATATGGCGGGCGGTCTTGAAAAAGAAGAGCCACCAGTTATTTTCGATAAAACAAAAGTAGAGACTTATGGTTATAATACTTTTATGGATAATACTTCTTTAAACTTTAGATATAATGATGAAGTATTAACAAAAATTGGTAAAGATGGTATTATATTAGGCGATCAAGCTGCTTTACATTTACAAATTACATCTGATAAAATTGCCTTTTTAAATGGGCAAGACACAGAGCCAGTAAGTTATATTGAGAGTAATAAATTATACATACCATACTCAGTTGTGCTTAATGAAATGCAAATGGGTGAAGAAATAGTTGAAGACCCTGTTACCGGCGAGGACATAAAAACTCCTTTATGGGCTTGGAAAACAATGCCAGATAGACACTTAAGATTAGTATGGTTAGGTAAAGAAACGGAGGAAAACAATGACTAATTACATAAGTGGAGATTATAGATATAAATATGAGCCTGGCAGTGGAGTCGCCGCGATAGAGGCTATAGATAAGACTAAAACCTCTTATGGAACTATTCAAAGCCCTATCAGTATTGAAGGACAATCATATGTTGTTACTGATATGTCATATTGTTTTGAGGGATGCGCAAAAATGACCGCGTGTCCCTCAATACCAGATACAGTTACAAATTTAGCACATTGTTTTAATGGATGTCTAAATTTAGCGCGTATTACGGCTCTACCAACTGGAGTTACTAATATGATTTCTTGCTTTGAAAGTTGCTCAAGTTTGGTAAAGGTGCCAGAATTACCTCAAACCGTTACTGAAGTACACGATTGTTTTTGGGGATGTACGTCGTTAGTAGAAGCACCAAATGTCGCGGCAATTGCTGCGACAGACGTAAGTTATCTGTTTTGTAACTGTACGAGTTTAAAATCAGGACCGGATTCTTTTCCAATAGAATTGCCGCCGAATGGTACTAACATGGAGGCTTGTTTCTTTGGGTGTGAATCTTTGGTTAAAGCTCCAGTTATTTTTGACCAGTATGATAATATAATGTATGGTTTTTACGGATGTACTTCGTTGAAAGGTGGATTATATGTAGCCAGCAATCCTACTTATTATACGAATATATTTGGAGAAACTGTTGAAGATATATGTATTATTGATTGGTCTGCAGAAGATGATTCTATTTGGCCGGATTTAGTTGGTGGAAATATTTTTTACGAAAAAGATGTCGCGGGCAACCTTACGGTATATAGTGATTATATATATAACAGTGCAGATAATTCAATTTATGTATATAATAAAAATAAAACAGTTTATGATTCGTTTGATGTGGTTGAACGAACTTTTACAAGTTTAGAAAACTGTTTTAAAGATTGCATTAATCTACAATCTGTAATAAATATACCAGATGGAATTACCAACTTAAAAAATTGTTTTTCAGGCTGTACGTCAGTGGGTGGTACAATGCAAGTACCCAATAATATAACGGCTGCAAATGTTAGTGGTATATTTGATGATACGGTAGAAGATATATATCTATGGTATTATGGTGATTCAACAGTATGGCATACGGTTGCAGATTTATATTCTAATGTTCATATTGAATTGCCAAGCGATGGTTTCGATGAAGGAGATTATCATTATACGTTTGAGGATAATTATACCCTTTCATGCTATGCGATAGATAAAACAAAAACAACATATGGTGCATTTACTATTACTTTTGCAATTAATGGATATACTTATACAACAACTGATTTATCAAATTGTTTTGATAATTGTAAAAGTATGATTTCTTCTCCAGTGATTCCATCTACAATTACCAACATAGATGAATGTTATAAAAACTGTGAATCGTTAGCAGGTAATATCACAGTTTCAACTTATTCTTTAAATAGTGCAGATAATGTATTTGTCGGTACTGCAAGACCTATATTTATAATACGTAGTGACTCAAGTGGTAGTCCTACTTCCTGGCGCGCGGTTGCAAGTCAGTTCTCAAATGTACATTTTGAAACTGACGATGTGGGTTCTCCCAAAGTTGAAGCTATTACTTTGCAAATTGGTGTTGGTACTGGAGATACCTGGTATTATGATTCTGAAGGACACAGCTTACAAGTTAAGGTTAGTATTACCGTAGATACAAATAATTTGCCGGTTGGCTATACGAATGGTTTAGAAAATAACGCACCGGTTATAAAAATTGAAGATGTAGTTTATGCTTCTACAGATTGGTCTAAGATTAATAATATATATACTGGCTATGTAGCTATAACAGATTCAATAAAAGAAAAAACTAGAACTGTCACAGTTGAAGCTACTGATTTATATGGTAATTCACACTCAAATACTGCACAGTTAGAAAGTATTTTCGTAATGCTGGATTTTAAAGATGGTGGTAAGGGTATGGCTATTGGCCGTGTAGCAATAAGAAATGGCTTAACCATACAAATTCCTACTGCTATTGGTAATGGATTAAAACCGCCTACAACCGCGAGCGGAGATGTAGATTTAAATAATTTCCAGTTAGTTATTGGTAATTATAATGAAGAGATTGCAGATGCAGACTTTGTCGTAGGTAGTGGTACTGGAAATAATAGTCGTAGAAATTCTTTCGTGGTAAAGGGTGGTGGTATATATTGTTATGATGAGATTAAGACACCAGTAATGGCAATTAATACAGCCAATAATTATCCAACTCGCGAGGAGTTTGAAAGAGATGATATAGATGGAAACTACAATACTACAATTACAAATATTACATTACCAACAAGTGGAGAGATACGTTATTATTTAACTTATATTAATATTGGTCATTATGTATTAACCGAAGATACAGAGGCAATTGAGGGGAAAACATATTATTCTAAATCTGAAAACGTATATACGCCAGTTACAGATTTGGAACCAACAGATAATCCTCAAGAATTAGGTCTATATGAATTAATGGTTATACCTAATACAACTAATGATATTACACACTCTTATTCTACCTTTAATACGCCAACATATTTTGATTTAACCGCGGGAACATCAGCTGTTTCCATAGGCACACTTACTGTAACTCCTAATTTAAATTCTATTAATTTAACGATAAGTTTTGATACTTCATATGTGATATTTTATAACTTAAATGTGAATTATCCAGTAATAAATGAAAATTATGTATCATATGCTTTTGGTAAATATTTAAATGTTAATCAAGAATTACAATTTGTAACTGGAATTTATAATAAAAACAATGCATTAAATGTATTAGAAATTGGTAACGGAACCTCTGACAGTGCTCGCTCCAACGCTCTAACAGTAGATTGGTCTGGCAACACAGACATAGCAGGTAAACTTCGCCCTATGGGCAATACACAACGAACAGGCGTAAGTTATATTGCAGGAGCTAGGGGCGACGCAGCTCTTATATATCAACCTCACACCACAAGTAATAGATGGACGCCTGTATTAGTTCAGCAGACAAAAGGTGGCGGCTCTTGGCAAATTGGAAACTATGATACTGAAAGTTTAGTTTTTCTGTATTGCACAAAGGCTAATATTGACTCGCAGACCAATACGGTAACAAAGTCCATAGTCTTCGCCACTGATGGAATTAGTGCCGATAGTATCGCCAATCTTCCTGCAAGTAAGATAACAAGCGGTACATTTAGTGCAGACAGAATACCAAGTCTCAATGCAAGTAAGATAAACGCTGGAACATTTGATGCTGCAAGAATACCAAGTCTCAACGCAAGTAAGATAAACGCTGGAACATTTGATGCTGCAAGAATACCAAGTCTTGACGCAGGGAAGATAGGTTCTGGAACACTCGCAGACGCTAGAATACCAGCTGGCATATTGAGGAAAACTGAGCTGGTGGCGACAGAACACTCTCTAAAAACAGATGTTAATGTTACTGCAAATTCGTACGTTTCGTTCACCGCAAAAGTGTCAAAGAGTGGGTATTATCCTCTGGGCGTTGTCGGATGGCGATGTGCTAACGGTAATGGTAGCGGAAGCTCATACGCTTTGCCATTCATCTTGAGGATATATAGTGCTAGTAGTGGAAGCGCAACTGTCTCAGTTAGTTTAAGAGCTCCAGGCGGAGCTGTAAACAATTGTACATTCTACGCAACTATATTATGGCGTAAGGAATAATAAGGAGGGCTTATGAATAACGAATTAAAAACAATACATGATTATTTAATGCGAATAGAAGTAAAAGGCGATAGTGCTATATATTTAGCTGAAACTCTGGTCAGAATAAGACGTGTTATTCAAGAATTTGAAACTTCTACGGACGAACCACAGACTACTGAGTTATCATGATTTACTTAGCACTAGCATACATAGTTGTATTTGGCGCACTTTTATTATCAAACTAACCTTAAAAAGACCACACAATTGTGGTCTTTTTAAATTTCCAAAAAAATTCAACTTTTTGACTCAAAAAAGTTTAACCTATTCTTCCAAAACCCACTTCTAAGTGTAGACAAGAGTTCTACAATACAAACGGCTTGGCTCACAACATATACACATACCCTGAGCCAAGCCTCCCTTCCTTAATTTTTGTCTCAAAAAAGGAGACCTAATCAATGTCTTATATCCCATACAACCCGAATCCCAAAAAACTCTCAGTTGGCGATTGCACAATCCGCGCTATTTCTTGTGCGCTAAATTATTCTTGGAAAAAAACTTATTTGTCTCTTGTCATCCAAGGCTTCCTTATGTATGATATGCCTTCAGCCAACAGAGTTTGGGGAGAATTTTTAAAATCAAAAGGTTTTAAAAAATTTCAAATACCAGATACGTGTCCAGATTGTTATACAATTAGAGATTTTTGTTATGAAAATCCAGTTGGTACGTTTATTCTCGGCACAGGAGAACACGTAGTTTGCGTCATAGATGGAGACTACTACGACTCCTGGGATTCGGGGTATGAGATACCTATCTACTATTTTACAAGGAGATATATATAAATGGCTACGAATTACAATTCTTATTTTCCGCAGACGTATACGCAGATGCCATACGTTTACGGCGGCGGTGCGGTCGCACCCTCGACGTCAACTGCGCCAGTTTCAAATCAAGGTTCTACAAGCTTTATAAATTGGGTACAAGGTGAGGCGGGCGCCAAATCAATCAATGTACCGGCGGGCCAGACAGTTTTATTAATGGATTCAGAAACAAATGTATTCTATGTAAAATCATCTGATGTGTCTGGTTTTCCACTTCCTATACGTACATTCAAATACGAAGAGATATCCCAGGACGCGACCGAGGACGGCCCGCCGCCCTCAACGTATGTCACAAAGGAAGAACTCGACGAACGCCTTACTGAACTCACATCTAAAATAAAGGAGGGTAAATCAAATGGGAAATTCGATATATAATGATTTTAACCCTTCTAATTTTTCTAATTTCTTAAATCAATTCAATCAATTCCGTTCTACTTTTTCTGGTAACCCCAAGCAACAAGTACAACAGCTAATACAAAGTGGGCGTATGAGCCAACAACAATTCAATCAACTTTCACAACAAGCGACTCAACTACGTCAACTTTTTAAATAGGGCTGTATTGTAAATCTTGTCTACCATTAATTATTTCAATCTAATAAAAGGAGGTAGACAATATGTCTTTAACAGAAGGAATGAGTGCTGCTGATATCGCTGCAGTAACTCGAAATGATGGATTCGGCGGATTCGGCGGAGATGGAGCCTGGTAGATAACTGCCACTTTATGGGGTGACTCATATTGAAAAATCGCGGAATTAAGCGGGAAGGCTGAGATGCTAATCCGAACCGAAGGCTATAGGTAAAATTATAGTCAGGGGCAACGCATAGGTTCTGAAACTCAATAGAGAATATAATGAACCCACGAGGCCGCGATAACTTTTAGAAATTGACATTTTAATTAAATTATGATATAATATAATTGGAGATAAATTAAGATGTTAATATGGAGTATTTTATGCAAAAAGGAAAATTTTATACGGTTGATGATTACGACATTACTTATAATGGAGAAATAATCAATAAGCATAACGGACACGTTTTAAAAGGACAACCTAATTCAAAAGGATATTTAAGAGTTACCATTGGTAAAAAAATGATGTTTATTCATCGCTTAGTCGCTGAAAAGTGGGTGCCTAATCCAGAACATAAAGAACAGGTGAACCACAAAGATGGTAATAAATTAAACAATTGTGCTGACAATCTTGAATGGGTTAATAATCAAGAGAATCGTAATCATGCTGTTGAAGAATTTTTACATCTTCAAGGCGAGGATTGTTCTTATTCTAAATTAGACTGGAATAAGGTAGAATATATTAGAAGTAATCCAGATAATCTTTTGCATAGAGAACTCGCTGAAATGTTTGGAGTGGCAAGAACCACTATAGGTGATGTTGTTAATTATCGCACCTGGAAAAAGAAACCTAAAAGTTAAAAAGGTATGCTGAACTATTACGAATATGAAGTAATAGAAGTAAAAGATAAAAAACTTTTACGATAACAATTTGGGTTAATCGTTCTTTTCTTATTCATGTTCAATGGATGGGGCGGATACGGCTACGGTGGCGGAATGAATGGCGGAGTTGGTTCCGAAGTACAACGTGGTTTTGACCAGAGCGCAATCATGGGCGGATTAAGTGGCATCCAAGCAGGACTTACTAATGGTTTTGTAGATACTGCGGCCGCACTCTGCAACGGTTTTGCGGGCGTTAATGCCGGAATCGCAAATGGTTTTGCACAGGCTGAAATTGCAAACAACGCAAGACAAATCGCTGATATGCAGACTAACTTCGGACTTCAATCTCAACTGGCTCAGTGCTGCTGCGAGAACAGATTAGCAAGTGCTGATTTAAAGTATACTATCGCAACAGAAAACTGTGCTGATAGAACTGCTTTATCGGATGCACTGAGAGATGTTCTTGAATCTCAAAACGCAGGAGTACAGAGAATACTCGACACAATGTGCCAGGATAAGATTGATGCGAAGAATGAAAAAATCGCAGACCTTGAGCGTCAGCTTACAATGGCTAGTATCGCTGCTTCACAAGGCGCGCAGACTGCTGCTATTATCGCTAACAACGAGGCTCAAACAACTGCTCTGGAACAATATCTCGCACCAGTACCACGTCCAGCTTATATCGTAGACAATCCTAATGGTTGCAACTGCAATACTTGTGGCTGTGCATTTTAGGAGGTAGTTTTATGGCAGAATATTTAGCTAATGCAGTACAAACGGTTGAACTTAATCAGCCTATTGTTTTTACGGCTTCTATTCCTTGTGTTCGTGGAAATGTAGTCCACGAAGACGAGACAGGAATTTTTATTCTCAGAGGTAATTCTACAAATTGTTTTGCAAGATACCAAGTTACTTTTAACGGAAATATCGCACTTCCTACTGGCGGTACAGTCGGGCCAATTGCAGTTGCTATTGCGACCAACGGAGAGGCTAGACCTACTTCCCGCGCGATTGTGACCCCGGCCGCGGTAGAAGAATATAACAACGTTACAAGCACAGCGATTATAACTGTGCCAAGAGGTTGTTGTTATAGCTTAAGCGTTAGGGCGGTTAGTGGTGTGACTGAAGATGGTGATACACCAGCGCCTGCGATTGACGTTATAAATTCTAATTTGGTAATTACAAGAATTGCATAGGAGGTGTGTAATGGAAAAGAAAACTATGGATACTCTCCGTGCGATGATTTGTGGAGAGTTGGAAGATATTGCAAAGAAAGGTGTTTTATCGCATGAAGCTTTGGATATTACGAAAGACTTACTTGATGCTTATAAGAATATTGAGAAGATTGAGAAATATATCAAAGAGAAGGAAAGCGAATGGGATATGGGATATAGTCAGAGGAAGTATTATATAGATGCTGATTATAATCCTTATGGACAGAACTCATATCGTGGACCAATGAATTATGATATGTCTTACGCACGTGGCGGCCAGTCGTATCCAAGCGGAAACTCATATATGTATCCTATGTATATGAATCAGGGATATGCGCGCACTGGCTCTCCTCATGAAATGGTTGAGGAGCTAAGGGGTATGATGCATGAGACTACAGACCCAACGGTTAAATCTGCTATTTCGGAAGCCATTAAGAAGGTGGAGAAGTAGGGTAAGAAAGGCGGAGAAATCCGTCTTTTTTATTGGAAGGAGAAGAGTGGAGTGAGAGGTTGAATTTTCTACTTTTATTATGGAGATTATATAAAAATTTTGGGCTGTATTGGAAATATGGCAGAGGTGATATATGGGAGAAATTTTAAGAAAAGACCAGACAATTGAGAAAATGATTGTGGAAAGGACGATTAGTTATTATGAGAATGATAGGTTGAAGTATTTGAGAGGTGGAGCTTTTTGTGGTTGTACTTCACTTTCTTTGATAAATCTACCCAATGTAAGTTATATAGGAGGTAGTGCTTTTGACGGATGCTATGCACTTGTTTCAGTAAATATACCAAATGCAGAATATATAGGTGAAGAAACTTTTAGATCTTGTGGTTTACTTACTTCAATAGATTTACCTAACGCAAGTTATATAGGAAATAATGCTTTTTATTATTGTAGTTCACTTACTTCAATAGATTTACCTAACGCAAGTTATATAGGAAATAATGCTTTTTATTATTGTAGTTCACTTACTTCGATGGATTTACCAAATGCAAGTTATATAGGAAGTAGTGCTTTTCAATATTGTTATTCACTTGCTTCAATAGATTTGTCAAATGCAAATTATATAGGAAGCTATGCTTTTTACTGGTGTTCTTCACTTACTTCAATAGATTTACCTAATGTAAGTTATATCGAAAATTATACTTTTAGATATTGTGATAAATTAATTAGTCTATATCTTGGTAGTATATCAGTCGTTTCACTCACACATTCAAATGCATTTACTTCAACTCCAATTGCAGGATATACATCTTATACAAGTGGAATATATGGAAGTATTTACGTACCAGCATCATTATATAACGATTACCTAATTGCACGAAACTGGTCTTATTTTTCATCTCGTTTTATAAGTATTTAAAAAGGAGAAAACACTATGAGTCAAATAAATAGAAAACGAGGATATAAAGAAGAAGAAATATTAAACGGCGCATTAGTATTTTATAAAAATATACAAATAACAAAAGTAGGAAGTAATGCTTTTAAATATTGTTCTTCACTTACTTCAATAGATTTGCCTAATGTAAATTATGTGGGAAGTAGCGCTTTTGCAAATTGTTATTCACTTACCTCAATAAATTTACCAAAAGCAAGTCATATAGGAAATAATGCTTTTTATTATTGTCAGTCACTTACTTCAATAAATTTACCTAATGTAAGTTATATAGGAAATAATGCTTTTTGTTATTGTTTGTCACTTACTTCAATAAATTTACCAAAAGCAAGTCATATAGGAAGTTATGCTTTTTATTATTGTGAGTCACTTACTTCGATGAATTTACCAAATGTAAATTATATAGAAAGTAGTGCTTTTCATCGTTGTAATTCACTTACTTCAATAAATTTACCAAAAGCAAGTTATATAGGAAGTTACGCTTTTAATTATTGCTATAGATTACTCAGTCTATATCTTGGTAGTATATCAATTGTTTCACTTCCATATTCTAACACATTTAGCTTCACTCCAATTGCGGATTATACTACTTTTACAAGTGGAATATATGGAAGTATCTACGTACCAGCATCACTATACAGCGATTACCTAATCGCAGAAAACTGGTCATACTATTCATCTCGTTTTGTATCAATCTAAAAATTTGACAAAACTTCTAACCTATGATATAATTAAATAGTAAAGAGTACACACTCAAAGGAGAAAACATATGAAACTACAAATCCTAATCCCGCAATATAACGAAACAGATGAAATAGTAAAACCCCTTCTCGATTCAATCGCACTTCAACAATGCATTGACTTCGACGAAATCGGTGTTATAATCTGTAACGATGGAAGTGATATTCACCTTTCAAACGAATTACTCACTTCCTATCCATACAAAATCGAATATCACCTCTGCGAGCACAACGGCGTTTCTGCCACGCGCAATGAATGTCTTGACCGCGCGACCGCTGAATACGTAATGTTCTGCGATGCAGATGATATGTTTTACAATATGTGCGGTCTCTGGATACTCTTTCGCGAAATGGATATGGGGACTTTCGATAGCCTCATATCCGTCTTTGTCGAAGAAACCAAAGATTTCACCACTGGCGCGCACGTCTACATTAATCGCGACATGGACCAAACCTTTGTCCATGGTAAAGTTCACAGACTTCAGTACCTACGTAGTAAAAAAATACGTTGGAATCCAGACCTCACAATTCACGAAGATAGTTTTTTCAACATTCAATGCGTAAGTTTATCTCAAAACGTAAAATACTGTCAAACACCATTCTATCTTTGGAAATGGCGTGATGATAGCGTATGCAGACATGACCCTAAATATCTTCTACGCACATATCGCAACATGATAGACAGCAACGACGCATTAATTCAAGAGTTACGCAAAAAGAAAGCCCAAGATAAAGCTATGTACTATATCATATTTATGATATATGACGCATATTATACAATGAATAAACCTGAGTGGATTAACCAAGAAAACCAAGAATACAGACAGTTAACCGAACAAAGATTTAGTGAATACTACAAAAAATACAAAAAAGACTGGGAAAGTTTTCCATCTGCAGAAAAAACTCAAATATCTCAAGGCATCCGTGGCCGCAGTATAATGGAAGGTATGCAAATGGAAAATATGACCATAAACGAATGGCTTGAAGAAGTCGAAAATATGTAAACAAAATTTGACGAATTAAATATCTTTATGATATAATATATGTAGTAAGATGAAGACTTTCATGTATTATATAGTCTATTACATTTAAAATTAACTGTTAGTTATTTTCGTGGCAACAAGTTTTCTTGTTTATTAGTAATATTACTATATAAGTTATTTCTTTTTTAAATAGGAGACAAAACATGAAAGTTCAAACACTAAACGCTTACTACAACTTATATGAGTTCCATCACTATATTGACAACATCGACGATGATGATTTGGTTAATATAGTAGAACTCATAATTGAATCCGACGACATGAGTTCTATTGAAACAGACTTTTCAAACACTTTTGCAATTGAAACTACTAACCAGTCTTATATCTTCTCACATTATGAAGTGTCAGAATACTATGCAGTCGGAGAAAATTCAATTAAGGTTATTTGTATTAAATAACCATCTGCCGAACAGATATGCAAATATCTGTTCTTTTTTTGGCAAAATTTACGCTCGGCCGCCGAATACAATCAACTTCTTATAATAATTTCTGTAAAAATCTACTTAATTAAGGAGAAGATATATTTTTTATGTAAATGGAGGTACATATGAATAACGGAACAAAAATTAGAACAATACTTGTTATTGCATCCTGTCTCAATACTGCTCTTCTTGCTACAGATGTAGCACAGTTTGGCAACGAGACAGTTAATCTTATCTATCAAATTCTTTCTGTACTTGCAAACTTTGTAATTGTATTCTGCGCCACATGGTTTAACAATGACTACACAGAAGAGGCTTGTATTGGTACGGGAGTAACTCGTCAGCTTAAAGCTGAAAGCAAAGACAACTATGTAGGCGATTATTTTTATCAAGACGATGAATATGCAGAGTTTGATAATGAAAATATGGAGGAAACAATAGATGAATAAGGCTTTATATAAACAAGCCGATTCCCGTTGGGGTTCTAAACCTTACCCAACGAAAGCTTCATCTTTTGCTGGCAACGGGTGCGGCTGCTGTGCTTGTACGCATCTTATTATTGAGCAAGATAAATATAAAAATTATACACCGGAAAATATTCGTCCCTGGATGGTTAAACAAGGATTTGCCTATGTTAACCAAGGTACAACCTGGAATGGTATTAAGTTAACTCTTGAACATTACGGCTATAAAGTTGTTCATATTGGAATAAACGACCCAATGACTAAAGCTTGGACAGAATTAAATAAGGGTAATCGTATGGGAATTATTCTTTTCCTTGGCGGAAAAGGACCAGATGGTACAATTTGGACTATGGGTGGTCACTATGTTGCTTTTACAGATTATTATGTAAAAAATGGAAAGCATTATTTCTATACTAAAGATAGTGGCTCACGCAATCGCGATTCTGCAAAAAATGGTTATTATACTTATGAAGGTTCGATGAAGGGCTTAATTTACCAAATGTGGATTGTAGAAAAGCCAAAAGCTATAGCAACTTCTGCAACAAAAGTTACAACCAATACTTCTTCTTCTGTGACGGGAGTATTTGATAAGACAAATGTAAAAGCCTTACAAAAACTTTTCGGTACAACTCAAGATGGAATCATTAGTGGACAATTGGCTTCTTTAAAACAATATCACAAAGGTTTTAAAAATTGTATTAAATATGGAACGGGTGGTTCTGCGCTTGTTAAGGCGATTCAGAAATATTTAAATATGTCTGGACCAGACGGTTATCTTGGACCAAATACTATAAAAGCAATTCAAAAATTTGTAGGAACTACTGCTGATGGTATTTGGGGAGAATATACTTCTAAAGCTGTTCAAAACTGGATTATAAAAAATCCAACCTTACCTCAAAAAAAAACTAACACAACTAAAATAAAAGGTATGGATGTCAGCACTTGGCAAGGGAATATTAGCAAAGCCAATTTTGAAAAAGCCAAAGCATCTGGTATTGAATTTGTAATTTTAAGAATAGGTTATACTGGAAGTAAAACCAATAAACCTACGATAGATGACACTTTTGAAAATAATTATAAAAATGCTATCGCGGCGGGATTACCAGTTGGTATTTATTATTATTCATTAGCAACAACAGAAGCTAAAGCAAAAGAAGAGGCTAACTTTTGCATCTCTAAATTAAAAGGTAAAAAAATTACTTATCCAGTTTATATCGACGTAGAGGATCCTAGTAAGCAAGCAAAACAGTCTAAAGCTACTTTGGCGGCGGTGTGCAATGTATTTTGTAATACCATCAAAGCTGCAGGTTATAAGCCAGGTGTTTATGCTAGTTTAAGCTGGTTTAACGATAAGATTGGCAATATTACAGCAAATCATTCTAAATGGGTAGCTCAATATAATAAAACTTGTGATTACAAGGGTACATATGACATATGGCAATATAGTTCTTCTGAGGCTGTTCCAGGCATTGGTAATAAGGTTGATGTAAACTGGTGCTATAAGAAATTTTAAGGAGAAACATATGTTTGAAAAATTAACTAACTTATTGCGTGGTGTAAATATTACAGGCGCCGCGGCAGCTCCTAAAAAAAGCATTGATGACTTAGCTATTGAAGTAATTAATGGATTGTGGGGAGCTGGAGAGACAAGAAAAAAAGCTATTACACAGGCTGGGTATAACTATGATACAGTTCAAAATCGTGTTAATGAGCTTGTTAAAACAATGCAAACTAGAGTACAAGCTATGAAGCCCTGGTTTGATGCTTGTAAAACACAAGAACAATGGTCATATGATGCAAGATATAATTGGGGCAAATGGACACCAAGAAATATTGCCAAAAGTAAAGACTATGGCACTTGTATCACTTTCCCTAATGTTATTGCTATGCGCTGTAAATTAATCGCAGAACCCGCTCAACATATTTTAACTTCCTCCGGTTCAGACAAT